ATTCTTGCGGATGGAGGGTATGTCGGCCACCCCTTTGCCAAGGCCGTTGAAGAACTTCTGGGCGCCAAGGTTCAAATCGCCAAACGCAACCAGTTGCATACCTTTGCTGTCCTACCCCAGCGCTGGGTGGTTGAGCGGTCATTTGCCTGGATCGAAAAATGTAGGCGTTTGTGGAAGAACTGCGAGCGCAAACTCAACACAAGCTTGCAGTTCATACATCTTGCATTCCTGGCGCTTTTGCTCAAAAGATCGTGAACAGGTTCTAAGCGAATCAGATACAATTCGAGCCGTTCTTGCAAATCGAAATCTAGGCACGCGCCTTAAACAGGTCACTTGCACAACGGTGGACTCCTTCAAAGCGGTAATGCCACGTCAATACGCCGGAATTAGGTACGTTCACCTTGGTGGGCATGGGTCAAAGGCAGGTTTGGGCTTTATCGGGGGCGCAATCTCTTGGGTTGATATTGGCAAAAAACTAATTGCCATGTTCCCAACACTCCCAGAAGGCCAGCAGCGCGTTCTCACCCTTTCGTGCTGTTACTCACGCGATGGCGCAACTGCGCTGGCAAAAACCCTTAAAGGGCACTTCACAGCCATTTACCATTTCGTTCCAGAAAAAATTGGGTTCTCGACAGCAATCACAACGTGGAGCATGTTTTACCTTAAGAAGAAGCTCGTTCACCCGCACTCTGCCGTCAAAGACAGCATCAACAAATTCATGGGCGAAGACATCCTGCGCTTTGTTCCAGTCTAACATGGCGCTCAAGGTAATATAAAGAAGCCCCGTTTTAGTGAGGTATGCCTTCCGAGTAATCAGATCAAAAACTAGCACCGTGGCGGCTAATATCACAATCCACCGAACCTCTGGCAAGCTATGCTTGTCAGAGGTTCGGTGATTTTCATCGTTAAATGTCCGCTTTTCAAGAATCTGATCGCCCACAACGGATCGAAGTAGGCATTGGACAGTCACTTCGCCCCTACTTCTTGAGCGATGCTAAAATCGCGCCATACGCGGTGTACATAGTGCGAGAGGCAAATATCAGCCCTACGCCGTGTTTTGCATTAGCACATTGAAGGGGGAAACACCTGTGGGTTTGCAAGAGGGACTAGAGCGAGTACTCCATGCGTATCTGGCAGCTAGCCAAGAAAGCTTTACTAAACATGAACCAGCAAACTTCATTCGAGGAGAATTACGCGATATCGTCGCCCGCACGGTCGGCGAGGACGAACGCCTCGTTTTTAAGGGCAGTGCGGGCCAAGGCAATTGGGCACGCGGTCCTTGGATAGGAATTTTTGACAAGCTCGTCACTGGCGGAGCGCAAAGCGGCTATTACCCAGTCTATCTGTTTCGCGAAGATATGACAGGAATATACCTTAGCCTCAATCAAGGAATGACAGAAGCGAAGAAAATCTATAAATCTGACGCCAAGACTGCATTGCAATCGCGCTCAGCCAACTTCCGTGCCATGCTTGGCAAGGATATCGGTGACTTTCGAGACTTCAGCATCGATTTGCGTCCCTCCGAACCCAATAATGATACGGCCTTCTACGAGGCAGGGAATATTTGTGCCAAGTTTTATCCCTTGGGACACCTCCCAAACGACACTCAACTGACGACGGATCTCACAAATATAGTCCAACTGTATAAAAGCCTTGTTCAGGGTGAAACCAGTAGCGAAGTGAGCAATACAGCCCCGGAGGGGGATGAACCGCCACAACTAGCATACGAAGATGCCACACGTTTTCGTATGCACAAACGCATCGAACGTAACGCAAGTCTAGCCAAAGCGGCAAAAAAACATCATGGTTATACTTGCCGAGTATGTAAAACCAACTTTGAAGCACGTTACGGGGAAATCGGTAAAGAATATATTGAAGCTCATCACCTTCAACCTCTAGCTTCAATCAAGGGAAAGAAGGTTGCAATGAATCCCGCAACAGACTTCGTGGTACTTTGCTCAAACTGCCATCGGATGATTCATCGTTCTGGCTGCGTCGATGACATAGAATTATTTATAAAGCTGCATTTCCTGGGCTAACCGAACAGTCTCATTTTTGACCTATTGGAATTTTCAACAAACAGCGATCCACGTGCTTGCGACTCAAACCAGGCTCCATTATGACAAAGCCGCCCGCAGGCGGCTTTGTCATATCTACGTCCCCTCCCCTGCTACGCCGCCAACCGCTGCCGCGCTACCTGAGCGTACTCGGCGGATAGCTCACAGCCCAGCCACTGGTAGCCTTCCTGCGCGGCTGCCACCAAGGTGGTGCCACTCCCGGCAAACGGATCAAGGATCACCCCGCCGGGCTGGCAGATTTTTACGAGGGAACGCATCAGTTCGGTGGGCTTGCCGGTAGTGTGGTGTTTGTCTGCTGCCTTGATGCTCACCCGGTACACCCCAGGCAATACGCCCACACCACGTTGCAAAGGCATGTCGCCCTTGCTGCCCCATACCACGTATTCAGCCTGCTGGCGGAATCGCCCAGGCTGGGGGCGTACCCCCTCGGTCTTGTCCCATACGGTAATGCCGCGCCACAGGAAGCCTGCCCCTTGCAGGGCATCGGTGGTGGTCGGCAACTGGCGCCAGTCACTGAAGAGGCAGACCGGCGCGCCGGGTTTCAACACCCGGTAGCATTCGGATAACCACAACAGGCTCCAATGTAGATGGGATCGCTGATCGCGGTGGTCGCCCAGGAACTCCGGGTAACTTGCACCATTGGAACCCAGGTATTTTTTGGATGTGACGGCCTGCTTGGCGCTGATGTGCAGCCCTCCGCTTGAGTAGGGCGGATCGGTGATCAGGGCATCGGCGCTGTGGTCTGGCAGGGCCGCCAGAAACTTGAGGCAGTCCCCTTGTTGCAGGGTATTCAATGGCATTGATTGGGTTTGTTTCTTCATGGGCGTTTCTCTTGTTTAGACTTATGGTGTTGCATTGGTGGCCAAGGCATAGGGCGTGAAGCTCACGACCTCTTCCCCCAGCCAATCGTTTATTTCAAGCATGCGGGATTGCAGCGGGGCCACCTCATTGGCGGCAAACACGGCGGCGGCCTGGGCGGCATCCCCAAATCCCCCTGTGTTGTGCGGGATGATGCCAAGAAGCTGCGGCGGTACGCGGTGGGCGGCCAACTGGTCGTCACGCGTCACGTTCTTGATGTGCAGGAATTCATCTTTGGCGGCGACCTCTGAGACGGGCAGCAGTTGCAGGCCGTCTTTCTTGCCGCCAGGGGCGTACATGAAGAGGTTCCTGAAGTTGCCCGGCCCTTTTGAATTCCTCAAGGCTTCGCGCAGGTTGTCGACATCCTTCTGATTGTGCGCGGGGTCGGTCATGTAGAAAATGAACCCGGCATGCGAGCCGTTGAGGTAATACTTGCGCCTAAAAAGTGTGGCCGACTCATTGAGCAATACACTACTCATGGCCGCGAGGTATTCCGGCAGGCCATAAACTTCCTGGTTGATATCCGGCTCCATCAAGTGAAACACTTCACCGGGGGCGAATGCATGATCCAGTTGGCCAGCCCGCAAAAAGTAGTAGGTTTCCAAGTCCAGCCCACGCCGGGTGTATTTGGCCAAACTGGTCTTCAGTTGCAGCGTGCCGCCCAGGCGGTTACTGATACGCTCCATATAGGCATTGCCAAAGGTCAGGTAATCCAGCACAAAGCGGCTGAACTCTGCCCGGCTCAATAGCTTGTGTGGCTGAAATGTGCTGACAAGGATGTTGCGCTTCACGTACATGGGGCTGGCGTGATGCACCGTGGCCCTAAAGACCTGGGCCAGTGCATGCATGGAAATGGGCGGCTCATACCACTTGCCATTGCCGACGCATTCCAGATAATCAAACAGCTCGCGCCGGTCCAGTACCGGGAGCGGATCGCCAAAGCTGAAGGCGCCCCACTCGCCAGAAGAGAGCGGGCGGGTGTCCGGCAGGCCGTTGGCGCTCAGGTGTTCGGCTGTGTGGGGGTGGCTGGCTTGGCTGGTATTGCCTGTGTTGCCGGTTTGTTGGGTGCGGCCCCGTTTCTTGCTCATCCAAAAATCTCCATAAATCCGGTGTTGGTGGTCGTCGCCCCTTCAAGGGGTTCATTGAGTAATGCATGCAGGCAGGCCCAGGCCAGATCGGCGTGGCTCGTCTCTTCACTGCGCCCGGCTTCAAAAGTGATTTGTCGCCCGCTGGCGGTGGTGGTCTTCTTGATGGCCATGAAGGCGGCGGCCAGATCCGTCCAGCCCGCGTCAAACTCAAGGCGCCCGCGCTCAATGATGTTCAAGGCCTTCAAAACCATGCGCACCTTCAAGTCGGGCGAGTAATTGAGGCCCACCGCCATGGGGAAGAACTGGCGAACGAGTTGATACACGCCCTGCCCCAGGCCGGTGGTATCAATGGCGATGTGCTGCACGTTATAGGTGTGGGTCAGCAGTTCGATACGCTTGGCCTGCTCCTCAAAATCCAGCCCCTGGAACTGCATACGATCCAGCACGCGAAACTTGCCACCGGCTACCACAGGGGGCGCGATCACCACCAGCCCAGCACTGTCCCCCGTGTGGCTGGGGTCGTAACCGATCCAGACCGGGCGGTCGGCAAAGGGCCGGGCATGGAAGGGGCGGAAGTCTTCCCACACCTCCCAGGAGTCCACCATGCAGCGCTGCAGCAGTGAGAGCGGAAAGACTGAGCGGCCATCATCAATGAACTGGCACATGAAAAGCTGCAGGAACTCTTCCGGCGAATACTCCAAGCGCAATTGCTGGATATCGAAAAGATCACAGCCACTGGCCGCAGCATCCAGAATCGTGACGATCTGGCGCCATTGGCCATCCTCGCAATGTCGACCACCCGCTAAAGCCTCATGGCGGATATCCAGCTCGATCTGCTCAGACTTGGGCCGCCCCTTGTTGAAGAGTGTGCCTGCCCAAAACGGATAGGCTTCATGGGTCAAGGTCGACGGTGTAGAAAAGTAGGTCTGGCGCCAGCGCTTCTGGCTCGCCATGCCGCTGGCCACCTTGCGAAGGTCGCGGAATTTCTGAATCCAGAAATACTCATCAAGGTAGAGGTTGCCGTGGTAGCTCTGCGCCGTGCGGCTGTTCGTGCCCAGGAAGATCAATTCCGCTTCGTTCGGTAGCAGGATCTTCTCGCCGCGCAGTTCCACATCCGCCGTGGTGCGGGCGAACTCTTGGATGTAGCTCTTGAACTGGTGGGCTTGCGCTTTGCTCGCAGACAGGAATATCTGATTGCGCCCGGTCTTCAGGGCATCAATCAGGGCTTCACGCGCGAAGTAGAAGGTCGCGCCGATCTGGCGGCTCTTCAGCAGATTGCGGATGCGCTCTTGCAACCCGGCCCGGTACCAATGCTTCTGGTAGCCAAACAGGCCATCCATGAAGGCATCTTCCATGCGCCGCTGCTGCGCTTCGCTGATCGCATTCCGTTCGGGCGGCTTGCGGGTGCTGCCCCGGTTGCGTTCGGCAATCGCCGGGTTCAGATCGCCCTCACGGCCTGTGCCCTGGTAGCGCTTGATGCGGGCTTGGCGCTCAAGCAAGCGCCCCAGCGCGTCAATTTCCTTGTAATCCGCATTGGATTTGGATTCCTTGGCGATCAGGAGATTGAGGCGCGATTCGGTGACGTATTCAATCCGGGTAAGTGCATCGGCTTCATCCCACTTGCCACGACGCTTCCAACTGTGCACAGTAGAAGCGCGCACCTGCAAACGCCGGGCAATCTCTGAGACCCGGTAGCCCTGGTAGTACAAATCCCGCGCCCGTGCTTGTAGCGTGTCGTCAGTCACTACAGCCTGAACGGTATCAGCAGCGCCTGCACGATGATCACTGAAGGGGGAAGTATTGGTCTTGTCCATCAGGCCAATGTGCCTGTCTCGCCCGCCCTATACCACCTATGCAAAACGTATAGCCCTGGTTTTACAACAGGGTTTTATTGAGGCAAACGCCTCGCTGGCCGACACTGTGTCCATCGCAAACATCACGCACACAGGACACCGACATGGCCGGGCAAGCAAAGAAGCAATCCAAGTATTTCCGCATCGCCACCGAAGGGGCCACCACCGATGGGCGCACGATTGAGCGCGCCTGGATCGAGCAGATGGCCAAGAACTACAACCCGCAAACATATGGCGCCCGTGTGAATCTGGAACACATCAAGGGGGTGATGCCACTGCCCGGCTCCCCCTTTGGTGCCTATGGTGATGTGCTGGCTTTGAGTACGGAAGAAGCGGACGGCAAGTTGCGTCTCTTGGCGCAAATCTCCCCCACGGATGATCTCGTGACACTGAATAAGGCCCGCCAGAAGGTGTATACCTCCTGCGAGATCAACACGAACTTTGCCGAAACCGGGGAAGCCTATCTGGTGGGGCTGGCCGTGACCGACAACCCGGCAAGCCTGGGGACTGAAATGCTGCAATTCTCGGCTCAAGCAACAGTCAATCCGCTGGCCGTCCGTAAAACCCANCCGCATAACCTCTTTAGCTCTGCCGCTGAAACCGTGATGGAGTTTGAAGACGTCACCACGATTCCCGGTCTGGTGGAGCGCATCAAGACAATGTTTGCCCGGCGCGAACAAGGGGATGACGCCCGCTTTGCCGATGTGCACGGCGCGGTGGAAACCATTGCCACCCAGGTGGTGGAAGTGGAAACCAGGCTTTCTCAATGCGGGGCCGGGGTGGCCAAGGTCGAAGTGCTTGCCGCCGCCCATGAAAAGCTCGCTCAGGAGTTTGCCGCGCTCAAGGTGCAACTCTCAGGCCAGCAAGGCAGCCCTGAACGTCCGCACGCCACCGGTGGCACGGGTGCAATTCAGACCGATTGCTGAAACCCCAAGCCGACACCGCCAACCCCGACAGACACCCAAAAATGACAATGGAGAAACACCGCCATGCGTAACGAAACCCGCAAAGTCTTTAATGCCTTCACCGCCCAGGTAGCCACCTTGAATGGTGTGCCCAATGCGGCTGAAAAATTTGCCGTCACGCCCACCGTGCAGCAGAAGCTGGAAACCAAAATGCAGGAGAGCAGCGCCTTCCTGCAAAAGATCAACATCATGGGGGTGACTGAACAATCCGGCCAGATCCTGGGCCTGGGAGTGGGCGGGCCGATTGCTTCCCGGACGGACACCACGCAGAAGGAACGCAGCACGCGCGACATCACCACGATGGATGAACGCGGCTACCAATGCGTGCAGACCAACTATGACACGCACCTGACCTACGCCAAGCTCGATGCCTGGGCCAAGTTCCCGGATTTCCAGACCCGCATCCGTGATCTGATCGTCACGCGTCAGGCACTGGACCGCATCATGATCGGCTGGAACGGCGTCCGTGCTGCGGTGGAAACCGATCTGACGAAAAACCCGCTCCTGCAGGACGTGAACAAGGGCTGGCTGCAGCTCATCCGTGAATACAGCAATGGCGCGCTCTTCATGACAGAGGCGAAGGCCGGTTCCGGTACAGTCAAAATCGGCAACAGCGTAGACAAGTATGATGGCTACAAGAATCTGGATGCCCTGGTCATGCACTTGGTCAGCAACAACATCAAACCCTGGCACCGTGAAGACCCGGGGCTGGTGGTGATCATGGGGCGCGGCCTGCTGGAAGACAAATACTTCCCCCTGGTCAATCGGGATCAACGCGCCACCGATGTGCTCGCCACGGATGTGATCATGAGCCAGAAGCGTGTGGGCGGCCTGCAGGCGGTGACCGTGCCCTTCTTCCCTGAAAACACCTTGCTGGTCACACGCCTGGATAATCTGTCGATCTACTATCAGGAAGGTGGGCGTCGCCGTGCCGTGCTCGATGAGCCCAAGCGCGACCGCATCGCCAACTATGAGTCGAGCAATGATGCCTACGTGATCGAGAATTACGAATGCATCGCCGCCGCTGAAAACATCCAGATCATCGAAGATCCGGCGTCACAGGGGAATGCTGCGACCGCCCCGGCCAGTACCGCTACAACGGGTGCCTGATGATCAACCACGCCAAAGCCCATATGGAGCGCTGCTTGGCCGCCCTGGCGGCCAAGCAGGGCGTGGCCAACGCCCGCCACCACGCGACCGGTTACGAGTTGATGTTGGCCAAGCTGGATGAAGACCGGCGGCGCCTGCATCAGATTCAATCCACCCAACGCAAAATCGCAGTCAAGCGCGAACTCTTGCCCGAGTATGCCGCGTGGGTGGAAGGGGTGCTCGCCGGAAAATCCGGGGTGCAAGATGATGTGTTCATGATGGTGATGCTCTGGCACATCGATGTGGCCGACTTCGCTTCTGCCCTGACGCTCGCCCGCTATGCGCTCACCTACAAGCTCGTGATGCCGGATCGCTTCAAGCGCACGGTGGCTTGCCTGATCGCCGAAGAAATGGCCGAGACCACCTTACGGGCTAACACAGTCGATCAGGCCAACTATGCCGAATGCTTGGCGGACTGCATGGCCTTGACCGCCCATGAAGACATGCCCGATGAGGTGCGCGCCACGCTGCACAAGGCAGCGGCCTATGCCATGCTGGCGCAGAAGCGAGTCACCCCGGATCGATTGCGGCAGTGTCTCGCGTGGCTACAGCGTGCCTTGCAACTCTATGAGCGCGTGGGCGTGAAAAAGGACATTGAGCGCATTGAACGCGAATTGAAGAACCTGGAAGGCTCAGGCTGACCGCCTGAGTCTCCCACACCGGGCGCACCCCGCACCTGGGCGGCTCAGGGCGAAGGTGGAGACATGGCTTGCCATTGTCAAAATCTTCTGCCCTGACCACCGCCCCCCATAGACACCCCACTCACACCCCACTGCCAGCACACAACAAGAAAGGCTGAACGGATATGACAACAGTAAATCCTCTTGGCATGAATACAAATCCCTTCGGCTCAAGCCCCGTCGTCAGTGTGGGCGCAGACCCTGCGGGGGTATCCGGTGGCGTCATTGATACCGGCCCCTTCTGGCCTGTCGTTGATCCACGCAAGGCACGTCTGGCCATGCGCCTGGATGGCACGGTACTGGAAGAACGCTTGCGGGCGGCTTTGGTGGAAGCGGCGATATCGGCCATTGAAACGCTTTCCGACTGGAAGTTTGCCTGCCTTGCTGAAGGCTTCACCGCGCTGGCCCAAGTGCCTGCCCCCCAGGTGGATGGCGAATCCATTCATGTGCATCGCTTCTTGCGCGCTGTGCATTGCATGGCCGCTGCCAACCTCGCGGAACGTTACCGGGGCTTTGATGCCACCGGGGCCGGTGCCCGGCATGCGGAACTGGTGGAGTCCCCGATTGAGGATCTGCGCCGCGATGCGGCCTGGGCGCTCGCAGATATCCAAGGCCGTGGGCGTACCACGGTGGAGTTAATTTGATGGATCAGATGAGTCTAAAAACATGATTGCCACGGCCCGCCAAGGCGAAACACTGGACGCTCTGTGCTGGCGCATGTATGGCGCCACGGCTGGTTATGTCGAACAGATTTTAGTGGATAACCCCGGCATGGCTGCCTTGGGGCCGTTTCTCCCTCACGGCACCCAGGTGGTGATGCCTGACCCGGCCACCTCTACAACGGGAAGCAATACGACCACGACGGCGGCAACGGTCAATCTTTGGGATTGAAAGACTATGACAACATCAAACACCACTTTGGCGAGCTACGGCACCAGTGTATTTCTCACCCTCAAGGGGCTGTATCAATCTGCCTCCGATGCTTGGGCCGGTATGCCATTGGAAAGCAAGATCGGCGTGGCCTTGGGGGTCGGCACCTTTGCCATTAACTGGTACTACAAGCGTCGTCGGGATCAGCGCGAAGTGGCGGCCCTGACTTCAGGACGGCTTGTGGAGATTGTGACCGGCACCGGGAAGGGCATCAGCGATGACGACTAAGCGCACCCTGGCCACCGTGGTGGGGGCCGCTGCTGCGGCCATGCTGGTGACTTTCATTCCCAAGGAGGAAGGCGTCAGCCAAGTGGGTTATCGTGATCCGCTGGGCATTCCCACCAAATGCATGGGGGATACGCATGATGTGGTGGTCGGCAAGACCTATACCGCAGCCCAATGCAGGGCGAGCATGGAGCAAGCCTTGATCACCCATTGCAGCCCGGTGGTGGAGTCTGCCCCGGCTATCCGCGCACATCCCTTTGCGCTGGCGGCGGCCTGCTCCTTCACCTACAACGCGGGGGTTGCCGCCTGGAAGCATTCGGACGCCTACCAGCACGCAAAGCGCGGCCAATGGACCGATATGTGCCGCGCCTTGCAGATCGACGACAAGGGGCGCGCGATCTTTGTGACCGGGCGGGATCGACGCACCGGGCAACGCATCCGGCTGGAAGGTCTGGTCAAGCGCCGTGCCCTGGAACGCCTCATCTGCGAGGCAGGCATCAGCAACACACAACCCTGGCAGCCCACCCCGGCAACCCGCACAGAGTTCAATCAACTGATGCGCGACTACGCCCAGGAAGCCGCCCGCCCTGAATACAACCTGATGGACATCGCACCATGAATATCAAACAATTTCCTTTCTTCAATTTCCAGATAAAGCCCATCTCGATTGCACTAAATTTATTACTCATTTCGAGTATTTGCCTCTTTGTTTATGTAGTTTGTAAGACTTCTGCTCCCCAGCCAGAAAACACCGCGCCTGCTGCCGCCCAATCCCAGGCCGATGGCAGCCAGATCCTGGCACGCACCCCAAAACAGGAAGCCTTGCCCCCTGCCCCGCATGTAATCCCCAAAGGTGCGGTGGAAGAACGGCGTATCTCGGTGACGGTCAAACCCCGCCCCGCATCTCTCCACCCGTACCCAAAAACCGCCGCCACTCCGCCAGCGGATCAATCCAGCCCCCCGGCCCAGGCGCAGACCGATTGCGCCCCGGTGACGGTAGATTTGTCATTGATCCGCCAGAACGGGGGGCGGCGCGTGATCGCATCCAGCCCGGACGGCATCGTCATCGGTGGCCTGGATATCCCGATTGAGTCGGCCTTGCTGCCTGCCGCTCACCCCTGGGCCGCTGGCTTGAGCGTGGGCCATGACAAAAGCCCAGGCGTGTGGCTGGAACGCGACCTGGGGCGCATCCGCCTGGGTGCTGAAGCGTTACGCGAACGGGCGGGCGATTTGCAGGCCCGCGTGCGTGTCGGCTGGAGTTGGTAGGCCATGATCAAACCCGCCAGCCTGCGCGAGGCGCTCATCCGTGCCAATCCGCATATCAGCACCTCACCGGATAACTTCGCCCTCTTCATTGATGAAGGCGAAGTCCACGCCAGCTTGAGCCGTGCCCAGGGCTGGCGCTATCAATACACCTTGAATATCGTCTTGGTGGATTTTGCAGGCCACCCGGATAGCCTCTTTGCCCCTTTGCTGGCCTGGGTGGCCACGCATCAATCAGACCTACTGCAAAACCCTGACCGCCCCAAGATCAGCTTTGAGGTGGAGATTCTGAATGATCAGACCTATGACATCGCTATCAAGCTGAAGCTCACCGAATCGGTGGTGATCAGCACGGCAGACGGAAAGGCAGACGGCCCGCTCATGGCCCAGCACAAACCAGAACCGGTCATTGAAGGCATGGAAGCCCCCGGCGCCGGGTGGGAACTCTACCTGCATGGTGTTGAGACTGACTGGCCCATCACAGACCCGGATAGCGTAAAACAGCCATGAGTGATGATCTTGCCCCGCTAGAAGCGAACCTTGCGGGCTTGATCGCCCACACCAGTGATACCGCCCGGCGCCAGATGGCCCGCGAGTTGGCCACGAAACTCCGCACCACCCAGGCCAAGCGCATTGCCACCCAGCAGAACCCGGACGGCAGCCCCTACGCCCCGCGCACCTCCCGCCTTGCCTCCCAGGGGCGCATCCGTGCCAAACTCGCAGCCCGCAAGAAGCGCGGCCAGATGTTCAAGAAGCTGCGTACCACCAAGTACCTCAAAGTTGAGGCCAGCCCCAACGCGGCCACCATCACCTTCAAAGGCCCGGTACAGGCTATAGCCCGCGTACATCAGTTTGGCTTGAAGGATCGCGTCAGCCGAAAACTTGGGGCGCTGACCATCAAGTATCCGGCCCGGCAACTATTGGGCATCACGAACACAGAACGGGCGATGATTGAAAACGTCGTGTTGGATCATCTGGCCAAGTAGGCCAAACACCCACATTTACCTCCAAACAACCTTGCGACATTGATCACACCTTCTTGGGTAGGAGACTACACATGACGTTTGGGCGGGGGTATGCTAAGTAATGTAGCCAATCAGAATTGAAGGCTAATTGACCAACGGACACTTCGAAAAATCTCATTTTCCACAAATGCGGTGTAATACTTAAGGCAACGGCGTTGGCTAACTGCAGGGAGTTTTCATAATACTTTATGCTCGACAGTCAGTTATTGCCTCAGGCTCCTTCACAATGCGAATATATACGGAGGTAATTTGTACCTATGACTCAATTTACCCCAGCCTATATTGAACAACTCTGCGATGATTGGTGCTTGGCCTCAGTCACATCCGAGGAAAAAATTGAAACCGGGTCGAGGACAGAGAAATTTCGACTGTTGGCAAATGGAGTCAATTTCTACGAACTCAGTCATGAAACGCTGAGCACGGCACTGATCGGTCTTTCTAAAGTTCTACTTCGTCCGGGCTTCAACACCTTCATAGACCATGACCACTATGAGCTATGGTCATGGTGTGGGGAGTTGCTTTTGAACCCACGCTCCCAATTATTCCCACCCACGCAACACGAAATCAAGTCACTCTACGAAACATCAATTCACGCAGCATTGGCGAATTGCAGGAGACCGCCAGCATCAGTTCAGGAAACGATGGAACAATGGCAGACGAAAATGCACATCCAGGCATTGCAACCTCACCACGCAAAACTGCTTCTTCAAAAATCCCACTTGGTTCTTGCTTATCTCAGTTTCCCTCTACTAGAAGCAGTTCTGAAGCGAGCCTGCGCAACTTTTGTTGCCTTTGATGGGCAGGTTCTTTCTGCCTTCTCAGTTCCAAATAAGAAAGGCAACCCAAAGAGCTATGACCCAAATGGAAAAACGTTGCGTGATCGCCAATGCAGCAGCTTACGTGACCTGTTGTTTTTGCACAAATCAATGGTTGCACCCCCACAACTAAAAGTACTGTTGGATAAGTTCTGTACTCATCTCTCATCGCTTGATGGAACCCAAGACCCATTCGACCTGCTTTACCGGTGGAGAAATCAGTCACTTCATGGCTCTACAAACATACAGACCATTGGTGGGTCCGTGCTAAATCTATCTCTCCTGATTTCACTATTTGAAATGGAAAGTGGATTTGAACAATACAGATTGGAAGTTCTTGATCATTGCAGACGGGAATCTCAATCATCACACAAGAATGATTGGTCATTCTACCCACCTTATTGAAAAGTCAATTTGGCAAACAACACTCGACAAACAGCGAGAATGCACACATAGGGTCCAGACTTTTCCGCCACAGCTTAAACAGATCTATTAAATTTAACGCTGCAGCACTTACATAACAGCATGTACAGTTCAGCAGACAAAATTGCTCCAATACATAGCTAGCAGACACTAAATCAACAACCAATGCAAAATCGCACCAAAAAAGCAGGGGAGACAATCCATGAAAGAATTTTACAGTTGGCTACAAAAGAATACCGGCATCAACATAGTTGTATTTCTCATTTCCGCGTGCAGTTCAGTCGTTACTATAGTTCTTGGATGGAATCAGTTTTATCAAGACTATTTATCTAAATCTATTAACATTCCAATATGGGTATTTATCATATCTCCATTTATTTACCTACTACTCCGCCCAATATACAAGCAACTTTACTCACCCAGTAAATCATTAAAGAAAGTTGAAGGCAAACAATTTGGGGTGCAACAAATCAACATTGACGGAATGTCATTTGAACGATGCAAATTCGATCACAGTCTACTAATATTTGAAGGAGTGAACAACTTTGAGATAATGTCGTGCGCATTTACACCAGCACCTAAAATTGCCTTCAATAGCCATGCTCAACTAACACTTCGTGCTCTTTCAGACCTGTATAAAGACCCCGTTTTCCGACCGCAGGTAGAAGCAACATTAATAAATATCAAGACTGGTGACCATCCGATCATCACCCCTTCCACTCCTCTCACTTAATACAATCAAAGGGGTTGTTAGGACTTCTTCCCCAGCTTGCGCAACATCATCATTTCCCGTCGTTATCTTTACTCCTACAACACCCACCACACGACATCTGATCTCCCGCTTGGCATCCTCTCTGCATGGATGCCAATACCCCCAACGCCGAATTCTCCGACCTGCTGCGCCGCTTCGAGAACCTGATCCGTACCGGCTCAGTCTTTGCAGTGCAGCACGCCAATCCACCCCGCGTGCGGGTGCGCTCTGGCGCGGGTGCGTCTGCGCTTGAAACCACCTGGCTGCCCTGGGTGGAATTACGCGGTGGAACGACCCGCACCTGGAACCCGCCCACAAAAGGCGAGCAGGTCATCGTCCTGTGCCCAAGTGGCGACCCAGCCCTGGGCGTGGTGATCCCTGCGCTCAATTCCGATGGCATTCCACCCCCGGATGATTCCCCTTCTACGCACGTCACCGAGTACCCCGATGGGGCGCGGGTGAGTTACGACCATGCGGCGGGGCATCTGGACATCTCAGGCATCAAGACGCTGTCCATCATTGCAAGCCAAAAGGCGCTATTCGATGTGCCAGAAACCGAATTTACGGGGAATGTCACTATCGGCGGCAATCTCTTGGTGCGGGGCTTGGCCAAGATCATAGGACTGCTCACCTACATGGCCGGTCTATCCGGTTTTGGTGGCGGTGCAGGCACGGTCATCTCGGGTTCGGTCAAGCAAACCGGGGGCAATTTCGTGACCGATGGCGATGTCATTGCGGGGAACATCAGCCAGCGTGGCCACACGCACCCTGAGCATGGCACCGGCGGCGGTACAACGGGAGGCCCGCAGTGATGGGTACTTCCTCTTCTTCCTCCACCGTCATGGCCACCACGGGCATGAATCCCGAAACGGGGCTTTTTGTCTCGGGGCTGGCGCATATCCAGATGTGCATCGGCCAGATTCTCAATACGCCTTTGGGTTCATGCGTGGCCCGGCGTGAATTCGGCTCGCTTCTGCCGTTCATGATTGATGCGCCGCTGAATCCGCTGACCCGTATCCGGGTGGTCGCCGCGTGTGCTGCGGCCATCCTGCGCTGGGAACCCCGCGTCACCCTCAAAACCGTCTATCTCACCCAGCCCACGGATTCTTCTTCCCCCGGCACCCTGATCGTGGATCTGGCCGGAACCGTGGTGGCCACTCAAACCCCCTTTAATTTGCGCGTACCCCTGGGGGCGGCGCTGAAGGTGTCGTCATGAGCACGATTGATCTGTCCNAACTCACCGCCCCGGATGTAATTGAAACGCTGGATTTTGAGACGCTCTTGGCCGCACGCAAGGCCGCCTTTATCGCGCTCTACCCGGCTGACCAACAGGCGGGCATTGTGGCAACACTAGCCTTGGAATCCGAACCGCTCACGCGTCTTTTGCAGGAGAACTGTTACCGGGAGATGATCTTACGCGCCCGGTATAACGACGAAGCGCGCGCCGTGATGCTGGCCTATGCCACCCAGGGTGATCTGGATCACATCGGCGTGACCTATTACCGCGAACCCCGCTTGCTCGTCACGCCTACCGATACCACCGCCGTGCCCCCTGTAGCGGCGGTGTATGAATTAGATGAAGCCTACCGTGCGCGTCTCGCGTCCAAGCCAGAGAGCTATTCCACGGCAGGGCCAACGGACGCCTACAAGTGGTTTGCCAAGAGTGCGGATGCACGGGTGCTGGATGCCTATGTCGACAGCCCCACGCCGGGCACTACGCGGGTGACGATCCTCTCCACTGAAGGCGATGGCACCCCCACCCAGGATTTGCTGGCTATCGTATCGGCGGCCTTGAACAGTGAAACAGTACGGCCCTTGTGTGAAGAGGTGATCGTTACAGCGGCCCAGGTGATCCGCTATACGCTGGATATCACGCTCTTTATTCTGCCCGGCCCGGATAGCGCGGTGGTGGTCACCGAAGCCAAGCAGGAATTGGCGCTCTACGCTGCTGCCCGTCACCGCCTGGATTATGACGTGACCGTCTCGGGCATCCATGCTGCGGCCCACCGCTCAGGGGTGCAACGGGCGGTGATCAACACGCCAGCGGATGGGATTGTCTGCACCGGGCAGCAAGCCGCGTATTGCATGGGCATTACCGTCACGCCTGCGGGGGTGGATCAATGAGTACGGATACTTCAGGGGTGGCGGTTTCTGCTGCTGGCCGTCTGTTACCCCCCAATGCCACGCCCCTGGAGCGCCGGGCGGCCCAGGCGCTGGCTTGGGATGTGTCATCGCGCATGCCTGCCGATCTGGTGCCCACATTATGGGACGCAAACTCCTGCCCGGCAGCTCTGCTGCATATCCTGGCTTGGGCCGAATCGGTCGATACGTGGGACGCCACATGGCCTGAAGAGCGCAAGCGCGCCGTCATCAAAGAATCCCGTGCCATCCACCGCCAGAAAGGCACGCCTGCGGCGATCCGCCGTGTGCTGGCCGCTTTGGGTCACCCCGATGCTGAAATCATGGAGCGCTGTGATATCTGGCAGCGAGATGGCACCCAGCTTCGCAATGGTCGCCGCGAACATGGCGGCTCTTTGAGTTGGGCACGCTTCAAGGTGTTTTTGCATCGGCCCGTCACGATTGACCAAGCCCGCCAGATTCGCACCGCGATCATGCAGGTGACGCGCAATTGCTGCCACTTGGCAGAACTCAATTTCAATGAAGCCGCCAACCGTCACAACGGCACCGCCCGACGTGACGGCCAATATACACGCGGCATTATTTCCGACAGGAGCATTTGATGGGCACTATCAACAATGAGACCAACCTGACAGAATCCCCCACTTGGGAGGCGGGGGTCTATGAGTTTCAGACCACCGACCCCGTACAGGGTGGGCCGGATGGCCTGGACAACAAGCCCACGCGACAACTGGCCAACCGTACCCAGTTCCTGCGCGCTTTGTGCGAGGCGCTGGCCAACACTAAAGCGCCCCTGGAGTCTCCCGCGCTCACCGGTCAGCCGACCGCCCCCACGGCTGAAGCAAACAGCCATGACGAACAAGTGGCCAATACGGCCTTTGTACAGACCGCCATTGCGGCGGCGGTATCTTCCGCCATCGCTTCGCTCGTCAATAACTCCCCCGCTGCACTGGACACCTTGAACGAGTTAGCCACAGCCTTGGGCAACGACCCGAACTTTGCGACCACCATCACCAATGCGCTGGCCGCCAAAGCCCCGCTGGCCTCCCCTGCGCTCACCGGCACGCCCACCGGCCCCACGGCTGCTGCAGGCACCAATACCCTACAATTGGCGACCACGGCCTTTGTGCAAGCCGCGCTGAGTGGCAAACTCACCCAGACCCAAACCGATGCCCTGTATGCGGCCATTGGCCACACGCATAGCGGCTACGCCCCGCTGGCTTCTCCTGCACTGACCGGCACACCCACCGCCCCCACCGCAACGGCTGGCACGAATAACGCACAACTGGCCAATACAGCCTTTGTACAGGCAGCCATTGCAGCGGCGGTATCCTCTGCGATTGCTTCGCTCGTCAATAACTCCCCTGCTGCGCTGGATACGCTCAATGAGCTGGCCACGGCGCTGGGCAATGACCCGAACTTTGCGACCACCATCACCAATGCACTGGCCGCCAAGGCGCCCTTGGCGTCCCCTGCGCTCACAGGTACGCCCACCGGCCCGACCGCCGCAGCAGGCACCAATAACGCACAACTGGCGACCACCGCCTTTGTGCAGGCCGCTACGGGTGGCAAACTCACCCAGGCGCAGACCGATGCCTTGTATGCCGCCCTGGGGCACACACATAACGGCTACGCCCCGCTGGCCTCTCCAGCCCTCACTGGTACGCCTACCGCCCCCACCGCTGCAGCAGGCACCAACAATGCTCAACTGGCCAACACGGCATTTGTGCGCTCGGCATTGATGCAATTTGGTCTGGGCACCAATGACTTGAGTGATTGGGTGGGAGACATGAATGCGCTGACGACTTCCGGCTTGTGGCTGGCGGCGACCAGCACCAATGCGCCCAATCCGGCTATCTCGGCGTGGTTTGTGATCGTGCTCCCCAATGCCAATGGGCTGTATGCCGCACAGTTGGCGATGCCGCAAAGCGTCAATGAACTCTGGTTCAGAGCAGAGAACGCCGGGGTGTGGTCAGCATGGAGCAAAGTGGTCGGCTCCGACAGCCCGGCTTTAACGGGCGTCCCCACCGCTCCCACGCCCCCGGCGTGGAGCACCACAGATCAAGTCTCCAATGCCTACTATGTGCATAACTCAATCGATCTGCGCTTTCCATCGGACAGGGCGAGCTACTTTTGCTCAAACGGCTGGATCATTCAATTGGGCCGCGTCAATGTGGCCAACACGGGGGCATTCACCACGCTGACCTTCCCGGTGGCTTTTCCCAATCGGATGGTGTCCTTCGTGGGCAACATCATTTCTCCGGGGGTGAATGTCACCACAGTTTTAGCGAACGCGGACGCTGCTACCAAGACAGGCATTCCTGTGGCCGTCTACAACGTCGGGGGCGCTGGGGGCGGCACCACGCCCATCTTCTACCTTGCCATCGGCTTCTGATCGGATTGAACAGGACTGAACACGATATGACAAACAAGACCCTCTATTTCTCTGCCTCTCAATGTGGCTTCTATGATTCCGCGATCCACACCGAATTACCGGAAGACGCCATCGAAATCAGCGTGGGCACCCATCAGGCACTCATGGCGGCGCAAGGGGCTGGAAAGCTCATTGCAGCCGATGCCGAAGGATTACCCATCGCCATTGATCCCCCTGCCCCCAGCCTGGAAGTGCTGGCCACCCAGGTGCGTGCTCGGCGGGATGCACTGATTGCCACCACCGATTACCTTGTCATGCCCGATTACCCCATCACGGCCAAGCAGTTGGCCAGCGTCAAAGCCTACCGGCAGGCGCTACGCGATATCACCACGCAAGCCGGGTTTCCTGCGGATGTGGTGTGGCCCGAGGTTCCCGAGGTCGTGGGCAAATAATCACGCTTGAGCGAGCCGATCAAGCCCGACGCTCACCACTCTATTGTCATAACCTCACTCTACAACACCCCTTGCGCGACACGCTCCCGCGCATGGGGCACTCTAGTGCCATTCCCTCTTTCTCCAAAGCAGGAGCAAACATGGCAGCAGATTATCACCACGGCGTGCGGGTGCTGGAACTCAACGAAGGCACCCACCCGATTACCACCGTCAATACCGCCGTCATTGGCGTGGTCGTCACCGGCGACAATGCGGACGCGGATGCCTTCCCACTGAACACCCCGGTTTTAAAAACCAACATTCAGGCTGCCGCAGGTAAGGCGGGTTCGACCGGCACCATCGGGCTGACGCTGGATGCGATTGCCGATCAGGCCAATGCGGCATGCATCGTCGTGCGCATCCCGGAAGCCAAAGACCTCGCTGAACAAAACACCCATGTGATCGGGGGCACGGACGCATCAGGCCGTTTCACCGGCATGAAGGCGCTTCTTGCCGCCAAGTCCCGTTTGCAGGTCAAGCCCCGGATTCTGGCCTGCCCCGGTCTGGATACCCTGGAAGTGGCCACAGAACTGGCGAGCGTGGCGCAGAAGCTGCGCGCCTTTGGCTATGTGTCAGCCTATGGCGCCCACACCAAGGAAGAAGCCACCGCCTACCGCAACAAGCTGGGCGCACGCGAACTGATGGTGATCTGGCCCGATTACGTGGCCTGGGATACGGCCTCGTCTTCCAGCCTTGTGGTGCCTGCCACGGCGCGTGCCGTGGGCTTGCGCGCCAAGATCGATGAAGAGGTGGGCTGGCATAAAACGCTTTCCAACGTCGTCGTCAATGGCGTGACCGGCATTTCCCAGGATGTGTATTGGGATCTGCAAGACACGGCCACTGACTCGGATTATCTGAACAGTAACGGGGTCACCACCCTGATCGAGCACGAAGGCTATCGCTTCTGGGGGTCACGTACCTGCTCGACGGATACCTTCTATTTTGAGAACTACACCCGTACCGCGCAAATCATGGCCGACACCGTTGCCGAAGCCCATATGTGGGCCAACGACAAGCCGCTCACGCCTTCCTTGGCCCGCGACATGATCGAAGGCATCAACGCCAAGATGCGCGAGTGGAAGACGCTGGGTTACATCCTGGACGGGATGGCTTGGTATGACACGGACGTGAATCAGAAGGACACGCTCAAGGCGGGCAAGCTCTACATCGACTACGACTACACCCCTGTGCCCCCGCTGGAGAACCTCTTGTTCCGCCAGCGCATCACCGACCGCTATCTGGCTGACTTCGCCAGCCGCGTCAAAGCCTAAGCATAGACAGGAAAGGACATTACCATGGCATTACCCAGCATTCTGAAAGGTTTTAATCTGTTTCACGACGGTGTGTCGTTTGTGGGCCAGTGCATTGAAGTGGAACTCCCCAAACTCTCGCGCAAGATGGAAGCCTACCGCTCGGGTGGCATGGATGCGGAAATCGAGACCGACCTCGGCATGGAGAAACTGGAACTTGGTCACAACTATGCCGGGTTCATGAAAGACATTCTGAAGAATTTTGGGGTCACCACCGTGGGCGGGGTCTTGCTGCGCTTTGCCGGTTCCTATGAGCGCGAAGATACCGGTGAAGTGGATGCAGTGGAAATCACCGTGCGTGGCCGTCACAAGGAAATTGACTTTGGGAATGCCAAGGCGGGGGATAAGACCGACTTCAAGGTCAAGAGCACCTTGAGCTATTACAAGCTCACCGTCAATGGATCAGTGCTGATCGAAGTCGACATCCTGAACATGATCTGCATTGTCGATGGTGTGGATTTACTGGCCGCACGCCGCGCTGCCCTGGGCTTGTAAGCCCACGCACAGACAATTTTTGTCTCTCATTTTTTAGCCCTCATTTTTAACACCGTTATTTAGCACTGCTTTTTAAGGACATTTCACCCATGAGCAAACCCACCACAGCCACCCCCTCCCCCTCTGCCAACGCGGCCACCGTCACGCTTGACACCCCCATCAAGCGCGGCGATCAGGTCATTGATCAGATCACCGTCACCAAACCCAATGCAGGCGCTTTGCGGGGGCTGTCTCTCTACAACGTCATGCAGATGGATGTCCTCACGCTGACCACCTTGCTGCCGCGCATCACCACGCCGACGCTCACCGAAGCGGATATCAAGGCCATGGATGTGGCGGACATCCTGTCTCTTGGCAGTGAAGTCACCAGTTTTTTTGTGAAGGCGGAGAACAAAGCCGACTCTCCGAAATAGACGGCGTGATGGCCAACCTTGCGGTGGTGTTTCACTGGCCACCGCAAGCGATGTATGACATGGAACTGGATGAGCTGATGCGCTGGCATGACATGGCCGTGGAGCGATCAGGCAGAACCGAGTAATGCGCGGAATGATGCGCCGAACAATGCGCGAAATGACATAAGGATAGACACGCAAATGGGCATGGATCGCTTGAAACTGGAAGTGGTGTTTGGTGCGATAGATCGCCTGACCCGCCCTTTGCGCCAGATGAGCCTGAGTAGCCAGGGAGCGGCCCGTGCCCTGCGTGCAACCCGCGAGCAGCTCAAACAACTGGATCGCCAGCAAGCAGCCATCAAGTCTTTCCATAACGTGCAACGTCAGGCGGCCATCACGTCCAATGAACTGAAGACCACCCAATCCAAGATCAAGGAACTGACCAAGGCCATGGCCGCCACGGCCAACCCCACCCGGGAAATGGCCAAGGAGATGGAGAAGCTCAAGGCGCGGGGCGCTGAGTTACGCAATCGCCATAGTGAGCTGATTGAACGCGCCCAACGCCTGCGCACGGCCTTGAATAACGAGGGTATTTCCACCCGCAATCTGGCCGAACACCAAGCACGCTTAAACCGCGCCACCCGCGAGACCAACGCCACCTTGCAGGCCCAGCAACAAAGGCTTGAGCGCTTGAACCGGATCAGCCAAGGCGCCCATCAGGCAGGCGCTGCCCGCGACAAACTGGCCGGTACAGGGGTGGGCATGATGGCTGCGGGCGGGGGCATGCTGATGGCCGCCCACGTGCCGCTTGATGAAGCCAAGAAGTTCCAAGGGGAGCGCACGCGCATTGCGGCCCTGGGGCTGGGCACTGCGGCAACCAAGGAAGCGGAAGAATATGCCCGCGCAATGAAGGTCATCGGCACCAGCACCACGGACAATATGACACTTGTACGGGATGCGACCACGATCTTTGCCGACACGCACCACGCCAAGATGGTGGCCCCGATGTTGGCAAAAATGAAGTTTGCCAATGAGGCGGTGTTTGGCAAGGAAGGCGGCGCGCAGAACGAAGAGCAGTTCATGAACATGATGAAGGTGGTGGAGTTGCGCGGGGGCACCAAGAGCGAAGGTGCTTTCAAAGCAGAAGCCAACCGTATCCAGCAGGTGATCACCGCCACCGGGGGCCGCGTGGGCGCCGATCAATGGCGCGACCTCATCAAAACCGGCGGAGTGGCGGCCAAGCAGATGCGCTCGGACGCCTTCTACAACCAGTTGGAGCCGCTCGTGCAGGAAATGGGTGGCCATGCCGTGGGTACGGGCCTCATGTCGGCCTATCAGGGGATCTATCAGGGTAAGACCACCGTCAGGGCGGCCCGTGAAATGGAACGCCTGGGGCTACTCGACAAGAGCAAGGTCGAATATGACAAGGTGGGCCAGCTCAAGCGCTTTAAGCCCGGTGCTTTGCTCGAAGGCGAACTCTTTACCGCCTCCCCCTTTGAATGGCTGCAAAAGGTGCTGCTGCCCAAGCTCGCCGCCAAGGGGATTACTGACCCCGGCAAGATCAATGACGCGATTGCCTCGATCTTCAGTAACCGCACTGCGGCCAACCTGATGGCCACCATGGTTATGCAGCGTGACCAGATTCACAAGAGCGCCAAGCTCTCCATGGGGGCGGATGGCATTGAAGAACTGCACGCCAAGGCCATGGAAATGGCTTCCGGCAAGGAGTTGATTGCCCAGGCCAAGCTACGCGACATCATGTTGCAGATCGGTGAGCAAGTTTTGCCGGTCTATATGCAGGCACTCGATGCGGTCAATCAGGTCATTGATGCGACCTCTGCCTGGATCAAAGAGAATCCTGAACTGGCAAAGTGGATATCTGTATCGGCGGTGGCCATCGGTGGCCTCCTGGTGGTGCTCGGTGGCTTGCTGCTGGGCATCGCCGCGCTCCTTGCGCCCTTTGCCATGGTGGGCAGTGCCATGGCCGGGTTCAGTGCCATTGCGGCGGGCTTTGCGGGCGCCTGGGCCGTGGTGACAGGCGCAATCAGTGCCTCCACGGTATTCCTCATGGAAAACCCCCTCATTGCCATTGTCGGGGGCATTGCCATTGCAGCCCTTCTGATCTGGAAGTATTGGGAACCTCTCAAGGCTTTCTTTCTTGCAGTGTGGAGCTATGTGGATGGCGTTTTCGAGAAGTACCCGATTCTGAATGCCATATTTCCGATCATTGGTGCGGCCCGCACGCTGATCACCTATTGGGAACCCATCAAGGCTTTCTTTCTCTCGGTGTGGGCGGAAGTTCAAGGCGCCTTCTCAGGCGGTATCGCTGGCATTGCTGCGCTGTGCCTGAACTGGTCACCCATCGGGATGATTTATCGCGCCTGGGCGGCGGTGTTGTCCTGGTTCGGGGTGGAGTTGCCCAGCCGCTTTACAGGCTTTGGCACGATGCTCATGGATGGGATTGTCACCGGCATATCACGCGGCTTGGTGGGCGTGAAAACCGCGATCTTCAACGCGGGGGACGCGACCGTCAATTGGTTCAAGGAAAAGCTCGGTATCCACTCGCCTTCGCGTGTATTTGCCACGCTTGGCCACTACACCATGCAGGGGCTGGATGTGGGCTTGCAGGCAGGCCAGCGTGGGCCACTTTCCACCGTCAATCAACTGACGCGGCGCCTGATGGCCGCGAGTGCTACGGGCGTGGGGGTGTTGAGTGCCGCCCCGATCAGTGCGGCCCCGCCTGTGACACCTATCCAGATGAGCCAAGCCGCACCACAAGGGGCGAATTCCAGCCCGCCTATTGTTGTGCATATCCACGCGGCACCCGGCATGGATGAACAAGCCTTGGCCAAGATGGTCGCCCGCGAGATCGAACGTGCCCAACGTCAAAAGGATGCCCGTTCGCGTGCGCGGCTGATTGATAACTAACCAACCCACTACGACAAACAGATAAGTGATACATCATGGACTATTACGACAGAGCAGCCGAATTAGAAGCCCTGAGCCGCGATATTGCGCTCGCCACGCGCAAGCAGGAAGGGCCTGCACCCACCGGTTATTGCCTCAATTGTGGCGAGACGGTCTCACCTGGGCATCGTTGGTGCGAAGTGGCATGCCGTGAGGATTGGGAAGCCCGCCGACGTGCGAAGCGGGAGGCACCGTGCGCGGAGTGCTGATGTGTTTGGGTCAATACGTCTTTGGCATTGACACCACGAGTTACGATAACCTGCGTCGGTCTCTCGCTTGGCGCCACCCCAGCACCTCACGCGTAGGCGTGCGCCCGGCCCGCCAGTTCCTGGGGCGGGATGATGAATCCATCACCTTGGCAGGCATCGTGTACCCGGAAATCTCCCCGGATGGCCGGGTATCTTTGCAGGATCTGGAAGCCATGGGGGATACCGGCGACAAGTATCTGCTTGTGGGAGGCGACCACCACATCTATGGGCAATTTGTCATAGAGTCATTGGAGACCACTGGAACGATATTTCTTTCCGATGGGACACCCCAAAAGATTGAATTCAGTCTGAAACTCACCCGCGTGGATGATGACAACGAAGGGGCATCCTGACATGGCCAGCCACCCTGCCAACCACTCCTATCGCCACCCTGCCCCCGATTACCGCCTTGTGCTCGATGGCCGGGATATCACCCCGGCCTTCAATGCCCGGCTGGAGTCGCTCACGCTGACCGACAATCGCGGCTTTGAGGCGGATACGCTGGATATCAGCCTGGATGATTCAGACGGCAAGCTCGCCATCCCTGACCGTGGGGTGACTGTTGCCCTCTTCCTGGGCTGGCGGGGCGAACCCTTGGTGGATAAGGGCACGTTTGTAGTGGATGAGGTGGAGCATTCTGGCACGCCGGATCGGCTCACCCTGCGCGGCAAAAGCGCAGACCTACGCGCCGGACTGATCACCAAGCAGACCAAAAGCTGGGCGGGGCATAAGATTGGCGAAATCGTCAAAGCCATTGCCGCCGCCCATGGCCTCACGCCCAGGGTATCCCAAGGCTTGGCGGGCCTCACCCTTGAGCATATCGATCAGACCAATGAGTCCGATGTAAATCTGCTTACGCGCTTGGCCCGCGATCACGATGCCCTTGCCACAGTCAAAAAAGGCATGCTCTTGTTCATGCCGATTGGTGAAGCGGAAACCGTATCAGGTACGCCGTTTCCCACTGCCACCATTACCCGCGCCTCCGGTGATCAGCATCGCTTTGCGATGGCCGAACGCGACACCTACACGGCAGTGAAAGCCTACTATCAGGACATCCGGGGTGGTACGCATGGGGAGGTGCTGGTCAATGCCAAGGGCAGCACAGCAACGGGAGGCAAGCGGAAGAACAAAAGCGCCAACACGGAAATCAAGGCCAGCGCAGAGAACACCAAGGTCCTGCGCCACACCTACGCCAGCAAGACCACCGCCGAACGTGCAGCCAAAGCAGAATGGCAACGCCTCCAGCGTGGTGTGGCAAGTTTCAGTTTAAACCTTGCGCGGGGCCGTGCCGATCTGTTTCCCGAATTGCCGGTCATCGTGCAAGGTTTCAAGCCCGAGATTGATGCCACCGACTGGCTCATTGCACGTGCTACGCATAGCCTGTCCAGTTCAGGCTTTACGACGTCCTTGGAGATGGAACTCAAAGTCAGTTCATCCGCCTGACGCCTGCCCCAATCCTTCCCTGCCCCCCACCCTTCCCCGCCACTCGCGTGCCAGAATTGTGGGGCGTTTGCAACGCCGCTTATCGATTGCAAACATCTGTCAATTACATTCGGATATAGTCGATCCTTTAAAAACCGGCGCGGAATTACCCGATAGTCTGCCTCATAGATCGGCGTCTTCCCTGTCACGGCACACACAACGTGGCCCCAAGCCACGCCTGACCTGATCTGGATGGAATAATGGCTGATTCCAAGACCTCGCGCCCGCCCCAAGTCGCGGTGGCACCGACCAACACCGTTGATAAGCTCGACGTGGGCAAATGCGTCAACAAGTTTGATGCCTGGCTGCGCAGTATCAGCCACGACATCATCACCCTGGAGCGGGTACAGATGGTGGCGGGGAGTTTGCCGGTGATAGGCAACATCATCGCCTTGGTCGATGTGTTCAACGACATCATCACCCTCTCCAAAAGCAAGACAAAAGAATTGTTGGATTGGGTCAGCCTGGGTATCAACATTCTTGGCGTGATCCCTATGCCGCCCAATCTGGCGGCGGCCCGGATGAGCCTACGCCCAGCCCTCTCCCTGGTTCGCCAGAACATGGCGCGGGTTGCCAAGGGGGCGGCCAAGACGATTGGAGCCGCAATTCTGGCGCTGCTGGCCGATCACCTCAATACCCGGATTGCGGGGGAACTCGACAAGTTTGCCCAGGGCGCGCTGGATCAGCTCAAACCCATGTTGGATAACGCGAGCAACTACGCTAAAAAGCTGTGCGACCAGATTGCGGACTCGGTGATCAACGTCATCAACGGCAAGCTCTTCAATGCCAAGGCCGACATGCAGGCAGCAGCCCGTGAAGCCCAGGCCGCGAGCAAAAGCGGCTGGCGTGACCCGGCTAAAACCTTTGAAAACGGCATCAAATCACTCTGGCATTTTGGGGTGGGGGTGGCTAAAACCATCGTCAACACACAAGCCAAGGTCATTACCGGCGCTTTGCCGGAACCGATCAAGCAAGGCATCATCCGCGAAGTCAATCTCCTGCGTGCCATCGGCAAGGAAGCCGCCGGAGAACTCCCCCGGCTGGCTGCTGTCGGGGTCGAGATGAGCATTGGCTGGCTGCTGGTCAAACTGCTGGAAGCCGCCAAGAAAAAAATCACCCACGTCCGCTCGGTGGTCAATGAGAAAAAGACCAACCAAGCCAAGAAGGGCAAAGGCACCGGCGAAGTAGAAGTCATCGGCGGGCAACATACGCCACTCAACGATTGCGGCCCCTGTAAAAACAAGGTTGCTGCGGGTACGAAACCTAGTATCAGTTTTGCGATGGGTTGGGAGCATTTCAGCCACACCGACTTTTCACTACCCACCCTGACCCCCCTAGTTTGGGAACGCACCTACGCCTCCAACCTCGGGGTACTGGACAACGGCCCGCTGGGCGCACGCTGGACCACCGACTGGCTCTGCCACATTGAAGAACGTGGCGACGAACTCATCTACTGGGGCGTGGATGGACGCTCGGTGACCTTCCCCAAGCTTGGGGTCGGCAAAGAGCATTACCACGCCGTTGAAACCCTCACGCTCACCCGGCAAGACCCCCAGACCCTACTCCTCAGTTTTGGGCCGGAATATAACCAGCGTTTTGAGCGTGCCCGTCTAGGTGACAAAACTGTCTATCGTCTTATTCAATCCGACTGGCCCAATAAAATCAGCCTGACCCTAAGCTATGCGCATGAGGCCAGCGCGCTGCGCCATGCTCCCTCCGAATTCACCCTTCAGCATGAGCAGAAGGTACTCGCCCAAATCAGTACCACCCTGGATGATGCCGGACGCATCACTGCCTTGCAGCTTTTGGTTGAAGGCCAAGTCCTCCGCACGCTTGCCCATTACCAGTATGACGACGCGGGCGACCTGATTGGCGCCACCGATGAGAACGGCGCCCACTGGGACTACCGCTACACCCGCCACCTCATCACCCGCTACAGCGACCGCACCGGGCGCGGCATCAACTTCGAATGGAGCGGGGCCGAAGAGCACGACAACCGCCTCGCCAAAGCCGTGCACGAATGGGCAGATGACGGCAGCTTCGACACCCGCCTGGAGTGGGATGAGAACATCCGCCTCACCTACGTCACCGACGCCCTGGGCAATGAAACCTGGCACTACTACGACATCCTGGGCTACACCTACCGCATCGTCCACCCCGACAACGCGGAGGAATGGCTCTTCCGGGATGACGCCAAGAATGTGGTCAAACACATCCACCCGGATGGCAGTGTGGATCACTACGACTGGGATGAGCGCAGCCAACTCATCTATCATGAGCGCGCGGATGGCAGTACGTTTTACTTTGCCTACGATGAACAAGGGCATCTCACCACCCTCGTAGATGGCAGTGGTCAACACTGGAAACGTGAATACGACCGCGCTGGCAACCTCGTCAAAGAGATTGACCCGCTAGGCTTTGAAACCGAATACGCCTACAACAAAGCCGGGCAACCCATTGAAATCACCGACGCCAAAGGCGGCGTCAAAGCGATCACCTACACCGAAGGCGGGCAACTGGCGAGTTACACCGATTGCAGCGGTAAAACCAGCCAATGGGCCTATGACGCCCGAGGGCGCCTTGCCGCCTTCACCGACGCCACCGATGCCAAGACCCAATACCGCTATGCTGAAGGCGTAGAAGCCACCCGCCCGGCAAGCCTGGAAGGATTGGAACCTAACGCGGTGGGGCAACTGGAAGCCATTGAACACGCCGACGGCAGTGTGGAGCGCTATGTTCAAGACGCCGAAGGGCGACTCCTGGCTCACCTCGACCCGCTTGGGCGTATGACCCGTTATGATTACACCGGTGCGGGCTTCATTGCCCAACGTCATGACGCCCTGGGCCAAACCCTGCGTTACCGCTGGGATCGCCTTGGGCGCCTGACCGGCCTACAAAACGAAAACGACGCTACTTGGCAATTCCACTACGACCCGGTCGGGCGACTCCTGGAAGAAACCGGCTTTGATGGCCAGCGCACCCATTACCACTACGACGACAGTACCGGTATTCTGGCCTGGACACTCCAACAACCCCAGGTCAGTGGCAGCATTTCAGCGACTGCGCCACAAGATGGGCGTGTTTCGGAAGCCGACCGTCATCTCTTGACCCGCTTTGAATTCGACGGCCTGGGTCGCCTCATTGAACGCAGCGCCCATTGGAGTGATGCCCAAGGCCAAGCCCTGGATGCACAAGGGCGCCCCAGCAGCCCCGAGCAACCCGGCGTGCTGCACCGTGAAGAATTCGCCTACGACGGCAACGGACGCCTGCTCCTGGCTGCCAACGCCCATGCCCACCTGCAATGGTTCTACGACGAAGCCGGACGCATGGTGCGCGAACACCACGCCTACACCGAACAAGACCGGCTGGCCGTCTGGCGTCATGAATATGATGCCCTGGGTAATCGCACCCGCACCCACCGCCCCGACGGCCACAGCATCGACTGGCTGCGCTACGGCAGTGGTCACGTCCACGGCCTGCTGCTCGACGGACAAGAAGCCATCGCCTTTGAACGTGATGACCTCCACCGCGAAATTCTACGCAGCCAAGGCAACCAGCTCCAACAGCATCGCCAATACGACCCGGTAGGGCGCTTGCTGGAGCAAGTCCTCAAAGCCGCCCCGGCCAGCCCGGACAAACAGGGGTACAACACCAGTACGCAGGTCCAACGCCGTTATCAATACGATGCCGCTGGCCAACTCCAAGGCATCCAAGACAGTCGCCGGGGCACGCTCAACTATCGGTATGACCCCATCGGCCGCCTCATCGAAGCCCAAAGCACCCTGGGCCGCGAAACCTTCGCCTTCGACCCGGCCAGCAACCTCCTGGATCAGGATGCAGATGCCCGCAGTGGCGAACGCCGCTTCGGCGCTGAAGGCAACAACGGCACCACCTACAGCGCCACCGATGACGCCATGCGCCACCCGCGTGCAGGAAATTTCAGTCAAACAAGTGGAAGTTCCCGCCTTCTGGATAACCTCCTCCGGCAATACGCTGGGCAACACAACACCTATGACGGCTTAGGCAACCTCATCACCCGCCAACTCAATGGCGAAGCCATTCACCTGGGCTGGAACCCCCTGGGCCGACTTCAGCACACCCGTAGCGCCCAGGTTGAGGTGTATTATTGTTATGACGCCCTGGGGCGACGCATCAGCAAACACAGCCAAGCCATTTTTTACAGTTCCAGCACCGACGGCCCGCTCTACGCCCAAAACGAACAACGACGCATCGCCCAGGAAAAAGGCTACGGCCTCACCCTCTACGGCTGGGACGGCGACACCCTGGCCTGGGAAAGCAAAGTCCCCACCGCCACCAGCGGCGCGGATCACCACACCACCCATTACCTGTATGAGCCGGGAAGTTTTGTGCCGCTGATGCAAGCGGCGACCGACCGCCCTATTAGGCTCCCCATCCGCAGCAAGATCGAAGCTCCTTGGGAATACACCCCAACTGAGGCTGAACAGCCCTTCGTCCATACCACCTACTATCACTGTGACCACCTGGGTACTCCGCAGGAACTCACCGACAAAGAAGGTAATCTCGTCTGGAGTGCCCATTACAAAGCCTGGGGACAAGCCCAGGAACTCATCAGCACCGCCCGACGCCAAGCGGGGCTCACCACCCATATACGCTTTCAGGGTCAATACTTCGACCATGAGACCGGGCTACACTACAACAGGCACCGTTATTACGATCCGCTGATGGGGAGATTTGTATCCAAAGATCCCATAGGGTTGCGCGGTGGGTTTAACCTTCATCAGTACGCACCCAACCCGACGGAATGGATTGATCCATTAGGACTTTCCAATAAAAAATGCGCCCTTTTGGGGAAAAATATGGCTGACGATGGGAGGCCATGTCCTAAGAGTTATGCAAGGCATCACTTAATCCCCGAGCATATGCAAAGCCATCCTGTTATCGCTGAAGCCTCAAAACGAGGAATTTACGATATTAACCGAGGAGCTAATGGAGTTTCCTTGCCAACAACGCCTGAAGAATCCCTCAAAACGGGACTTCCTTTGCATAGTGGGAACCACTATAGCGCTTATTATAATAATGCAGAAAACAGACTAGACGCAGTCCAGAGAGAAGCGACTAGTAATTATGGAGGTTTGTCTAAGATGCCTGATCATGAATTGCTAGGTCATATATCAAGGGTAGAACAAGCACAGAAGTCTGATTTGGAAACGGGTAAAATACGGTTGCAAAGTACCGATCCTAGACCAGCGGGGACAACATGCTCAATCAGCTAGACCAATACTATGTAATGAGTCCTAAGAAACACGGGTATGGGGCATTAACATTTACGCCCAATTTGCCCGAATACTTTGATACAACGCGCCCATCACCGCCTCCGGCAGGGGTGAATATAAGCCTTGATATTACAACGCCATCAATTCGGAAGTTTGATGCCGATTTTTTAAAACCCAATGCGGGGTGTGTATTTTCACAAAAAATTAAGGATATTTTCGACGAGTCGCCCGATGTTATTTTTTATCCTCTAAACGTATCCCTCCGATCAGGGCCGATAAGTGGAGAATATTTCTTTTGTCACATCGTAAATAAACTAGACTGTTTTGACTACGAAAAATCCAACTGCGCATCTGGGAGCGGCGAGAAAATAACAAACATTAAAAAACAGATTTATGTTGAAAGCGTTTCAAATATCGTTATCAACCTTGACAAGAGGTACGATATTTTTGTAGCAGATAACTCACCATTCTCAAGAAATCCAATATTTCATGAAAGATTTCTAGAAAATCTATTAAAGACTAATCCTAAGGGAATAGATTTTGTAAAACTAAGTGAATACGAATGGAGCTTATCTTCTTCATAAATTTAATCACTAATGAACGAACAAATAAAAAAGCCCGCAACCTGCGGGCCTTTTTATAATCAGTGTATCTTGGGAGCGGCTTCTTGCAGGCGCTCCCAAAGCGCCCTGATGATCACCATAGAAGCATCATCCGCACTTGGTTGCTGGGTGGCGGCCAGCAATGGGCTACCTTCTGTCCATAGCCCAAAATTGTTGCGTATCCAGATTCCCAGGCCAAAATGCAAAAAGAGTAAGTCCTTTTCTGGCATGCGGGATATCTTGTCGATCTCATCTTGTGGCAGCAAACCAAGCAACACACCAACAGCCTGTTCAACCGTAGTAGGAATGTGACCAGCCATAGCAATCAATCGTCCGTATCAAGTTGCACATGAACAATCGACCCAAGGATGCGCAAGGCATCAAGGCGATCATGCGCAATTACCCAATCAGGGTGACGGGTTTTATCCGGGTTATCACTGCGCATCACGATTGATCCGTCTGGCTCACGAAAAAGACGCTTGATGAAGAATTCGCCCATATAGTCAATGGCGTGGCGTTTCCCATTGCGAATGTGGGTAGCCGACTTGTCGATGGTCACCAAGCACCCATCTGGCAGCCCTGGCGACATGGAGTCCCCTGCCACATGCAATGTAACCAACTGGTTGGCGCTCAGATTGCGGCGCTGAACCCATTCCTTACGGTAACGATTCGGCTTTCCGTTTGGATCAATTTCCCATTCTAAGCGGCCAGTACCCGCCGACAACTTCAACGATAAACAAGGAATCACAACCTCATCGTCTTGAAGTGGGTCTGACTCCTCAAAAGTGGTGGCTCCCCTCACGTAATCCTTGGATACATTGCCTTGCTCTGGGGGAAGCCCTTCCGGCCGCATCGGTCCCTTGCCGCTTGCAAGCCACAAAGAACTGACACGGTATAGATGAGCCAGCGCAGAGGTATAGGTACTACCAACGCTACCGTCATTCTCAAGACCAGAAAGAGTAGCCTGAGTCATCCCGACCGCTCTAGCTGCCGCAGTTTGAGTGAGCCCTGCTTCTTTCCGGGCTGCTTTGAGTCTTTTGCCAAGGGTATCCATATAGGAATTCTGATACCGATCGATAACGAAAAATCTATTGACTCAAATATAGATAAATCTATAATCGCGTCATGGACTGGATATCGCTCATCAATGATCTGATCGCCGCTGGCATGACCCAAGCGGCCATTGCCGCCGAGGTCGGGGTTAAGCAACCCACAATAAACGGCTTGCTATCAGGCGCTCAGAAGGATATGCGCTGGAGTAATGGCGAACGGCTGTTGGCGCTACATGCGCATAAATGCCCAAATCCAACAATTACCAATGCTAATAATCATTGCGCGCCGATAGGCTCGCATGTTCTGGCCAAGTAGGAGAAAACATGCCCAGGAAGCCAAGCGGCGATATCAACGAAGTGCGCACACGCCTGAATAACAACGCGTACCACTTGTTCCAGATGTACGCCAAGCTCAACAACTGCCCGTCAGAAGCCAGTGCAGCAAGGGATCTCATCTCGTATGCGCTCAATGGTTTGTTTGCTCTGTTGGGGCGAACTCTGCCAGCAATGGTGGCGCAGCACAACGCGGGGTGCATGGTAGATGAGACAAGAACCGCCAGCCGTCCGGCGCTATCTCTCCCCATGACTGCCATGGAAATCCAGCTCCCCACGGCTGACGCGGCCAACCTGCAATCCCAGGCGTCCGCAGCCGGTGTGCCGACTGCGCGCTTCCTGGGCATTACCACGCTGCTGGGGGCTTTCGGGGCACTTCACCCCGAAGTACACGCCTTCTGCGCACAGGCAGAACAAGGCGTAGATGAGACAAAAAGAGACATGAATCGGGGTGCCCAATGAAGCCAATCATCAGCGAACCCACCCGTACCCACGTGGTACGCGTGGGGGACATGGATGAAATCATCATCCATAGCACTGAGGGCGCCGATGCGCTCTATTTGTCGTTCGGCGCACACACCGTATCGATGGATGCCTGCCACAGCGTCACCGTAGCAAGTGATCTGATCCGCCGGGCCAAGGACGGTATCACCCTGCAATTCGATCAGGGCGCCCTGCTGCTGGATGAAGAACACACGCTGGCGCTGGCTTCGGTGATCACGGCCCACGCTGAACGCTTGGTTCGGGTTACGCACTGATGACCGTTCGTCTTGAACGTCTCGACCTGCCCTGCCCGGAGTGTGGCGGGGTGCTGACGGTGCGCTCGTCGCGCCAAGTCAGCGATGTGGTGCGTGAGGTGTATGCGGAGTGCCGCAACCCTGCTCCACATGGGCCGCTGGCGCTCAAGTATCTGGTGGAAATCACCGCCGATCTTCACAACGGGGACTATTGCGATGGGCTGCACATCCCCGCGAGCCTGCGTAAGCAAGCCTTGGCGCCGGTTTCAAAGCCTGATCCGCGCCAGACCTGCATTCCGGGCTGCGAGCCTTTGCCCCCGGCCCACAAGCCGCTGACGGCGCACCAGTTGCGCTGCCCGAAGTGTGACAAGGCCATGCGCTATGTGGATAGCACTCAGGTTTCTTCTACCCGGCGTGAATTGTTCGCGGTGTGTTTTAACCCGCGTTGCGATGGGAAATACAAAGTGGTGGTGGAAGCCATCCACCTCCTGCGAGGCGATGCCCCCAGCCTGGATCTGCCGCGCTGGGCACGTCCCCAGGCGCTACGCGAGAGCGCCCCACAAGACCCCAATCAATTGTCGCTGCCACTGCCACCTACTGAGCTGGCGGCGGCTTCTTCGGGAGACTGATTATGCAAGTTGAGAACATCACCCGCCCCGTATTGAGCGAGGCAGGCCGGGCGGCTTTGGCCCAATGCGCGCAGATTGTCTCTGCGGAATCTGATCCGTGGGCACGTACATGGCGTGATGCCAGCCGGGGCGAACGCAAGGTGCTGTTGCGGATTGCCGGTCTGCCTGAAGGCTGGGCCGACACGCATGCAAAGTGGGCCAGCATCCCGGAGGGATATCGGGCGCAGATCAAACAGCGTGCGCGGGATATGAGCGCGTGGCTCTCCAGTGTGCTGACCAAGTCAGCCAGAACGAACTGAGCGCCCATCGCAATGATGCCACGTTCATCTTCCCTCATTGAGCAAAAGCGCCGTTGGGCTGCGGATACCCGCGCCTGGATGGCGGACATGCTCGCCCGTGTACCTGCCCTGTGGCAGCGCCGGGTGGTGAGTGAGTATGAACGCCGGGCCAAGCAGCGCGAAGCGGACGGCAATCGCTGGTTGCGGGAAGTCACCGAGAGTATGCAGGGGCTGCTGTTGCCAATCTCTGCCACCGACGACGATATCCGCGCCAGAGCTAAGGATCTGGCTGACCTGTGTCTGCGCACCTGTGGCGCAGTAACGAACGGCTCAGTGATCGCCCGTTATGAGAAAGCGGTGCGTTTCTGTGAATGCCGTGGAATAGAAGCCCCCGAATTGCGCTTGCCATCGGTGCTGGTGCCGCATGAGTTGGCCCGGCATTTGGGCAAGCGCACCGTCTCCACCTCCTGGAACGATCTGCCCCAGGTGCAAGACTTTGAGCCTTGCATGCTGGCCGTCGTGTTGCCCTTGCTGGTGGCCATGCTGTCCCTGGATGAAGGTAAAGACGCCAGCGCCTGGGATGATGAAGTGCCGGCCGCATCGCCCTCATGCTATTCGATTGAGCAACTGGTGGTGCTGGTAGGCCTGGAGGCTGTCCGTGCCGCCCTCAATGAGGAAGCCGCCCCGGCGCTGGCCCGGATGATGGATGAATTGTGGTGGCGTCGGCGTCTGCGCGAGCAGCACGGGCGGCTTATTGAGCAACATGCCATCGGCCTGGGCTATGTGCATGCAAATGGCGAGAAGTACGTTTCTGATATTGCCTGCCTGCGACGCGATCAGCAAAAGCGCCGCAATGCCCAGGCGCTGGAAGCGGTGGATGTAGTCAATCAATATGGAGAATGTTTCTCCCTTGCCGATCTGGCCGAACGTTCAAACGCCAATCCACGTATCCGCCGTAGCGAACTCATGACACGTATTGCCGGGTTTGAGGCGGTGGCACGAGACCTCGGGCATGTGGCGGAATTTGTGACGCTGACCGCCCCGAGTCGCTTCCATGCCAATGGCGGGGCGAACCCCCGGTATGACGGTTCCAGCCCCCGCGAGGCGCAAGCGTGGCTCTGCAAGACGTGGCAACTGATCCGCGCCTGGGTGGCTCGCCGGGGTATCCGCTTCTATGGTTTCCGGGTGGCTGAACCCCATCAGGATGGCTGCCCGCATTGGCATTTGTTGCTCTTCATGCCCAAGGAAGCGGTGGCGCGTTTCCGGGCGAAGTTTCGCCGCTATGCCATGCGTGTGGAAGCTGACGATATCGCCCTGCCCCCAACCGTGCAGGAGCTGGCCGCACAGAACAAGGCCGATGGAATGAAGCGTGGCTTTGCAAAACTCGCCCGCGAGCAGTTTGCCCAGGCCGCCCACCAGTACAAAGCGGCTATCCGCCAGCGTGAAGAGGCCGACCGTGACCGCAAGCTGCACGGCTGCAAGTTTGTGTCAGTAGAGATGAGCGCCACCAAAAGCGCGGCTGGGTATATCGCCAAGTACATCAGCAAGAACATTGACGGCTACAACGTGCAGCTTGATCTGTATGGCCATGACGCAGTGGAAGGTGCAGCCCGGATTGAAGCTTGGGCCGCCACCCACAACACCCGCCAGTTTCAGCAGATCGGGGGCGCCCCGGTGGGGGTGTGGCGCGAACTCAGAAGATTACGCGAAGCCGATGCAGAGGCCACCGACACATTGGAAGCGGCCCGCGCTGCCGCCGATGTGGGCGCCTGGAGCGAATACACCACGATTCAGGGTGGCCCGACCGTAGAGCGCAAGCACTTGCGCCTGAAGCTGGCCAAGACCCGCGAGGGGGAACGCTGGGACGCGGCCAATCAATGCCCGGCCCCGGTACTGCCTGGGCGCTACGGTGAAGACCCCGGCCCGGCAGTGTTCGGGGTGATGGATCGGCTCAAGGAACGCTCAGTGATCACCCGGTTTTTGAGCTGGACGGTGCAACGCCAGCCCACCAACACCCGCCCAGCGCAAGGCATCAAACAAAGCGCAGGCCAGCAGATGGTCAGCGATACGACAAACGCATGGCGCCTGCCGCCCGGCAAGGGTGAATCCCCTGTGGCTTGGGTTTATGGGAGTGCAGAGAGCGCAGGGCTTGAAGGTTTTGGGGTGGATGTTGAGGAATTGGGGGTTGGGGGTTTTGGGGTTCCTTGGACTCGTGTCAATAACTGTACGGCCCCCCGAGTTGGGGAGGCGGAAAGCGAAGGGGTGAATGATGAAATCGACCGCTTTGAACCTGCCAATTTCAAGGCAGACCATGACGATTGGGAGCAATACGACCGGGCAGTCGGTTTTTTATACCCCGGTGGCGGTGGTGAGTACCTGGATTAAAGCAGCCCCACGAGATATCGACGCCCTGATCGGGGCAGTCGGGGTGATCGGCTGCGCGGTGGGTTTTGCTATTTCATTAGTTGAACGGGTGTGGGGGTAAGACATGCAAATACGGCCCACCAAAGCACCCGCCATGGAATGCGTGAAAAAGGCTCTTGTGCACATCGACGATCTTCAGGAAGCAGTCAGCCGCGCAAAGGATGCAAGGTTCCCTGATCAACTAACAGACGCGATCAGGTCGATGGAATATTTTCTGGCACTCACCAAGCAAGCAGCCGAACGTCAAAAATGAAGTTCCCATATGCCCGCCCCCGACTGAACACTTACAAACACTAGATTGCTCAATGCCTGCTGTTAGATTTGTAACCATCGCTAAGTTCTCTACCGAATCAGGATACTCTGAGGATGCGGTTCGGACTAAAATGCGTGACGGAATCTGGCTAGAAGGAGAAGTTTGGGTGAAGGCACCCGATGGCCGGGTTCTGGTTGACATTGAGGGTTACAACGAATGGGTAAGCAGTTCGATGGTGTTCGCGCGGGTTCGGCCAGTACGGTCGAAATCGACTTCTACTATGCGGGCGAAAGGTGCCGCGAACGGATCAAACTTGAGCCCACCCCCGCTAACCTAAAACGGGCAGCCCTTCATCGCGCTGCAATCCTTGACTCGATCTCTCGCGGCGAATTCGACTATTCAGTCACCTTCCCCAATAGCAAAAATGCCGCTCGCTTTGCCAAAAGCAAGGGGGCGCTCACCACGATCGCATCCTTTCTTGATGACTGGCTGGAACGAAAAGCCAAACAACTCAAAGCATCCACCTGGGAAGACTATCGTAAAACGGTCAATGGCCACCTGATCCCAAAGTTCGGTGCGCTGTCTATCGGGGAGCTGGATAGGCAAAAGGTTCGGGAATGGTGCGCAGGCCTGGACGCCAGCAACAAACGGATAGGCAACATTCTTTCCGTTCTCCGCTCTGCCCTGGCAGAAGCTGAAGAGGATGGAATCATTGAGGCCAACCCGATTGCAGGCTGGAACTATCGAAAGGTGGAGCCTCCCAAAGAAGAGGAAGACGTCGATCCATTCACGGCAGATGAGCAAAGTTCCATCCTGGCCGAACTGTCTGGCCAAGGCAGGAACCTTGTTCAATTCGCCTTCTGGACCGGTTTGCGGACAAGCGAATTGGTTGCGCTGAATTGGGCAGACATTGACCTTCGCGCTGGCGTGGTGAAGATCCGCAAAGCGACTACCCAGGCAGCACATCGAAGAGCCAAGGCTGTTGCCGCCGCAGAGGCTCTCAATTCGGTTCCTGAAGGCGGAATCGAACCGGCGTCCCAAATAGTGGAAACAACCAAAACCGCATCAGGGCGCCGCGATGTAAAGCTGTTGGCTCCAGCGCTGGCCGCCATTCAAGCGCAGAAGGAACACACTTGGCTGAAAGGTGAAGAGGTTTTCCAAAACCCGCGAACCGGTGAGCGTTGGACGGGCGACCAGCCAATCCGCAAAACGCTCTGGACGCACGCACTTAAGCGTGCAGGCATCCGTTACCGGAACCCCTACCAGACCCGCCATACCTACGCGTCTATGCTGCTATCGGCTGGGGAACACCCAATGTGGGTTGCGCAACAGATGGGGCACAAAGATTGGGGAATGATCCGGCGTGTCTATGGGCGCTTTATTCCAAGCGCAGATCCTGGGGCAGGAAGCCGGGCGGAACAGGTATTTGGTCAGAGTCTTGGCCACGACACGCGTAGATCAGGCACGGATAACCACTGACCGGAAAAAATTTAGTCAGCCAAAGCCCGCATAGCGGCTTCAGGTTCGCGTTCAACCACCTGCAACAAGGCCAGCGCTGCGCCCGTAGGGTGCCGTCTGCCTTGTTCCCAATTGCGCAACGTCTTGGGACTCACCTTCAGGCGTTTTGCAAATGCATCCTGGGTCAAATTTGTCTTGCTGCGCAGCAGGGCGACATCGGGAACTTCCACTGTAGTAACCCGGCTGGCGGCCTTGGTGCCCTTCTTGATGGCCACAGCTTCCTTGGCACTTTCAAGCAGTGCATCGAATAGTTTAGCTTCCATCGTCCAACTCCTTAATAATGCTCTTCAATGCGTTGCGCTGGGCTTTGCTCAGGTTGTCCTGCTCAGACTTCGGGTAAATCACCAGCATAAAGATTTGCCCATCTTGTTTGGCGTAGTAGTAGATGGCTCGCACACCGCCACTCTTGCCCTTCCCCCTGGCGCCGTGGCGTACCTTCCGTGCCCCACCAGTACCTTCCATTAGGTCGCCAGTTTCCGGGTTATCAATCAACCGCCGCTGCAGCTCGCGGTATTCGTCATCCGTCAGCAGCTCCTTCACCTGGGCCGTAAAGATGGAAGTTTCAATAAAATGAAAAAGGGCCATACCCTGACTATGTACGCCAATGGCGCACATGTCAACTGCAGCCTGTTTTTGAGTGCTGGAGCGGTTTCCAGCCAGCCAATAGTCAGGTTTTGGTCAATATTTCCGCTAGATCAAGCATAGGCGGGGCTTAGCGCGGGTTCGATTCCCGCCGCCTCCACCACTAACTCATTGATTTTAAAGAAATCAAATCAAACAAGCTGCACCAAAACATGCGGGTTTTAGCGTAGTAAATGCAGCTTTTATGCAGCTTTTTTATTACTAAAGAAGTAGCCTCAGACGTCTGGCGCGACTGCCATTTCCTAGAGCAGCCGCCATCTCTCGGTTTTTGAAAGCCGTCTTTACCGTCAGACGGAGCGAAGAGCCCACTGCTATGCGGCTCCCTTCCGCTCACCACAGAGCGACGGCCAGCCACACATGGTCAAAGTCGTCGGAGCACGTGCCGTTCAGGCTCGCAACCTTTCCTGGTCTGGCGACATTGGTCAAATCCCCATCATCAAAAGCTTCATCAACCGCTTTTGCAAGAAAACATGGCGTGTTCTGCATCAGCAACACATTGTGAACATCAGCACGCAGCAACGTGGAACTCACGCTGCCCCCGTAAGCCGTTACGGCACCGTCTTTCGATATTACGCTGATAGCGATTTCAGAATATTTGGACGAAAACAAGTTCGGCTGAGCTAAGTTGGCGCTTACGAGGTGTTCAAACACGCAGGCACTTTCATCGGCACTGATAAGCCCATCACCATTGCCCTTCTTACATGCGTCACTAACATTGGGGATTTCATTCGTCACAGGAAAATCCCCAGGCAAGAAGCGGTAGCGATCCCGAAATAGCGCTACGGCGGAGCGGATTGAAGCAACCTGCCCAACAAACGCCTTCTTATCACCTTCCTTGATCAGCGCCTGACCGCCCAACACGACCGACCCCAGCAACACCGCCACAATACTCAACACAACAGCGATTTCGACCAGCGTGTACCCGTGCTGTGCAAGACGTTTGGTCATTTATTGAACTCTCTCCAAAGGCAACCAAACAATACAACACAATGCCCCGAGGTATAGGCCGCAAGTAGCGAGCACAAAAAACCGACGTAAAGCGGCACTGCGCGGAATAGCGGAGAGCACGCGAATAATCCGAAAAACATGCATGCCAACGGCAGCGTAAGCAACCCGGCCAACAACATCCTACGAGGTAAAGTCATGGTGGAAATCCTGTTCGGGCGAATACGGCTTTAAGCTCATCTGTCGTAATCCGGCACGTCATCGGCCCTGTCGCGCTCGTTACACTCTGCGCGGTTACTAACTCAGTATCACAAAGGGCAACGTACGAAGTAGATTGCGCAATAGCAGTGTTGGCAGATATTTCACATTTGAGGGGTGTAGAACTTGTTGGGTCTTGAATAAAGACTGTGTAGTCATTATTGGGACTTATGTTGTAACCAACCACAGGCCCGGACGCGGAGGCGGGTACATAGTTTGCCAAACCTACAGAAATCAGCTTGTCTTTAATATCTTGGCAGGCTTTGTTGAATGTAGCGACAGGGGCAGAGAGCACCCCTTGTGCATAGAGAGGGGTGACAAGGTCATCCCGTAAAATCGGGAACACGTAGTCATCAAATGTATCAGTGAGATCCCGTTTATAACAAACCCGCAAGCCAGTGCTATCGCGTTGGACACAGCCATCTTTGTTAGCCTGCTTGTAGGTATCCCCTGTACTAATAGCGATGGTCGTATTTTTTGTGGTGTATGCCCCCTCCCCACTTGGCCCGTGGGAAATAAGCACAGCCACCGCTGGGTTCGGTGTTCCCGATCCGTCATCAACCTTTATATCTTCTGTGCTCGCACCAAGCAGATGTTGCTGCATAACCCAGTCTCGCGGGTAAAGAAGCTGGGGGGTTGTTGCATTGTCGCTGGACACAACGTAAGTATAGAAATTGCCCCAACCATCCAGGGCCATTTCTTGAGTCAGCCCAAGGGTTGCATACGGAACCACCCCCGCTTTCACTCCGGCCCCTTCACCAACTCCGCAAGAATTCTTTGCACTAGCTTCCGTACTGACCGGTATCGAACTCTCCACCCCGGCGGCATCTGCCGCAGGGCAAGGCAAACGACCATGATCCCGTAGATAGCCAAGCAGTGCTGTTTTCACTGTAGCTTGCCGCGAATACGTTGTCGCGCTGGTGACATGCTGCAAGAACGTCGCTCCTCCTGCTATGAGCAAGCCAAGCATCGCCCCCATAATCACCAGGACGACCGCTATCTCGACGAGGGTAAAACCGCGCTGTCTGTTCATGCAGGTATGGTAGCGCAAAACCTCTGCGCTACCACCCTACCCCCAGCCTTCAGTCGTTCCAGGCCATCCCCTTCACCACGAAATTCAGCGGGCCGACGCCCACTGCTTCCTTCAGGGAGTCCGCAGCAGGCTGGGTGAAGGCGCTGGCGATCTGCTCGGCGGTTGGCCCAAGCAGGCCGGGGACGCCAAACTCCTTGGCATCGAGTGCCATCTGACCGGTGCCCAGTAGCCCTGCCCTCTGTACCCCATGCGCCACAATCCCTGCGACACCTTCATGCTCCCATACCGGAGCCCCTGCTCCCATTGCTTCCTGCAAGATGCCCTTGGCCGCGTCGGCTGCCAGCATCACCGGAACGTAGCCAGCCGCCAGTAGCAGCAAGGGGTTCGTGTTGCCATTTTTGACTTCATGCACCACACGCTTGAGCAGCACTTCGTGGGTGGCGTACATGAACTGCTTGAGGTGGAAGAACACAGCAAAGTGCGGGTCAGAACTCCAACTCGGGCGAATGGCTGCATTGGGCCGGAGAATTGCGCCATCCACCCAACGCATGATGGCCTTCTGAATCGCCGGGCTGTCAGTGTTGAGCCTGCCATCCTGAACTCGCACATCCGCCTTGGTGATACCCAACTCCTTGAGGTAACGCTCGCTGTGTTCGCCAGGGTTCTCCGCGTGCCGCTTGATGAACCCAATAGCAGCTTGTGTTGCCTGTACGCGCATGGCTTTGTTGTACGCTTCCATGCCGTTCCAGCGGAAGAAGTTGTCGTTCCAGCGCTTGGCCCAGGCAGGCAGATATTGTGAGCCGTACAAGTTCCCCATCGTACTCATGAACCCAGCGCAGTCGACAGTGCCGACCATTTCGGCAACCCTGGTGGCTTCGTCGTAATCTTCGGGCTTGCGCTCGCGCAGACCGGTGAGATCGCCCCACTCCTTCACAATGGCACTCATCCCACGCTTGAACGCCACGAACGCATCCTTCATCTCGCCCCCGCGCACAACAATACCGAGCGGGTCAATGAGGTTCGAGAACATGGCATAAGCCAGCAGCCGGGTATTCTGGTAGACGATGCTGTAAGCCGATGCTTTCCTCAACAAAGGGCTGATGTCGTGACCAAGTGTCCCTTCCATCGCCATGACTGCACGGCGGGCGGGTTCCAGACTCTTGGCGGCCCGAATGGGCAAGGCTTCAGCGTCCTGTGGTGTAAGCTCGGTCTTCGTACCCGAGACAAGCACCGAGTAAAGCTGCTTCTGCCATGCTTCAGGGTCAAGCGCCTTCGCCTGCCCGACAGCATCCTTCACGCCATATTCGCGCTCGGCGATCTGGTTGATCTCATGCGCCCAGGCACCTTCCATTGAGGCCTGAAGTTTGCCGCCGTCGTAGCCAAAGGTGCGTGTATATTCCGCACGCTTGGTCGCCTGTCCCACATAGGACGACAACACCTGCATCAAATCCTTCTGCTGAAAGTCATGAAACTGCCGCATGTCGATCCAGTCCAGGGTTCGTTCGTTCACTGCTTTCATGAACGGGCTGTACCCCAAGGCATTCGGCATTTCGTCCAGTGCAGCCTGCCCGTCACTGCCAATGAGCCGATCCAGAATGGCGGCGGCAACGTCTTCTGCCGTAACCGGTGTCGTCTTTTCGTCTTGCAACGCTCGCCACGAAGCAGTCAGTTCACCTGCGTCCTGCTTGGCTGCCACCTCCTTGTTGGCCTGTGCAGCAATGGCTTCGAGTTCATCCGCATGAAACTTCAACAACCGGTCCTTGAACACGGCGCCATCTCTCACAAGTGCGGCACTGTCCCAGGCACGCGGGAAGTAATTGACGATCTTGCCAAGAGGTTCCCATTGTTGCTTCTCAGCGTCATAACGACGAACGTCAGCCCCCCGCAAATACTCGTGCATCTCATCAAACACCCGCTGCACGCCATCCTGGATTTTCCTCGCCACCCGGTCTTTGGCTTTCGTCCCTGTTTGCAGCGCTTCAAGTGCCGTATCAAGGTCTGCTTTCTCCACATGCTCACCTGCATCCCTCACCGCAGCTCCGAACCTGTTGAGCCACTGATTGTTTGCCTGAACATGCGCCTGTAGAAAACCTTGGTCTTTGTCGGTTGCCCCCACCTTGTTGTTGAACAAGCGGCCAATCTGGTTGAGATAGGGGTTGGCTGAGCCAGTAAGTTGGGCCTCAGCAGTCCCAACCAACTCCTGACCACGCTTGAGAACAGGATCTATTTTTTTCGCCACCGCACGCAAGGTATCTCCACGCGCAGCGATGCCATCCAAGGCTTTTGCCATTTCATTTGGCTCGGCCAGCTTGCCATCGTGAAACGCCTTCAGGATCAATTCTGCCCGCTGATCGTTGGTCAGCATGCCCGTAATCCTGCGAATCAGGTTGGCAACTCGCTGGAATATCGTTTGTGTTTCCGGCCCAAACTTCATTTTGCCGGAAGCCCAGAGCTGGTACATGTAGGCCAAACGCTCCTGCGGGTCGTTCCTGATCGCTTCCCGCACCGCTTCGAACTTGTCGTCGGCAAAGAACCGCTCCAGACGACGCAGTGTGATCGGGCTGCTCGCTGCCTTGAGCAGAGTTTCGGCGTCCTTGCCCCGCCCTGCCTCAGTCAAACGGCTGAACAGTTCGTGCATGCTCTCATGGTAAGCAACAGACAACGGGTTCAGGGCACTCGTTGCGACCCTCACCACGCCCTGTTCCCACTCACCCGAACCACCATGACCGAAGGCATCGACGAATTCACGGTGCATCGCCGGGCCTAGAGTTTTGGTAATGTAGTCGTTCGCAGCCTTCAGCTCTTCTGCTGAAGCCTTGGCACCCAACGGTTCGTCCGAGCGTTTCGTGTTCGCATCAAACGCGCTGAAGTTCCCGTTATTGTCGGTCGCCTTGAGCTGTGTCGGATCGAACACAATCGTCGTCCCATCCGTCGGCACAAACACTCCGTCATATCCCTGGGCCTGCAACGCTCGCGCCCGTGCTTTCGACTGGGCTAGATCAGCAAAACTGGAAAACTCTTCCAGACTCATTCTGTAGGGGCGCTCCATGCGCACATACAGCGGCATCGTATGCTGCCCATATACAGCAGAACGTTCAGCGGACGGGCTGACAAAAATCCCCAGTCCTGCGCTGGCATGGTTCGTATTCGCACCAGCCCTTGCCGGGTCGAATGTATCAAAGGCAGCATCGGAGCTGTGATAAAAAACAACCGGTGCGCCATCCTTTGTGCGCATTTTGCTGTCACCAAACCACGCATTGAAACGTGGGCTATCCAGCAACTTGCGGGCAGGTTCGGCATTGAACTTCTTACCGTCTGCCTTCGCTGCCGCTGCCTTGTATTCAGCCGCCAGTTCTTTGCCTTGCTTCACAAGTTCTGAAGTCTGGCTCTTCAGAAGCCTGAGCTTGCCATCACGAACGGCGTTCGCGGGAGCCGCCTCAAGCTCTTTGATTTTCGTTACCTTTTCAGCATACTCACGACGGAGCCCGTCAAGACGACGAGCACGCTGATCGAGTTTTCCTTCCTTGGGATGCAGCTCTGCACCGGTCAGCTCATCAAAATTCCGTTCTGTGGCGTCTAGCTTTTTGTTCGCCTGCATAGACATCTCGTCGGTCTCGGTGATGGCATGGCCCTTTGGCCCTGCCGTCTCGCGTACCTTATCCTGCGGCAACTCCGCCCCCTTCTTCTCAAACACAGCGAAGTTGTCTCCGTACTTGCCAACGAACTGTCCCGCCTCTTTATCCACATGCCCAAGCGCTTCCTTTTCGGAATCATAGATATGTGGCTGCTTGGTCTGCGGATCGCGTGCAATACGCCCCTCATCAACAACCGCACGCCCAACTTCCTCGCTGATGCTTCTGCGAGCCTCGCCCAGAGTCAGCACTGAGCCGTCCGCACGCCTGAAGAGCGCAAAGTCATCCGGCAGGCTTTTCATGCCATTGACAACATGTTCAGTACCGTCGGCCATCCTTACCCGCATCTCCCCCTGGAACTTGCCGGAGTTGAGCAGCGAAGACAGCCCTGCCGAAAACATATTCAGCATATCCTTCGGGCCGGTCTGTTCAGCCGTGCGTTCATCAAACGCCCCTTGGCCCTTGCGCTCCCACATCTTCGAGATGAGCTTTTGTGCAGAGGTTACGAAGTCCTTACCGTACTTCTTCCCTCCGGGTTCTCCTTCAGGCAAAAAGATACGGCCGTCCGCGATGGTAGAAACATCCCGCTGCCCTAGCTTCGTGACATCCGACCACGCCCGCTTGTTTGCTCGACCACCCACGGTAGCCGGAGCATTCAACTCGTCTGGGCGAATCTCCACGGCTTCAGGCTGGTCGTTTGTTCGCTCCTGGGAACGCAGCACTTTGTAGCGATCATTGAGCATCTGATCCAGGCCACGTGACCCACGGGTCTCGTATTCAGTCTCATGTTGCTGGCGCAAAGCATCCAGTTGGCGGTTGTCACCGGTTGCCTTGGCATAATCGACAATGCCTACGGGTTCGGTACTCACGACCTCTCTGCCCGTTGATTTGTCATACCTTGCGTTGTAGCGCTCCGTATCCAGGTTGCGCTCTACACGCTGAATGTGATCCCCCACGTAATCATTGGCAAGATCGAACGGGCGACCTTCTTTGTCACCGAAATGATAGGCATATGAAGACTCACGCTCCTGCAACGGGGATTCGTAGTCTTTTGCTGCGGCGTCGCTCTCGCCACGATTCGGCGTGGCCGCGCTCTCATCCCCGTAGCTTTCCCCTTGCAGCCTGTTGCGCTCATGTAGAAGGTCAATCTGGGCCAATACCTTGTCCTTGTTTGCCCCAAACCATTGGTCAAGTTGTGCTTCGACATCAGGAATTTTCTTGCCACCGTCAATGTAACGACGGATAGAGTCAGCAATATGTGGATAGTCTTCCGCAGGCAATGCGTCCATCGCTTCTGGGGTCAGATTGTCCCAAACAGCTTGAGATGCTCGTTTGTATTGTGGCACCCGGCTATCCACTAACGACTGGATGTCAGCCAGCGCGGCCTGTACACCCTCATCAATCTCCTGAGTCCTTCCCTGGCGGCGCAGCAGATCATAGGCTTTACCAATAATTTCTGGAGCGCCTGCTCCAAATGCTGCGGTGAGGCCGTGGGGAACAGTTACGTTGCCATTGTCATCTCGTCCGAAGTCTCCCAGAACATAGTCTTTGAGAACACCCGCAGCCGTGTTGCGCACATGCTCAGTCAGCGGGCTTCCGAACGTACTATCCAGATCAGGCGCAAGACGGCTCAGAAACACCTCGTCGTCACGCGTCGGCTCCAGATTCTGCTTGGCGCCGCCAAGCCTGCTCACCAGTTCCCCCGCTGCCTCACGGATATTCTCGCCTACGCGCCTGGAGCGCTCTTGCGCGACCAGCCCCCCAACAAAAGGCTTCCACGCTTCTGGGTCGTTCGCGTTGTCCAACAGATGTTGAGCAACGGCTACCGATTGGGCGGGGGCATTCGGGTCGGCCACGGTACGACGCGCGATTGCCAGCGCGGCCTCACGTTGCATGTTCTCGTTACTGGCAGCCCAGGCATTCACCTGTTCGTCCGGAGCATTGACCAGCTCAGCAGGCAGTCGCTGATCGGCCATGAGGGTCGCCAGCTCAGGATGGGTACGATAGGCATTGAATGCATCACCGACCGTCCTGAGCGGATCAGCCGCACCGTTGGCTGCCTTCATGGCCGTGTCGCTCAGAGCTATGCCGCCCTTGGCTGCAAGCCTCCCACCGCTGGCAACCAGATCAACGCCATGAGCCACAGCCCCATGTACCGCCCCGACAGGAGCCATACCCAATGCGCCTTGGGCCGCTGCATCTGCAACCCGCATTGGGTCGAACTTGGCGTTCGGATCGTACTGCATCTTGTGCGCCTGCCCGATCACATCTGAGGCTCCTACCGCCGCACCGGCTTCCGCAGCACTCTTGGCTGTTTGCACCCCCGCCCCAAGCAGAGCCTGCTTCAGAGAGTTGACCGGCACTGGTGTCAGCATACGGCCAGTCATGGCATCCGGAACGGCAGCCATGACAGCGCCTTGAGTACCACCCACAAGGTTGGCACGAGCAAACTTTTCTTGCGGCGACATCCCGGCAGCAGCGGAATCCTCATGCAGCTCCTGGGCCACGCCACCAGCCATCGTCGGGTGCATGACTGCCGCGCCACCGAGCGTGGCCGCGAGGTTCGGGTTCATGAATCGGCCCAAGCCCATGCGTCCAGCTACAGCACCTGCCATTGCAGGAGGGATATATGCAGCCCCCTTGCCGACAGCGCCGAGAGCATATTGCAAAGCAGTGTCCGCATCATGAACTTGCCCAAGGTTTTTGACATCTGGTCCAACATACGCAGCTCGTTGTGCATCCTGCGCCGCACTATCCCACCACCCTTTTGCAGCATCAGAATGCCCAGTCGCATCCAGGGCAGACGCCACATAGGCTTTTGTCGAACCCTTCACACCCCGGACAGCCTGCCCAAGACCACGCGTCAGGGGATTGCCGAAATCACGCTCATCCTGCAATGGATCAGGCAGCGGCTGCGCAGTCGTGCCGAGCGCGGAATAAGTTGTCCCATTGGGCTGCTGGGGCTGGAGCGCGAGCAAAGTATCTCTCAGCGACATGACAAATCCTTTTAACGACGTTGATCCGAGAGGTTCTGAAGCTCCTGACGATAGCGGTCCTGTGCCTCCTGATTTCCGCCATCTACCAGCCCACCGTAACCAAGGCTGCTGCCGAACTTCAACCTGTTATCACCAGTCACAAAGCCCACGCCACCTGGGCCACGCAACCCGGTTGCAGCCGTCGCCTTCAGCGGGTTATTGGTCGTGGAGGTGCTGTAGCCCATCAACTTCTGTACAAGGTTGTTCAGAATGCCAGGGTCGGTGTCCCAGGCGGGAGACTGCACAGCATCGTGAATCACGTTGTACATCTGTGGCGTGATGTCACCACGGCTCAGGCCCGCCTGAGCCAGCACATTATTGAAACCAAGCTCGGCTTTTTGCCGAGCCTGATTCGGTTTATTGTCTTTGTCATACGCCTGCCCAAAGTCCTTATCGAGCTGATCGTTGATGCGTTTCTCGTTATCCATCCGTCGTTGATACCCGAGCTGATTGATCGCCATTTCGCGGTTGTACTGAAGGTTCTGACGTTGCATTGCCAGATCAGCCGCTTTGAACAAACCTTGCTGTTGCATCTGTTGGCGCTGCAGATCGGCATTGGTATCGAGGTTGGCGTATTGGAACCCCAGGTTGTCCGCTGTTTTGGCGCGATTGATCGCCCCGGCATACTGCGCTGCTGCGGGTTGCTGCGCATACAGCTTGAACAGAGTCTTCATGCCGGAAGGATCATTCGATTCAAGGGATGTATCGATGGCCGGAGGAGCGCCCACACTTTGCTCGTTCGACACACGACGAGTAGGCTGATTACCTCCGCCTCCCGCGTTGCCACCCACGCTGGCCGCGTCAACCGGCTGATAGCCTTGCGCCTGACCACCAACATTCATGGTTTTGCCTGTTGAGTTATTGCGCACCCATCCCGTTCCGGCCGGTGGCACACCATTCGAGTTGATGAGATCTGCAACAGGCTGGCGCAAACCGACAGGCTGAACAGTCTGTTGCGGAACTTGCTGACTCAGAGCTGGAGCTTCTTGAGAGGATTGCATAGGCTGCCCACTGAGCATCCCGGCAGTCATGCCGTTTGGATGTTCTTTGGCGATCTGGTTGATCAGGTCTTGATTCACTTGAAGCCCTGGCTCGGTTCTATTTGCCGCGCTGTTACCGGTCAGAGAATTCCACGCCCTCGCCAATCCCACAGCCATGTTGTCCGGCACAAGGTTTTTGCCAATGAACTTACCTGCGGTCAATGCTCCCGCTCCGGTAGCAACAGCGGGGTTCGCCAGCAAACCATAGGTAAGCGCACCACCCGCTGCAAAATCCGTCGCGTTGTCTGCATTGACCCCACGATTGCCCATATCGCCCAAAGCCCCTGCCGTCTGGAGCACTCCGCCAGCAAGCCCTAGACCTTTACCAAACTTTGCCAACCTACTAGCCTGACCTGCCACTTGCGCGGGGGCTTCCGTCGTCGAAGCCACGTTTGGCGTTTGGGACGCGCGAAACGCTGCTGCTTCGGGGGACATCATCCCGTTCGCACGAGCGCCTACAGCGGTGCTTGCCAGCGGGCCTTCAGCAGCACTCGCTGAACCGTACCGGGATACCGCATTACTTGCCACAGAGGGGTCAATCGGTACAGGCCCGCCTGGGCGGGGCACAGAAGCAGGTTGCTGAATTGACGTAGCAGTGCGGCTACCCACTCCTTGGCCTTTTCGGGACATCCAGTCCCCCGCACCACGCATCATCTGCCCAATGTAATCACCAAGAGCCATGTTCGTACTCCTTAACCCGTTGTAATTTCTGCAGCCAGACCACCTGCCGCCGCACCGATTGCTCCTGCAACCTGCCCCATTTCCCGCATGCCAGCAGCCGCCGCGCCTGCAACAATTTGCGCATGAGCATTGATCGCCTGTGCCGTAGCTATCAGGTGCGATGATTCAATCTGCGCCACCTGCGCCGACAAGGACGCGTTGGCCTGTGCCGCACTGATGCGCTCGCGGACAAACTTGGCCTGTGCATCAACACGCGTTGTATACTTCTTTATTCTTGAGTCATACACACCAAGCGCGGCGTTCACGTCCGTTTGATAGCGGGCCACATCCGCTCCGTACATCTGGATTTTCGCCCTGTACTGTTCAAGCGGAAGCTGAGCGGCAGCAACTTGAGCGCGAACGATGGTTTCTTTGGCTGCCACGCCTGTCTGGTAAGCCTGCACCTTATTGGCATAAGCGCTCACAGACGATTGATAGAGCGAGACCTTTGCCATTTCGCCACGGATGCGGGATTCATACATTCCGAACTCGGCACTCTTGGCTCCAACCTGTGCCTGATAAGCTTCGACCCGCGTGCGGAACAGTTCCAGCTTGGAACGTTCAACGTCGGTGTAGATCTTTGCGGCTTCCATCTGCGCCGTGTACAGACCGACCAGGGAACGCACACCTTCAAGCTGTGAGTTGTAGAGCGAAACGTACAACTGCTGGGTTTCAACAGTCAGGCGTGCGCCTTCAACCTTTGCCTTATACACATCAAGATGGGCAAGCGCTCCGCGCAACTGCGTCTCATACACCTGGGCTGCGCCACGGAATGCCTCGACCCTGGCCTGAAAGCGCTGCAACTTCGCATTGAAAATCTGCACACCAAATTCAGCAAGATATTTGGCTGCATTGAGCGCCCTTTCCGCCGCGTATCCATAATACTGAATCATCATGGCTTCCAGCTCACGCGCCTGCTCAATCGTGAACCTGCGGTTCTCCACATACAGGTCTGCACGCTTGAGTGCCACGTCACGAGACAAACTTGAAGTTTTCTCAAGCGCTTCACTCTGAATCCGCGTAACCGCCCCATTCAATGCTCCAGGCGGTAGCATCATTCCACGCGCAGCGGCTTGACGGGCCACTTCCTGGATCTGGATTTCCGCATTCTGCAACTCACGCTCACGCGCACGTGCCCAAAGAGCCTCCTCGTCACCTGCATCAATGCCGTAGCCGCCATTGAGCAGATCATTGAGCAACTTTGTCTTCGTTGCATCTAGCAAGACAGACGAATACATCTGCTCACTGAACTCGAACTTCGATGTGGGTTCAAGCAGATCGTCCGCTTGTGCAGCCACATCAAAAACTGGGATGTCTATTACAGGAGCCTCGGGCAAGGCCAGAGCCTGAATCGTGGGGACAGCAGGCAAGGTAATCGTCGGCGCGGTCGGCAGCACAGCACTGTTCAACTCTGGGGCATTGCCTGGAGAATCCGGCAACGACGCGTCTGGGGCCGCAGGCAAACTGAGTGCAGGCTCTGCCAGAGTCAGTTCAGGAACAGGGCCAAAATCCGGGATGTTGATCGTACCTATCGACACATCGCTCGGACGAGTAGCAGTATCTGTTGGAAAGACAGGCTCTGACGGCGCTTGCTCAGCGACTGCGGAAATAGTATCCGCATAATCGTTCTGTATGTATTGCGCAAGAAAATCCGCATAGGATTTGCCCACGGTAACTTGACTTGTAGCCACACCTTTCAGGTCATTCATGAAGCCTGTCATCGTGTCGACGATAGTGTTCATCGACGAGATGTTGCTGTCGCGCATTGCGCCAATATCGGTCCCCATCAAACCCTCCTTGTCGTGGGCGCAAATACCACGGTGTAACTGTTGAAGTCGAAGTCCTTGTCACCAGCAAGGGACAGTTGCCAGTGCCTGCCGCGCAGCCCTTTTCCCAGGGCTACGCGATGCTGATGGAGTGTGGCAACATCACCGTTCACCACGTACTCACAGGCGTCACCTTCGTCCGTCGACACGGTGAGAACCATGTCGCCCTGGCTATGCATGTCGATGTAGAAATCGCTCGCACGTTTCTGATGCGGTTCCCGAAAATCCAGGTTCCCCGTCTTCATTGAGAACGGTATCGACTCCTGGGGGACTTCCAACTGATAAAGGCCATCATCTGCAGCACCGTAATACCGGCCATCTATCTCACAGAAGCTGTTGAACGGATAATCCGAAAACGTCGTGCTGGCATTTGTGATCGTGTTCGTCGCAAACACAAGAATCAGTTTTTCAATCAGTTCCGCCGCCAGATTGGCAACGGGCCTTGGCAAGGTGATGTCAGCCGAAGCGTTGATCTGTTGAAGCGCAAAGAGGTGCCCATCAATACGGGGGAGCGCCACAGACAGTTCGGCACGAGCACCCACAACAGCGTCGGCGGCAAATCCCAACTTGTTGAGTGCGGCAGACAGCGAACCAACAACACCCGGCACCCCGACCAGATCCACTTTCACGCGGGGGACAGAAAGGCTAAGTTCAGCAAGCTGAGTTGCCGCACCTGTCGAACTTGCGTTCAAGCGTGGCAAGGTGGTATCGAGTACCGCAGATATGCCGACAGCACCCGTCATGGAGCTGCCGAGGGATGGCAACAATGCAGCCAGCACGTAAGAACCACCAGCCAATTCTGCGCTCAATGCTGGCAAGCTCAGATCAAATTTCCCGACCCCGCCGACAAAGCCAAGTTGCTCTGAGGTGATCTTCGGTAACGCGATTTCCAACGAAGCGAAAGTACCTTGGCGTGCAGCAATAACCGTCACGAAACTCGGCAGTTGAACCGAGATCAGATTGCCAAGAGCGACACTGATGCTGGCAGCCCCTGACACCCGTGCGCCACCGCTCGCGTCCTCGTGCACGGTTGCATTGCGGTAATCCGCTCCCCCGGATACCTGCACGCCATCCCCTGCAATGACCAGATGCTGGGTAGCATTGCGATATGGAGCCTTTCCCGCCAGTGTTATGCCAATGCCATCAGAGCGAAAATTCAATGTTTCTACCGCAACAACCGTCGCACCTGCAAGTTGGCACCCGCCGCTTGCCACAACCTGTTGAACGATATTGCGTGCCGATGTACCCCCCGATACCTGCATGCCACCGCTTGCGCTCAGGCTGTAAGTGGTCGGCGGACTGTACTCTCCAGCAAGCAGGCTGGGGATGCGCCCCTGAGGAAGAAGGTATTCACCCGCGAACAATGCAGGAACCCTGCCCTGCAACGCGCTGTATTCACCGGAGACAAGATTGGGAAGACTTGCCATATGGCATCAAACTGACAAAGTAAGAGCAGTGATGGTCGGACTAGCCCCCGATGCAACAAGTGCACTTGACAAAGTAATATCCGACCCAGCTGTCCCTGCGGACAGATCCATAGCATACAAACCTTTTGTCCACCGCCCCCATGTAGCGGTTCCCGCTGCAACAAATGTCGTGGCCTTTGTTGCTGCCAACGCAATACTCCCTGAAGCTGCGTCGTTAAAGTCGGTCGTCGCAAAGGTGTAGGTGGCTAAAGCTGTTTGACCGGATATTGGATCGCTCGCCAAAGTCGGCTGAGTTCCACCGTACAATGTCAGAGTACCGCCATCGGCCAGCTTTGGTTCTGTACCCGTAATGAATAGGCAATTCAGAATCGCATTACGCAGCGCTTCGTTCCACCGAACCGTCGCACCATTTGTTGCAGGAATCTTCCAAGACATCGACACCACTTTGCAGGGGGTGTTGATCGTCAGGGTATCCAGAATACAATCGGCCCCTGATCCAGATAAACCCACCGTTCCTGTCACAGAAGCTGACCCCACCGAATTTTCATAAACGCAGAAACTCAGCGCGGTCCCTGTTACAGCCGAAGTCCCACTCCACGTCACACCAAGCTGTTTGACGCCTCCCACAGCCCCTGTACTCCACATATTGGCGCAGGTGTCGCTGGCCGTCCAACTACTACTCAAACTGGTACTCTCGGGTGCAAGCTGAGCGCTGGTCAATATACGTAACCGCACCACGCTCGTCGCAGTTGTGCCGGGCAAACACCCACCAGCCGCCGTTGTAGCCTTTACCAAGGCATTCAGCAGCCTGTTCTTCGCTGCGGTGCTGATTTGAATAGCCATAACAAGTCACACCTTGCTCAAGGTGATTTTCGGTGTCAGCTTGATCACATCACCGGACATCACAGTGACGCTGGCGCTGAAGCGCTCCGCCCACAGCAGCACCCCACTTGTTGCATCAGTGACGTAATACCCATAAATCACTTGGCTGGAACCCGCATTCGTCCAGCTCAGTTCGGCATACGCAGCCTCCGCCACAGCGTTCGCGTTTTGTGCGATGGTCCAAGATGAGCCGGTCAGCGTCTTGGCTGCATAGCCGGAAAAGTTCGCTTCGGTGTAGCTTGCTGCAGTATCTGCGTCGGCAGGCGTAATGTCATTCGTGTAGAAATGCAGTTGCTGGTTTCCTGCCCCCAGCATCAGCGCCAGGAGCTTGTTTTCTCCAACAGCAGGAATGAATAGTGACATGCTGGCTCCTTACGCCATCGGCAGAGTAAAGTTTGCTGTGCTCAACACGAACGGGGCGCTCGCCGAAATCGTCAAAGACCCGAGCGTCATTTCTGCGCCGCTTGTTGCAATCGCTCCATCAAAACGAATTGCACTGTTGCTTGCAGCCGCCCCCGTATCACCAACCTGACGGCAGCGGAACCACCCCGCCGTTCCCGCCGCAACGGCAGTGCCACTCCAGGTTTCGGCACCCGCCTTGCTGATCACCCCGGCAGTGGCGGTCGCCCCCATATGCATCCCAGTTCCGGCACCGTTGTTACTCACCGTGACAAGCAGAGTGCCGGTCGCAGCGGCATCCGGGCTGGTCGGCTGAGTGCCGCTATAGATGTCGATGACGAAGCCATTCGCCCCCTCGATAGCCGCTTTGAGTGAGCTGGACGCCATCACGGCATTCACCAGCCCTGTGGAAAGACGTAGTGCCATATGAACTCCTTAGCCGCGCAGGGCCGTAATGAGATGCGGCGTACCGCCGCGAACCTTGAACAAACTTGCTCCACTGCATGCAGCAGGCAGCACATAGCGCCCCGCCGTCAATTCCTTGAACTGCCCGCCGCTGGTCCCCATGCAGATCCCCCGTTCCGAGGCCCACATCCAGATCGGGCCTTGCGTCGTACCGTCCCCCACGTAGTAACCCGGCACCTCGACAGCAGTCCCCAAAACAGCGCCGTAGTTCGCCGCCTTCATCCGGGTAAATTCAGCAGGGTCGCTCCCCTGCAGAAATACGATTTCTCTATCAGACCCAACAAAGACACCGTCAGACACCGGGGCGAACAAAGTCACCACACCGGGGCATCCAAGATACCCTCCAACGCGGTCAAACAGTTCGAACTCGTAGGGCTGACTGTACCACAGCCACTGGCCTTGGGCCACATACAGGCGCCCATTGTAGTACCCCAGCACGCGGCCGGAAGGTGCTGGCCCCATGTGGAGAGTACGTACTGGCACCCCTCGCGTAGGAATTTCAGACAACATCAGAGACTTGGTCTGATTAGGCACGGTTGCGGCCAGGAACGGCAGCTCCCCTCCTCGCTCGGACACATAGACCTTGATATGACTCACAGCGGGGTTCGAAGAGGCCACCAGGGAGAATGCAAGGCCACTGTTTGCGCCCACCTCCACACGCTGCACGGGGCTGGCGCCTGACTCATGGCCGTCATCCCGCACATAGGTCACGCAATAAAGGTAGGAGCCTGCTGGCACAGAACCCAGGCACAAGCCGACTTCAGGCGTGGCAGAAGGGTCTATGCCAGCCAGTCGGGGCGAAGCCCCCTTCAGCACACCTGTTTCAGTCCCATCGCTCCAGAACACCTCGTTATTGACCCGCTGATAGCACAAACGCGTGCCTGCGACCTGCTTGATCGGCGTCAGCCCGCCATCACTGAACCGACATAGCCAGCCATTCTGGACAAAATAGGAGTCCCCTTCGCTGCTCCACAAGCTGTGGCATTTTCCGGCAATTTTGCGCACGGCCCCCAGACGACGACAGGCTTTGCCGGTTTCATCAATCTCTATATTGTTCCCCGCCAGCAGATCACCCGGCTTGAACCGATCCGGTGGGAGATCGTTCCTGACCCCAAGGCTGGCGCTGATTTCCACTGGTTTCATGAACACCTCCAAATAGGTGCCAGCGGCAACCTGGAGAATGAAGCTGCCGCTGGCGTCCGTGGTTACTTCCGGCGAAAGGAACAAACCGGAACAACACTCCACTCACGGCTGGGAGTTCTGTTCACAAGCCTCCATAAGCCACGACTCTGGTCTTGTGCTTGTACCGGTCCTGCTCTGCTTTCGCTTGTGCGCAGTAAGCGCGGAATTCGCCTTCAAACAAGTCAGCCCGGCCTTTGTCAAAGGTCTCCGCATCCTGCTTGCCATATGCGAGATGCTTCATCCATTTGAGCAATGACCAATGATGGATGTCTTCAAGCTCTTCGAACTGGGCGCTATCGCTCGCAAGCCTGTTCAGCGGAAGGCGATACACATGCAGGTCTACGATGTCATCTTGGTCTGGAACCATCACCCAGCGGACTACATTTTTCTGCATCCCGATCACCATGTAGCGCACCGCCCCTGGCCTTTCATCCAAGACCAATGTCTTGACCTGCCCGTAATCGGAGGAACGCATGCGTCCCAGGTCTTCAGCGTTTATGATTTCGAGGGAAGCACGATCCGAACGGCGCGTGGCACTGATGATGCGCAGGATAGCGGGATGCAGGGCACTTGTCGGCTGCCCCGATACCACTGCCACCGCACATGCGGACGACATGAAATCAGGCAACCCACCGACGAGACGCCAGAACATCATGTACGCCTCGTTCATATACCGCCAGACTTCGTCATCCGACCACAGGTAAGGCTTGGCAGTATCCACCACTTCTGAGCGAAACGAGGCCAGCAACTCAGCCGGTGTCATTTAGCCTGCCTTGGAAATCTTGTACTCAGCCCATGCCGAAACAATCTCGGCCCGATCCGTGCTGAATTCAACCAGCTTCTCTACCGACTTGACCGTCGGCACGCCCTGGCCGGTAAAGTCCTTGGCATCGTTGGTGGCTACAATCTCCTCAAAGGCCAGGAACAGATATTCCTTCCGCTCGGCTTCCGTGAGCTGCACGGATTCCTTTGGCGGCGGAGCAATCATCTCCGGCGCAGTTTCGCCTTCCGCGACTTGCCCACCAATGGCGACGATCTCACGTTCCATGTTCGGAGGCACCCAGGTCGGCTCATCCTTCAGGAACGAAATGACACCGTGCGTTGAACGATGGGTGTGGGTACGGTTAAGCGTGTATTTGGGCATGATTCACCTTTCTAAAGGTGGGCGGGCTTTCGCCCGCCCGAATCCACCACAAGGAGGCGTGAATTAGTTCGGAACCGTTTCGTTGGCACGGCCAGGGATCGTGTACATCACACGAACCGTGGCCTTGCCAGCCGTGGCATTGGCAACCGTCGACCCGATAGTCAGGCGCAGGTTTTCGCTGCTGCGGTATCCCGTCAGGGTCAGTGGGGTGCGCCCGGCAGTTTTGAGATCGACTGCGGCGGCATAGCGATTGGGCATAGCGGAATCGCCCAGCGATACGGTGTATGCCGTCGGCCCTGCCCCCGCTGTTTCCACCACGATCTCACCACCGATCACCACGGCTGCCTCGGGCAGATTGATGATTTCAGCAATCGCTTGATCCGCAAAATTCGCCCCAAATGAGCGCATCACGCCGGAAACATCGGAGATCGTGTCATCGAAGCTGAATGTGAATTCGGACACCAAGGGCCATTGCGCGGCCCGAGCTTTCTTGAGCTGGCTCATAGTCACCCCTTACTGCGCCACAAAGGCGGAAATGACACCATGATCTTCCTTGGTGCCGTCGCTGTACTGCGTAGTGAATTGCGGCTTCAGGAAGCCCAGAATCTTGCCAACGCTGATGCCGGGCTGGTTGTCGTAGTCGAATTCCTTTTCAACCCATTCCGGGTTGCCGATGTCGGCCATGCCGAGTGCCTGGGCACCGCAGAACAGCACTTGGCAACCATCGACCGTACCGGTGGAGCCAAACTTCGACCCGGCTGGCGCCAGACGCGTGTTCGGCACATGCCGGAATTCATGCAGGTAGATGCCGTCGATCTTCACGCTCGACCCGGTGAACAGCTCGTTCTGTGCACCGCGCTGCTGTGCGTAACGCAGGTTGGCAATATAGGTCGGGTCCAGCTTGAGCCTGGACATCGCCATCGGGGACAGGAAGGCATGGAAGGTCTCTTCACCCCCATCGGCCATGATGCCCCGCATGTAGTTTTCCTTGGCATATGCCTTGAGCTGCACAAACAGCTCCCAGGACGGTGTATCGGCTGCCGCAACCGTATTGCTCCCACCGCCCTGCTCAATGAGCTTGCTGGCATTGTTCCAGCGGAATATGCGCTTAGCACTGGGGGGAGTCACGTCCTTGGCGAACTCCAGGTTCTTCAGATCGGAACCGATCCGGGTCTTGCCATTGGTGGCATAGGAGTAGGCTTTGCCTGCCAGAGTCAGAAAGGCAAGCTGATCGATACGGTCTGACAGCCAGTAGGCCAGCTTGTCGCGGGAGTTCTCGCGGAAATTCACCACCGAACGCTGGTCAGCCATCCGGCCTTCATGCCGGTTGGCATTGCGAAGCTGGTCGATCTGGATCACCTGATCGTAGGACTTCAGCACTTCCTCATTGCCTTCCAGCGTGCGGTCGCCCACCACCCCATCGCCTTCAAGGTCAGCCAGCAGGGTGATGACGGCACGCGCACCTTTTTCAGTCTTCTTCAGCTCCGTAATGTGCTGAATCAGGCTGTTGGCATCTTTGCCGAGGAATTTGTTCACATAGGAAAGGTTACGGGCCTGACGCCAGAAATCCAGGCTCCAGACCGTCTTCTGCTCATTGGTGAGCAGGGCAAAGTTCGTTTGTGCCATGCGGCAACCTCCAAAAGTCGTTCAGGGTTCTCTTGGCCTCATCGCGGGCCGCTCGGTGCCTGTGTCGCTGGCAACTTGCGAGAAAACTTCAAACGACTTTTGACGGGGACGAACCGGCTGCCTGTATCGCAGGTAGCTATGCGTTAACGCTCTTTAAGAAGTCTATACAACTCTTACAGATTGTCAAGGGAGGGAGGATGACCCCTTGCGCAATTACCTGCAGGCACAAGAGCTGCCCTAACGATCATAGCAAATACACATTCGGGCTGGGGTAGCCTACTGTTTTGTCAAGGGCAAAGCCAACACTGATCAACCAAGTAAGATCGCAGAAGCATCCTCAGCATAGGCCTTTTGAAATAATCCAAACGGGCGGCCGAAAAAGATCATATGAAATTTAGCCAAGAAACCCTAGGAAGAGCTTTGGATTTTATTTCCAAAGCATCTGGGCCAGTCGCGCTTATTATAGGTGCATGGTGGTCATACTCCCAGTTTACCATTCACAGAGATAACGCCGAAAACATCAATATTGCTATTGAACCAAAATTGATTGCAAAAAATACAAAAACCCCACTCATACTGGCAAATGTCACGATAGACAATGTCGGAAATGTCCCAGTTCGCTCAGGAAGATACGATGAAGAGCACGAGGGCCTTGAGCTTACGGTAATCGAATACAGAAACCCTGCACAAGGAATCGGCCCCAATCAACAAGTCATCGACTGGGATCTAGGTGGCGACGCGCCTCCACCTAAAGACTGGCCGGTGGTCAAATACAACATGATAGGTCAGTATCAATCTTACAAAAGTGGCAACTACAATCTTAATCCAGGTTCAAAATACAAAGAAAGTGTCGCCATTCCTGCAAAACCAGGAAAACTTTACTTGCTTAGAGTGCGATTTTTCAGCGATAACGGCTGGAGTACCTCTGATTTGTCTTTTGTATATACCGATATCACAGCAAACCCTTCTACCACAAACTAACACATGTCATTAGCAACGCATAGCTCACCAAAAGTCACACTATTGTTGTTAGTCATAATTGCGCACTAACTTTTAGCAAAGAGGAGAACCAAAATGATCATTGTAAGCTCACGGCGTGATTTTACAAACTCCGACAATTTATGCCAAGAAGAACATATAATTCGTGAAGTAGATCTAAAAGATGACAAGACACTAAACACATACTCCACAAAAGAACTTGCAAACGCGATAACTGGTAAAAATATTTGCATATTAGTGCATGGTTACAACAACGAGTTCTTTGAGGTCTGTGATGCATACCAGATCATGGAAACCGAAATCCACACAAACCTACCAAACACCTACGACGAGGTAATCGGATACACATGGCCTGGTGGCGACCACAAATTGGAATGGTGGGATGCTAAATCGAGAGCCAATGCTGTTGCCCGACGGTTCCGACAACTTCTAGAGACATTACAAAACAACTCCACTATCGATATTATTTCCCATAGTCTAGGGGCTAGAGTTTCACTTAAAGCGTTAAAAGAAGCCTCTACGACATTAGTTCGAAACTACTACTGCATGGCAGGAGCTGTTGACAATGAATGCTTAGAATACAACGAGGAGTTCTTTCCGGCACTAAACTCTGCCGGAAGGATATTTGTTATGCATTCAGCACGAGACGAGGTGCTTGCAGCCGCATACCGAGCAGCAGAGTTAGACAATGCCATCGGTCTATTCGGCCCCGAGGACAAAAATTCTGTCGAATCGTCAAAAAACATATATGTCGCGAACTGCAAAGCGGTAATCTCAAGTCACGGAGCCTATAAGCGAAGTGAAGCCATATTTAGATACATTGGCGGCACTCACACAACATCGCCTAATAAATATGTCACGCTCTAGAAACAAGAACTTGCAAGCTCTGGAGGAAGTTGCATTGATCTGGGGACAAAAGTATAGCCACAAGCAAAGCTGGCGGATTCATTCGCCAGCTTTTCAAAGCGTGAGACTATGCCGATGATGTGTCTCAGACTTCCAAGATAAATGGGCAGCAAGTCACCTTTCAATATGGGTAAGCAGGCATCACCACACCCACCCCAAGCGCACACGCCCCTGCACGCCCCCGCCCGATTCCCTGAGCGCTTCACCCCCTATGCGCAGGCGCCCTAGGTCGCGCTCAATCCACACGCCTGGGGTCTTGGCGTACCCTACGCTGATCCCTGCGGCCCAGGGATGGGATTCAGGGATCAGTGCCGCTTCAATAGGTACGTCCAGTGCAGAGATAATCCGCCCTTCCGGGCTGCTGGCTATCACCCTGCGCCCGCCCTCCTCCTGCACCAGGGATAAATTCACATCCAGAGGCGCGGGGTCGCACTGGCAGCCTGCCGGGCTGGTAAAGGCTGGAGGCTTGAGCTTGATGCTCACTCGGCGCTCTTCAGTCACCCCCATCGGGATCTTGTGCGGTGGCTTGGTCGGGGTGGATTCCGGCTTGCGCTCGGCAATCACTGACTGATCAGACTGGCGCTCCTGGGGTGCGGCGGTGATCACTTCCGGCTTGGGGGCTGACGTATGTACACCGAACAGGTAAGAGCCAACCGCGACCCCTACAACCAGGGCCACACACACTGAGATACGTAGCACGCGACCATAAGGCTGGATGGAGATATTCACGGCTAAGCCTTCCCACACCAAACACGAAATTCACTGGCCTCGGCCTTGCGCCGAGCTGTCAATCCGGCCCACCGTCGACCGCCTGCCCTATCCCACTGCTCAAACTGGCTCGCAGCGCCAAGGCAGTCACCCGCGTTGAGTTTCTTCATCAAGGTGGAGTGACAAGCTGTCTGCGGGCCAACGTTCCAGGCGAAATCAATCAGCATTTCCCACTGGCGCTGGCTGATCGGCACAGTACGGCACTTGTCGATCACGGGAGCAATAGTGGCCTGAATGATCTGGGCCTCTTTGTCGGCGCACTCGGCCTCTGTATAGCGACGCCCTGGCTGCACCCAACCCGGCGCAGCCCGGTTGGTGATGCCTCGGCACACGGTCAGCAACCCAGGCACAGCGGGGTCTTGGTACGCTACATACCGTGTGCCTTCGAAATGAGCTGTGAATGCAATCAGGAAGGCCGACACGATACCGGTGGCCCCCACACCGATACTGATCCAGGGTGCAATCTCACGCGCCATCGTTAATCCTCCTTCGCCGCGTCACTGGCTTTCAGCTTCCCCGCTTCCGCTGCTACTGCAATGCGATGCTTGAGCCAGGAGTTGATCACCCCAAACACAACCCCAATCAGCAAGGACAGGGCCGCTGCGTTGCTGTTCACCCAGCCAAGCACAGCGGCCAACGACAAGGATGTCATGGATGCTGAATGAACCCAGTTGTGCCGCTCGCGCCACACTACGCTTACCGCTGCAATCAAGGCAGCAATCGCCAGGACTACGAACACATGCATTTTTGTGAACCTCTCGCTCATACCCTGGCCTTTGCGACTGTTAAATGTAATCCCCGCGCATGCGTGCCTTCGTGGCCTCCGGCAATGCGGCAAACTCTTCGGCGCTCATCTTCGTGGCATCAGGTGTGGCGCTGGTGGCGCCTGCCTTGTCAGAATCCAGTCCGACTTCATGTGTGCTTGGTGGCTGCTTGGCAGCCGTGTCGATGTTCTTCTTGACCTGAGCCTTTTTACGATCATCAGTGACCTGTGCGGCGGACAAGCCTTTCTGCGGTTCCTCTTTCGCAGGGGCCGCTTTTTGCTTCAGGAATTTTTCTGCTGCCGTCACAAGTGCGGCGGAAGGAGGCAGGCCGTCCCGTGTGACAAGCAGGTTCTGGTACGACAGAATCATGTCGCACAGATCATTGTCATATTGCTCAGAACTGGGGTTCAACGTGGGGTACTCGGCTTCCAGCTTGGCAACTGCAGCTTGAACCCGCTCGACTTCCAGCGTCTGCGAAATTTGCTGGTTGGCGCGTTGTGTGGCTTCCGTCGTAGCGATCTGGCGTTCCAGCGTGCGGATTTCACGGCGCAGCTTTGCAGCGTCCTCATCCTTCCCATCCAGTAGGAGCTTGGCATACTGGGTTTCCATGCTGTCAACCCTGGACTCAAGCTCGCTGGTCTCGGCAACCTGGGCCACAGCCTGCTCCCGCGCAGCAAGACGCTTCTCGGCCTCCGCTGCACGGCGCTCTGCCGCAACACGTGCTTCACGCTCCTTACCTACGGCTTCGTCGAAGCGTGCCTTCGGAATGCGGGGGGCAAACTGCCCCTTCTCATCACGCGGCAGGTCTTCATCCGTCTGCTCCGTGACGTCGCCATCCGTGTTCTGGGTAGTCTGGGCATCGTCTTCAGCCACTTGGCCCTCAGTGGCTGGCTGCGCTGCAGTGGTAGTGGCGGAGGTAGCTTCCTCAACGTAGTTGTCACCGCGATCCAGGTTTTCGGTCGTTTCCATCAATCACTCCTTTTCGTTTGTGGTGGCGGGCTGCGCGTTTTTGCGCAGAATTTCTGCGTGCTGGGCAGCCGCTTGCTGCGCAACTTCGTGTTGATGGCGCTCACGCTCCAGCGCGAGCTTCGCTTCCATCTCTTGTCGCTTCAGCCCAAGCTCTTCCTGCTTGGCCTGGATTTCCGCAGCCAGCCGACGCTCTTCCAGGGCAAGCTCTGCCTGCATGCGCTGGATTTCCAGCGATGTATCTGGCGCGTTGCCTTGTAGCTCCCGCTGGGCTTGTGCCTGCTTGAGTTCGGCCTGCGCCTTGGTATGCACGACATCCGCTTCGAGCTTGGCTGCCTCTGCCGTCTGGATGCGCTGTTGAAGCTGGGCCTGCGCTTGTGCTTCGGGAGAATTGGTCTGAGCCTCCATCTGCTTGATGATGTCTGCACGCCGCTGCAAGCGGCTGTTCTCAACAAGCACCGAGTCGGGCACTGGAACACCTTCCTTGCGAAGAGCCAATGCCTGCTCAAACTGGCTGTCTTCCATACTGGCGCGGGCAGGTGTGGAGGTAATGACGATAGAGTATTCCCCAAGCGTGAGATCATTGACGATCTCACCTGTCTCCGGGTTGACCTTGTTCACTGCGATGGATTCAGGCTCACGTGTGGCATCTGCATGCGTAATCGTGATGAGGCGTTCTTCGGTATAATACTGCTGGATGAGGTCCAGTACGTTCCGGGCCAGTATCCAGTCCGTGCGCTCCAGGTTGTCCATCACCTTGGTCAGATTCACCGAACCACGTTGCTGCTTGTAGGCGATGGCTTTGGCGGCAACATCTTCACGGTCGAAACCCTGCATGGAGTCCGACACGCCTGAAATACCTTTCAGGTGCTCTTCTGCCTTGTAGCTGACACGGTCCAAGCCGGTTGGCGTCTGGTTAGGCTGGATTTTTTGAGGCGGCGTGGAGTTCTTCCTGAACTCAACTACCAAGCCTGTCTGGGCGCCGGAAACTTCCAGCTCACCCGTTGTCATGTTGGTGAGGCTGTTCTCTTCCACGACCCAGCCGCTGTTGGCCGTGGTGTTGATGATGTGCAGCTCCTGGCTGGAGGTCTTGTTCAGGATCTCCTGCGGGCCGAGCATATTCTCAACAATGCCGACCGTTCTTCCGTAACGGAAGTGCGGGAAATAGGGCACTACTGTGAAGTGTTTGTAGGGAGACCATTCATCCCGCAAAACCACGTTGTCAGCCGTAACGGTCCAGCGAATGCGCTTGACCAGCTTTTTGATTGTCGAGAGCTTGCCGCCCGCTTTTTCGAGCAATGCAGCAATCCGGTTACGATCCCAGTCCACTGGAACTGGCCGCATATCTCCGGTTTCGACATCAACGAAATGGAGCTGTTTGTCGAGCTGCCGGTACTGGCGCTCCAGCAAGCGGATGTTCCGACGCACGCCTGCCTCATCAGAAACACCATAGTACCCACCGAGCGGAATCTGCCCGGCAAATCGGTCACGCACACGCTCGATGGAGTCGTAACCGTATGGATAGCTGGAACCTTCCTTATTGCGCAGATATTCGGCATCTTCCTCGTCATAAAGAACGGCGATGTCCTGGTAAGTCACCCACTTGGTGACAAACACATCCGCCCAGGTATCCGGGTCGTATTCTTCCGCATCAGGATCGACAACCACATTCTTCGAATTGAGCTGAGAGATCCGTACCTCACCCTGCATGGCGTCATCAAAGTCCATGCGCACGTCGTAGAAACCACGGGAGCGGATGACGCCGTCGCAAAACACATCGGAACGAACCCAGGGAAGCTGGTTATTCTGGCTGATCTGCATCCAGACCTTGCTCAGTGCATCTGCTGTCTCAGCAGGTGAGCCGTTGGCAGGCCTGAACAAGCACTCCGTGCGGTTGTATATCTGCTCGCCCAGAATGGTGCTGATCGTTGCAAGGATCTTGTTGATCGTGATGGCAGGACGACGTTGAAGTTTCAGGGCATTCAAGTCCTCTTGCTGCCACTGATCCCCGGCAAAGAACTTATCGCACTTATCCGCCTTGGCAACGAAGTCCAAATGACCGCGATCACGGCACCAACTGAACCGTAGCCACTGCTTCTGTGCGAGGTCTGCATCAACTGGCATCAATAACCCTTGAAGAACGTTACTGGGGGGGGGCTCTGCGCGCCGAGAGATACAAAACATCTATATTTCAACAACTTAGCGCACCGCAGACGAGCAAAATCCGCCGATATCTATTAGACTTCATCAGAGTCTAGCAGATAGAATAGCGGTCCACCAGCAAGAAACCTCATGCTCTGGTCGCATCTATTAAAAATAGATGGTTTAGCGAAACAAGAACAAAAATTTGGCGGACTGTTTTTTAAAACCACGACCGTGTACAAGTGCAATTCCCTTCAACCATGTGGCACCCAGGGCACACTTGTGGCAAATCAGGAATTGAGACACACAACACCTCCCGCACAACCGCTCTCAACATAGCCCCTTCATCTGCCTCCAACTTCACACAACTCGGCATCAGTGCCTTCAGTGCATCATGATCTAGCCCCCGATAATACGTCTCGCGCCCTTTCAAATAATCTTTCCGCTCAGCCCGCAAGCGGCTGCTAAGCGCCGCACATTCCTGAAACTCATCACGAGAAAGCTCCCCTTCATACTCAACACTCCATGCTCCCCCATCGTTTTTAACAATAGGCTGCATTTTAGTTAGACTTGATATGCATGAGCAAAGTTTGTTTGCATCAGCCTGAGTAGCTAGCAGAAAAGCCCCATGAATCATCCCCAAAAATAATTGAGGATTTCATCATATCACGGGCCAATCAAATCCATCTACCATAGCCTACATCTCATATGCCCCAACAACAAAAGTACCAGGGGTGCTCACGACTTTTGCCAACTCGCTTGCATCACAATTACTCCACAGCAGTTTGTATTGCCTTGGGATAGCCTCGACAAGAACTTTTGCTAGGCTAGACTTCCAATTATTTCCAACCAATAAAGTCTCAAGCATACCTAACACTAAGTTAGCATTTGCAAGATCATCGTACCCAACCCAAAGTGCTGTCTGCCGTTCAACATAGTTACTACCCAATGTTTCTAGCGATTTTATTTCAGCGAGTATAGTGCTTGTGCCTGCCGCCAATACCGCACTGGCTTCATTTATCGTAGTCACGGCCTCCAGGGCTCTCAGGACTGGCAGCACAGGATTTACATAAAAGGCGGCGGCATAGGTCGCACTAGATCCTGGGTACACGAATAGGGCAACAGGCATATTGCTAGGCATGGATGGAATCATAGCAGGAGAGTACATAGAATTATTTTCTGCAGAAATATACGCATTTGCCCCCCACGTATCACCAACACTAATCCCTCCAAGCCCTCTGTAGCATCCAAACGTGGTAGCTTCATCTTCCACTATTGGGTTAGCGTTCTCGAATCTGTCGCTATCGTCACTCACGACTTCAAATATCTGAAGTCCAGAATAGTCTTCGATATCCTTACTTTCTAAAACCCCAAAAACAGATGGCAACTCCCTCCCGATATATGTCACCCCGTCAACGTAGAGCACGTTTTCGTCATAGTACAAACGTAGCTCTGGAAATATATATGAATGCCTGATACGCCCACTTATAGGTCTAAATTTTATATTTCGTACAACCCCAGGATCAGGATAGAGCGGGTAGGAGCTAATCGCTGAACCACTTACTGCTTCGTCTTCAACCTCAACAAGCATTGAAACATTATCAAACACGTCAATCTGCCTTAAGAAGTGCGTGGTGCCTCCAGAGAACGCTATGCTTTTGTACATATAACCTCGGTTATGCGTATGCTCCCAATGCATCGTTTTGGTACTTACAGGCTCAAGAGGAAACAAATCAACCACCAAGTCACCAACTGAGTTAATCCTAACGAGCTTCAGCAATGCCTCCATACGCGTATTGGAACGTTCGCCACTCTTATTCCACACCACCCTCCCAACATATGACAACATTACAGCGCACCCTGCCAACGGCATCGCCCATACCAAATTCGTAACCTCTGTATATAAATCTGTACCTATACCAGAGTACTCCATTGAGTTTCCATCCTTTGCCGAAACAACTTCGCTTCCGGTATAAAAAACGCCTAACGCCAATTCAAAGAAAGACGTCACCGGACGTTCTCCATCATGCAGAATAAAGCTATTCAGAACACTTGCCGTATCCTCCAAAAAAGAGACTTTTGCAACACCAAGACTACGTGTAATTTTTATAGTTATCGACGCCCCCGTAACCGACACAAAATATGTACCAATTTTCGCTATTTTAGACTCACAAATTTTGTAATGGGCATTTATTAAAAAACCAGACTCGTCTCTATTTACCACAAATGGGTGTAGTTCACATTTCCAATTAATCCCAAGAAATGAGAATACAAAAGACGCCCTTCCTTCATTATCAATAGCAACGACACCTACTTTCATAGGCGTAAGTTCTGCTTCGTGCGGGATATCAAATTTAGCCACTTCAATTGTTTTTTCTGAAGGGTAATCAGCGCTAGTTACAGGATCACTGCAGGCGACGATCCGCACCCCTCCGGGATACTCACACAACACTCTTGAACTGTAGCTCAAAACAGGAGAAATTGCGTTTTCCCAATTAGGCACAAGCGTACTCACCTTTGGTAGCCGACTTGCCCATGAATGTCTAGAAAGCCTTGCGGATTTTCTTATCAAGTTAAGCGAGACTAGTGACGTCTTTACACTTTTTTCGCCAGCAACTTTAACTTTAAACACCCTGTTTTCAACTTTAACATTTAATACACGGTTCCCCAAAAATACATACGGAATAACCGTTGAAGCATATATAAACGTCAATTCATTCTTTTGTGCAACAACGACCTCACCACCTTGCATCACCCCCTGCCGTACCGCTCGCACAACGACCATAAACCCTTTATGCACAATCGTTTTACTCACAATTGTGCATTTATTACCCAATCCAGCCTGAAGTCTTTTCCAAAGCTCCAGCCCCACAACACCGGCTTCAACAGCCCCCGCCGAAGAGTCTGGCAGTACGATTTTAGGCGTACTCACACCCTCACCCCCAGATCGTCATACTTGACCACTTCGCTTTCACCCGTAAGCAGTTCGTACTCGACAAAACCATCTTCGAACCACACAGAAAGCACTTCGCCACGACCGTAATGCGTATGTGCATACTGAGCCACTGCGTTGAACACGTGCCGAGGCACACCGCTCTGATTCTCAAACTGCATCGTGATAGGTGTCATGTCATGCACTCATGTGAGTAACCCCGGCTTCACCGGTAAAATCGGAAAGGCGATCTTTCCAGCTCTTGATCCTGGGAGTCGTATCCTTGGGCCTGGGCGCGGCACGCGTCAGTGTCAAGCGCACAGCCCAGGCAGCGCCGTCAATAATGTCGTCATGCTTGCCAGCAGGGAACCGGGTGAATTCCGCAAACAGGTCACGGAACCAAGGGGCTTTCTCGTCGAAATACACCTTACCAAGCTGCATGCGGCCCCGTAGCGGACTGGCCCGTACCATCTTGTCAGTGAGCGGTTTCAGCACCTCGTAACTGGGGTAGAACCGCAACTCGTCGCAACGCTTGAGGAACTGGGCCTCCATCGTCTTCCAGATCTGCCCGTCCTCAAACCCTAATAGGGTGGCATCCCATTCGCGTGCGTACTCAATCAACTGGTCGACAATGATCAGCGAGTCGCTGAAACGAAAACGCCGAACGTCCAGCACGTAGAGGTTGTCGCGGTGATCCTGGCCCAGTGTCACGCCCACGGTGTAATCCGATTCCTTGCCCGTGCTGATTGCAAAGTCCCATGCTTGATAGACGTGCAGTTCGCTCTTTGCCGGTGGCATGCCGTAATAGCGGAACATGTCCTTGGTGAAGAACATGCCGTCCTCCGGCATGGGGTTCTGCTGGTACAGCGCGTTCCAGACCCACTGCTGACCGGCAGCAATCAGGTTGCGCTTGATGCGCAGCATCGCCTCGGTATCGTATCGTGCAGGGTGCAGTGCAGTGCCCTTTGGCCGAGTCATCCTGGCCCCCGCTGGGGGCAGCTCTCCCGGCAGAATCTCAATGATGCTGTCGTCTGTCAGCAGGAACTCATCGCCCTGTTCGTTGATGGCCGGGTAGCGTACCACCTCGAACTTGTCCCCCTCCCCCGACTCCATCACCGCCTGGATGCGTCCGGCCCAATCCGCTTCTGACCACCACGTCATAATCCCCAGCACGCCGCCCCCAGGGGCGAGGCGCGTATATGCTGTTGAGCTATACCATTCCCAGGTATTATCCGTAATCGTTTGCGAAGCAGCCGCTTCCTTGTCTTTCACCAAGTCATCCAGCAGCAGGATGTGAGCACCTCTGCCCGTAATCCCTGTGCCGACCCCGGCAGCCAGATAGCCACCACCACTCAGCAGGTTCCAGTTCTCCGTGGACTGGCTCGCGGGGTCCAGTACGCACTCAGGAAAAACCACCTGGAACGCCGGATCACGCAGCAGATCCCGAATATACCGGCTGAAGCTCAAGGTCAGGCTGGCCGTGTGGCTGGCAGCGATGATTTCCCAATCCGGGTGCTGGCCCAGCACCCAGGGCGGGAAGTTCCGGGAGCCAATCTCGCTTTTCCCGAGGCGTGGAGGGGTCATCAGCAGCAGCCGGGGGCTTTCCCCTCGCTCCACAGCCTTCAGGAAGCGCTCCAGGCGCCTACAGATGTCCTCGTGGACCCATCCAGCCAGATACTTGGGGCGGAAGCGCCGGATAAAGGGTAGAAGGCGGCGGCGAGCCAGTTCCCTGGCTGCCAGCTCGGCCATAGGGTTCGCCCTGGCAGCCTCCATATCGAATTTTGGCGGCTCATAAGCTGCGGTGGCCTCTCCAAGGGGGAGAAAACCGCTCTGAGGGGCGATTTCGGGGCTTTCCGGAGGGGTTTCAGGGCTGAGCCTTACCTTCCGGGCGGGTCTCCGGGTCTTTTTGAGCGGTTCCGAGGGTGGGGCAAACCCTGCATCCGAGCAGAACGGACACACCCCGTTGACCAAAGTGCCGGCCTCCCGAGGCGACTGACACACTGCGCACGTTGCCAGATCAGTGCTCAATGGGTGGCTCCACGTCGATAATCATGCCATCCCCCTCGCCACAGGCTATCGCCAACAGCTCTGCGTCGCTCATGACCTCGAACTTCGAACGCAGCCTGCCCTGGCTGGTCGTCAGTTCCACCTTCTTGACCTCTGGCGCGTAGAAACCGAGCATCTTTCCGACTTCCGACCAGCCTTTAATCATCGCGCCTGGATCTCCTGCAAGCCGGGCGAGGTTGATGGCGTCCATGAACCCTTCCAACACGTCCAGGCGACGGATCTGCGCCGCTGATGACAGCTCAGTACGGGCCTCAGCCAGAGCTTTCGCTACATCCGGGGCGCGCGCGACGGCATGCCCGTGAGTCGAAGCTGAATACCCGGCTGCAAGAGCTGCTTGAGATAGCGTTTGGCCGTCGAGAACGGCTTCCGTGAAAGCCTCCTGCTTCTCGGTCAGTACGGATCGCTTCGATTGTCTGGACTTGGATGCCGCCATACTCTCTATCAGATTTTCACACTCATCTTACAGAGAGTAGCACGGACAAATTCGGTACACAATTTTTAGAAAAATTTTTGGGTTTCGAATTCAAAACAAGGGGTGGGGTACTTCGGATTTGATTCTGTGAATTTGGTACGAAGTTATTCGCGCTACATCCCTCCCACCCCAGTACAAAGTCCCCACCCCACTTCGGATTTCGTTTTTCGCGTGCCCTTGCGCGTTCGAAAAAAGCATTCGAACGCTTTGAATTTCTGGTGTGTAGTTTCTCTCAACTCATCTATCCAGGAGTTCATCATGGCCTACGTATCCACCCGCACCCACGCCGCAGTCGAGCAAGAAGAAAAGCATCCTTTGAACAAGGAAGCCGTTGCCAATGCTGCGGGCCTACTCATCCGCAATACCGTGGTAGCCACCGTCACTACCAGCAAGGCTGTCGGTCAAGGCTTCTGGCAAGGACTGCGTGGCAACGCCTACGTCGAGGAAGAAGTGAAGTCCGCACCACGTCGTACACGGCGCTAAGCACATCTCCCGGAGCAATCCGGGCAACCCACCACACAGGGGACTCACATGAACATGCTCACGTTCCTGTCACATCTGGATCTCATGCCGCTACTTTACGGCATCATCATATTCTTAGGTCTGTGGTCGATGTGGCACAAGCTCAGAACCCTGCGACTGGTTTCATTCTGTGTTGAAGCCGGTGTTTTCTGGCTGGTGTTCAGCCTACACGGCGGCACGATGGCAGGCGGCTTTGCCGCAACCGTAGCAGCGCTACTTGCTGGCCGCATATTCAGACCGAGGAAAAATGTATGAGCAAAATCTTCATCAGTGAAGACGATCTGGGCGAGGCAGCCCAGTTCGTGCTGGATCAGGCAGACGAAACGGCTGATCCGCTGCACATTCTGCTGGCACGCGAAGACGACCCGGACGAAGCGTTCTTCGCCGCGTTGGAAGAACTGCTGCGCGAGCGCCGCGTTCATCGCACCGCCACCTTCCACTAATCAGTCGCTATCCAGCCCAAGCGACGACGGACGCTGTACCCGTCACTCATCTCCCGCACATTCGAAAGGAAATACCATGTCTATCAATCTCGACCTGACCACCCTCATCATGGCCCTGCCTGAACAAGCCCAACGTACCGTGCTCTACGGCCTTGTCGGCTCACTCAATGCCCGCGTCATTGGCTCGTGCGCCCGCATCGTGCAATATGTGGAGCGCGAAGGCAGTGATGTGAGCACCGAGATCGTCAACGGCTTCGCCAAGACTGCGGAAGACGCACGTCTGCGAGCCGACCTAGGCACCGGACACGACACGTGGCTGGAACTGCTTGACACCGTTGCACTGCGTGACAACCTGCACGCACTGCTCGCTTCGGTCGTCAATGACGATGAAGTATTGCCCTACTCCGGCACCCTCGCCTTCATGACCTCGGGCGAGGCACGTGTGCCCAACAAGGAGCAACTCGATGCACTGGTTGCAGCCCTTGCCACACCCGGGCTGACCGCCGAGGTCGTCACCACCGTCTACAAGGCGGAGGTGGCCCGCCAACGCGCCGAGATGGCAGCCAAGTCACACAGCATCATGGACGTGCTCACCGCACTGCCTTACCCGGAGGACTACGACGAAGAAACCGACTACTTCTGCCGCCTGCCTCATCTCACCCAACTGGCAATTACCAACAAGGCGCTCGATGCACTGAACAAGGCACGCAACAACGTCGTGGTCGGGATGCTGCAACGTCGCTCATCAGCCAACATCGGGGACATCCCGTTGATCAATGCGGCAATGGGCGAGGTGGACGTCGCCCTCCGCAACGCCGACAGTGGGCTGGACAACACCACCGCGCAACAGATCGCTGAACAGCAGGTGGCGGAGCACAAAAAAGCAGTGCGTCGTTCAGCCGCAGCGAAGAAAGCCGCCGCAACACGCAAGCTTACAAGGTGCAAGACCGGCGAGACCGCAACCGTTCCTGCATGACAGACAACCACTCCGCCTTGTGCGGGGTGGTTTGTTCTCAGGACAAACGACTACGGGACTAAATTCTAATTCGTCCATTCAAAATGCTTTGGGCATAGTGCTAAAAATATGCAGTAACAATGTTACGGTTTGTTACGAAATTTCAAACCTCTACTGGTAAATATAATTTTTAAGCCATTTTACAGCTCAATTCTCAGTTCTATGTACTAACTCTAAAATTTCATAACAAATCGTAACATCGTTACAAGTCTTGTGCCACAACGGTTTCCGTGTAGCAAAGTTGTTACAAAATCGCGTTTGTAACGAAATTTCAGCCCTGTTCGGAGCAACCCCGGTCAACAGCGAAAATGCGGGTATTTGGTTCGAAAGAACAACAAAGCCAAAATGTAACGATTTTCGGCAAAGATTGTAACAGGGATTAAGGGGTGGGTCGGAACGCATTTTGCGCCCGTGTTGACGCATAACGCATATTTACACTGAATAACCACTTTTACATGTCGACAATGTTCTCCTGCCCGACACCTCATATGCATTTTGATACACCCTAACGGACAGCGGAAAACAATCAAGCTAAGCGATACACTATATTCTGTCCATGTATGCTCATGAACATACGCCCTCCAGCTTCGCGGTTCACTTTCTGTTGAAGCTTCCAATTTGCACGCATTTCCACTCACAAAGAATTTTGCTTTTGTTTCATATAAATATGAGCGTAGTCGGAGCAGACAAGGCTCAAAACAAACGTCATCAAACTGCAACATAAAAACCAGTTGCAGGTTATCAACCCTAGAGAGGAAACAGAATGAAACCAAACGATCTGAAGCTGAATGTATTGTCTGCTGCGCTTTCTGCATCAAACGATACCTATCCGAAATACAAAGATGCAATTCTCAAAATCATGACCTATTCCGCGCAGGTCAAGGGCTATGTACTCCCAGGCCTGAGTCATGCTGAAAACTGGCCGGGCGGAAAAGATGTTTACGCAAAAACCCAAGAGGATTGGGCCAAAACTACCGGTAGTCTGCGTGCCTGGGCAGTGAATGTCCTCGAAGATCTGACCTTTATGCCCGAATACCTGCTTCGCGGCAGCGTATTGATCATCATACCGACCTTGGATGTATGTATCTCGGACGTGGATCGCTTGATCAAAAACCCGAAAGACCAGCGCTTCAAGCAAGACTTGCTGGACAATCTCAACATCCTTGACGAAAAATTCAAGGGTTATAACGGGCGCATCGACACACTGATCAAGACACTTGAAGATCAGCGCAATGTCTTTGATACCCAGGCAGCACAAATGAGGACAATTGCGGATAACGCAATGAAGACCAAGGGTGTCGATCAAAACAAGATCAAGAAACTCAACCAGGAAATCGACCAGCTTCAGGCCGACATCACTGCACGTGCTATAGCAATCGCCGGGGGCAGTGTCGCCGCTATTCTGGGTATTGCCATTGGTGTCGTGGGCATTGGACTGGCTGTGGCCACAGGCGGGGTAAGTCTGTTCCTCTTGATCCCTGCTCTACTCATCACTGCAGGTGGTGCGTACATCATTGCCACCAACGCGATACAGATAGAAGAAGACAAGGCCAAGATCGCTATCGACAGCGCTCATATCACCGAATTGGAAGCTGATGTAGTGCTGTTGCAGAAGATGTCGGAAACTCTTTCCGGCTTCGCCAATCAAGTTGCCGAAATGAAGACGGCACTCAGCACAATCATTCAGCCGTGGTCGGAAACCTCCAAGTATCTCCAGGCATCCATAGCTACTATAAAAGGAATGGAAGAATCTACCAGCGACGACTGGGTCGCAGTGAAAGGGCAACTCGAACTGATCAGAACAGGTTGGGACGTGGTCACTGCTACGATGAAGGAAATCACCATCGACGGCAAGATGTACCCGAATGCCAAGCTCGAAATTGGTATGAACGATACACAAGTCAAACAAGCACTTGATGCGAGCAAGTCGGTAAACATCGTTCAATACCTTGCTGCTTGATAACTTGACCTTGTAATAGAGTAAAAAGCCCTCAGATTTGAGGGCTTTTTGTTTGTGATTCTGTGAAACAGGAGGCGCCGATAAACTTGCTCCAAAGATGAGAATCTCAGGCCTCCCGTATCCGTACCTTATTGGACAAAATCAAAAAACACCAGTAGCAAGTTCTGTGATTTCGATTGAGAAATCTTGTGTAGGTGTCTCACAGTACTTGCTACCATCAGCATTATCACAGATAAGAGCGAAACCAAGCCCCCCAAAATTTGCTATATCATTAACATACGCATTGTAATTGTTGCGGGTTGTAAGGCTTGGATCGAGTTCCGTTTTATCCGTGAAAGTTCTATTAATATGCTGGACTCTCCCATAACTATCAGTATAGGTTATCCAATACGTTTCAGCCCCTTTGGTAACTTGCATCGTAACGTCGTACGTTACATTATCTGACAGCCAGTGCGTATTTTCTGTAGTGATAGTATTGTTATTAGACCCTATGTCAAAATCGTATCCATAATGCGAAGGCGAAACAGCAGGAGGAACTATCCAACTTGACGCCATGTTGCAGTAGGACTTATTCAGGCAATATCTCTCGAAAAGTAGATCATTGGCAGAATCAGGGCTTACCGGATCATTAACCTTGAAGATCATTCCTCTGCCAACATACTCAACTCCCGATGCTTTAGGAGAGAGAATCATATTGGAACGGGTGAGCACTGCAATATGAGCGCCCGGCACCATTGCCGAGAAGAAGTTACTGGCTTTAAGTTTGAAGTGTACCCATTGAACATTTCCTACTGCATTCCCATTTCTGGCAAAAATAGGTCCTCCTTCATTACTTATCGCGTCGTTGTACGTGTTAAACCACCTATTGCCAACGGCATTCTTTCCAAACTTCACCCACCCAAAATCAGAGTAATACTCATTTCTCTCCACGATCCCTGACGATTTTATAGACTTAAACTCAACCGTCGTCGGGATACACGGAGATTGTAAATCTATCAAAGAGTCCCCTGAATAATAATTAACACCATTTGATGATGCGATATGGTTGTATATTCCCAAACATCCCGACGAGATTGCGGCCTTTGCTTGAAAACTAAATGTACACAACACCGCGCAGGTCGCCAGAGATAAATATCTATTTATAAACACTTTTTCTTCCTAACGTTGCAGTTAATAAACTTTTCATGCCATTAAAATACGGAGAAATCCAGCATCACTAGCAAACGAAACACTAAAAAATTGTCATACAAATGAAATATTCATGATGCTATTTGTCATGTTACCAGACTAACTTAAGTAAATATTTATATCGAATTGGGGATTCCCCTGTAGTTAGAAAGTATTAACACCATTCGATGACACACCAACGATTTAAAATCACATATATTTTGGCAAAACAAATACCTGCCACGAGCCACTTCCACTCTGTCCCTATTTTTTCTCCTTGCAGTCTCTAAAACTCTCTGCCAGAGTAACAACCCGTTCTACCGGAATCATCATGCCTGCAATCAAGCTGACCTTTCTCTCTGGGAACACGCCCCTCACCAAGCGGATCGTGAAGAACCTTGACGGTTCAATCACTAAGCACGGATACCCGCATGTGGCGAACTTCACAAGCAGGACTGTGCCAGTCAGCACGCTGAGGGATTTTCACGTCGCGCTATCTGAGTCTCTAAAGAAATCTAACAAGCCATGCTTGTTGAAAGGCACGATCCAGAAGGATCTGTCCAACGAGTCACGTGCCAAATCCACGTCCAGCAATACCAGCACGGCATGGGTCTGTTTCGACCTGGACCGTGCCCCGTTTTCCAGCCCTGAAGAATTCATGGCGGCTATCGGGTTGAAGGATGTCAGTTACATCGTTCAATACAGCGCGAGCTACAAACTCAATGCGAAAGACAGGACGCTCAGCGCCCACATCTTCTGCCTGTTGTCCTCCGCAATGCAGCCTGGACAACTCAAGGCATGGTTAATGCATTTGAACTTCACGGTCAAGGTACTGCGCAACGCATTGTCCCTGACCAACAGCGCAGGCAGTAACATCCACTATCCGCTGGACATCACGGCCTGCCAGAACGACAAGCTACTCTATATCGCTGAACCCACTTTCGTGGGAATGACCAGTCCGATCAAGGCAACAGAACGCGTCAAGCTCGCAGCCAAGGACTTGCCGCACATCCCCGTTGAGCGCATCGCCCTAAAACCGCTGGATGCCTTGAACCGGGAACGACGTTCGATCTGGAACAAGCTCCGCGAAAACGCGGGACTACCCGCCTGCACCGTCAAGATCAAACAGCAAGGGGAATATACCGTCCAGAACGGCCTGGGGCAGATCTCGGGTTATGAAATCATAGACGACGGCGGAGAGTATATCCGCTACAACCTCGCCCATGCCGATGGCAGCATGGGCGACAGCGCTGCGTACTGGCATCCGCGCACGAACTTCGAGCTTCTGCATTCGTTCAAGGGCGAAGACAGCATGCTGATGAAGGAGGTCATGCCAGAGCGCTATGCGGAGCTGACACGTGAACTCAAAGGTGAGTTGCAATCGGTCAGCGAAGATGGCGATGTAATGCTGGCCTTCCGCAATAGCGAAGACAGCGAATACTACAGTTGCCTGTGGAACGAAGCAGAACACACGCTGTGGCTCAAACGCGTGAAATCAAAGGACGCGCTCAACGATTGGGTGCTCAGCCACGGGCGCCAGCCTGGGCCATTCATACCGACGTGGCGTATCCACTTTGATCCGACCACGAATACCGTAGTCAATCTGGATGAGAAAACCATCAACACATTCGTCTTGCCACCACTGCTGCGCAACCATGATGAGACAAAGAGCAAGACATGGAAGCACATCAAGATACTGGTGACGCATGTACTGGGTAACAACGAGGATTGCGTTGAGCACTTCCTCAATCACCTTGCCGTCGTCTTCCAGACCCGCCAGAAGCCGGGGACAGCCTGGGTGCTGCATGGCATCTACGGCACAGGCAAAGGGATGTTGGTCAACAACGTACTGCGCGGCATCTTGGGTCAGTACGTAGCCATCAAACCTGTGGGGCAACTTGAAGACCGCTTCAACGACTGGATTGCCACCGCACTCATCGGCTTCGTCGATGAAATCGAAGTCGATGCATTGGTCAGCAAGAGTATTGATGGCGATCTGCGCAACATGATTACCGAGCCAACCTTCTCGGTACGTCGTATGCACAGCTCGTCGGTCGAAGTACCGAACTACACGATGCTCATCTTCAGTGCGAACAAACCGCAGCCTGTGCGCATCCCGCAAGGAGACCGTCGTTACAACGTTGGTGACTATCAGGCCGTCAAGCTGGAGGTGATGCTACTGAGCGAGCACAAGCTGACTACCGCACAGTTTCTGAAACACATCGAGAACGAGCTTGCTGCGTTCACACATTACCTGATGACCCGAAAGGCAGACAGACAGCTCGCACGCACCATCATCGAAACGGAAAACAGAAAGCGGATTCAGGAACTTTCCATTACCAGCGTGGAGGAGACCGCCAGGGCCGTCCTCACAGGAGACATGGAAAGGCTATTCGGTTTCATGCCAGATGAAGCCCTGCTTGAAGAAACCGGGATGGTGAACTTCATCGCCTCGTCCTACGCAACGCTGATCAAGCGCTGGGGCAAAGAGTCTGTGTCGTACATCAGTCGTGATGAGCTGCAAGTGGTTTTCCAGCACTGCGTGGGCAACATACCAGAAAGTGCAAACAAGTTTACAAGCTACCTGAGACATCACGACATTGTCATCAAAGCCATTCGGCAAGGCAACCGGGTTTTACGCGGCATCGTTGTCGAGTGGCAACTGACACCGGAGCTGAAGGCAGAACTCTTTCCACCCAAGCCACCGCTCAAGAAACTCAGAAGCATCAAGTAGGCAGAAACCACACAGGACATTTTATATGGGCGAACAACGCATCAGAAGCTGGTCGTACTCCAGGCTTATCGACTTCGAATCCTGCCGCTTCAAGGCATGGTTGAAGTACGGCGCACGCATTCCAGATCCGAGTCCCTCCCCTGCTGCAGATCGTGGCACAGCCATTCATGCGCTGGCAGAGCAGTTTGTCATGGGGAAGATCAAGACACTTCCTAACGAGTTGGTGAAATTCAAGGATGAGTTCCTGAGCCTCAAGGCCAAGTACAAACAAAAGACCGTCACGCTTGAAGGCGAATGGGCTTTCGACCAAGACTGGAATATGTGCGACTGGAGAACTGGCTGGCTCCGGCTCAAAGCAGATGCCACCGTAATGCTCAGCCCCAAGCACGCACTAGTCGTCGACCATAAAACGGGCAAGCGCTTCGGCAACGAAATCAAACATGGCGAACAGGTTCAGCTCTACACCCTTGCCATGTTGCTGCGCATGCCGCAAATCGAAAAGGTCACAACCGAACTCTGGTATCTCGACCTTGATGAGATCAGCTCTCTAACGGTATCTCGTGAGCAAGGACTCAGATTCCTCAGAGGCTTCGATTCCCGTGGCCGCAGGATGACCGACGCCACCGAGTTCAGGCCCAACCCCAATGCCATCACCTGCCGTTTCTGTCCCTACGGTCCTCGCGGCACCGGCCACTGCAAATCAGGAGTTTGACATGCTGAACACGTTTTTGGCTGTTGGAGGTTTTTGCGTCGTTGTAGGTGCGATCAAGTTTTTCTACGAAATCTGGCGCATTCGTCGGGCCTACGAACGCTGCATCCGTGAGGGATGGATCAAGGAATGACGGCCCGCTGTCACGCACAAACAAAACGCAAAACGCGTTGTTCCAGGAATGCTACCCATGAACGCCAAGGATGCCCGGTCTGTGAAGCCCACTTCCATAACCCCCACTTTGTACGCGCACCAGAAACAGTCGGTAAAGTTCATGAAGCCTCGGCTCGAAGTTTTCGATATGAGCGATCCAGGGACGGGAAAAACCGGCTGCGAGATTGAAGACTTTGCACCTCGGCGCCGCAAGGGGGCGCCACCCGCCATCATTCTGGCAACGAAGTCCTTGCTGACTTCAGCATGGCAGGAAGACTTCAATCTCTTCGCCCCAGACATGCGCGTATCGGTTGCCTGGGCAGAAAACCGCGAAGAGGCCTTTGTGGTAGAGGCAGACGCCTATATCACCAACCACGATGGCGCCAAATGGCTGGCGAAACAGAACGCCAAGTTCTGGAAACGCTTTGAAGGCGGCACCTACATCATTGATGAGAGCACCGCATTCAAACACCACACCAGCCAGCGCGGCAAAGCTGCCGCGAAGATACGGAAACACTTCGAGTATGCCCGCTTGATGAGTGGCACACCTGCTCCGAACGGCATTCTCGACCTCTGGCACCAGATGCTCATCCTCGACGGAGGCAAGCGTCTGGGGAATTCCTACTACAAGTTTCGAAATGCTGCATGCGTTCCTGAGCAAGCTGGGCCGATGCCCAACATGATCCGCTGGATGGACCGCGAAGGCATTGAGCAGACCATTGCCGCGTTGCTCAAGGACATCACGATCCGGCACCGTTTCGAAGACTGCGTGGACATCCCGCCCAACACCATACGGCGAGTGGGATTCAAACTCAGCGCCCGACATATGCGGCTCTACAAGGAGATGGAAAACTTCCAGCTCCTGGAACTCAAGGACAAACGCATCACAGCCGTCAATGGGGCAGCGGTCTATACCAAGCTCCTGCAAATCGCGTCGGGCGCAGTGTATGACCAGGAACACATCGCCCAGCTCATCGACACGGACCGCTATGAACTGGTGCTGGATCTGGTCGAAGAGCGCCCACACAGCATGGTGTTCTTCCTTTGGCAACATCAACGCGATGCGCTGGTTGAACACGCTAAAAAACGTGGCCTGACGTTCGCGGTGTACGACGGAAGCGTTTCTTCCACCGCACGCACGCAGACGGTCAAGGACTTTCAGGCTGGAGCCTTGCGGGTGCTCTTTGCGCATCCGCAGTCAGCAGGCCACGGCCTGACACTCACCAAAGGCACCGCCACGATCTGGGCCTCCCCGACCCACAATCTGGAGCACTTTCTGCAAGGGCTCAAGCGGATCTATCGCATCGGCCAAACAGAACGGACAGAAACCATCGTGGTTTGCGCAGACGACACATGGGACAACGTCGTCTGGGAAGACAAATGCCTGATGAAGAACGCGAGAAATGACAGATTGATGGATGAACTCAAGCGCATGGCACACGTGCGCTGATTACCTACGGAAAGTACCCAATGAACCGCGCTACACCTATTGAAATGCGTAAGGCGCTCGAAGCCGTTGAAATCATGAAACGAGCTGGATTGCGCTTTGTCCCCATGCCTGTACTCAACGAACAGGACCACCAAGCCCTGGCCGCTCAGGTACAGGAAAGATTGAACACCATCCTCGCAGAGGTAGAAGGATGAGTGGGCCATACAAAGTAAGCACCATTACCGATGGGAATGGTTTCTACTATCTGGACGGACCGGGCACAGGGCACGGATACCACGGTGGATACCTGTTCCCCTATACACGCGCCAACAGCCACGAAGAAGCCAAGCGCCTAGAGAAGTTGCTCAACGATGCCTGGGAAGAAGGCTAGCGGGCCGCACAAAGAGAAATTCGCAAAGCACTGGGGATAGCATGAAATTCGATTTGAATCATCTCGTCACCCATGATTGGGAAACCTTCTACAGCACGGACTATAGCCTTCGTGCGAAGAAGTACAATACATCAGCATACATCCGTGACCCACAGTTTCTTGAACATTGCTGCGCCATCAAAATCGGCACGAAGAAGACCAAGTGCTACACCCGCAGCGATGCGATCAAAGCTCTACAAGATATAGATTGGAGCAATTACGATCTTCTTGCTCACAACAACCATTTCGACGGCGCAATTGATGCATGGCACCACGGCATTATTCCTCGCCGCTATTTCTGCACCCTTGCACAAACACGAGGGCTGCATTCAAACATGAGTGGGGCAGCTCTTGCCAAAATCGCAGAGTTCTATGGCGTAGGGAAAAAGAGCAAAACCTACCTTGCTCCAACGAAAGGATTGCGGAAGCTATCGCCAGAGATTATGCGGGGCTTGATGGATGGATGCATTATAGACACCGACTTGTGCTTTGAAATTTTCAAAAAACAAATTGAGGTCTTTCCCGAAAAAGAAATCGAGTTAATTGATCTAAATATCAGATTGTTCACCCAGCCCGTACTAGCACTTGATACAAATCGTGCACAGATTGCACTCAAGTACGAAGAACAAGAGCGCCTTCGCTCAATCGCCTACTCCAGAGTAGATGAAAAAACGCTGATCAGTAATCAAAAATTCGTAAACGCTTTGGCGGATCTCGGAGTTCAAGCCCCCACGAAGATTAGCAAATACAACGGCGAGATAACTTATGCTTTGTCTGAAAGTGACCTAGAGTTTATTGAACTTCTTGACCACGAAAATCTGAGCGTTGTTCGCCTTGTACAGGGGCGCCTTGCAGCCAAATCAACCATCATCGAAACACGAGCGGCCCGGATGATCCAGGCAGGAGAGAACGGCCAGCGATTGCCCGTGCTGCTGAACTACTACGGGGCAGCAACCGGGCGCTTTTCGGGGGGCAACAAGCTCAACTTCCAGAACTTGCCACGCGTTGACTTCGATGACAAAGGAAATGTCGTCCCAATGTCAGGAGAACTGCGAAAATCAATCATCGCGCCTCCTGGGCATGTCATTGTCGTGTGCGACTCCTCGCAGATTGAAGCAAGAACACTGAATTGGTTGGCTGGAAATAGCGAGAAACTAGATGCATTTCGTCATAAACGGGACATTTACTCAGAGCTGGCAAGTGAAATCTATGGACGTCAGATCAACAAAAAGACCGACCCAAACGAGCGTTTTGTTGGGAAAGTGGGAGAACTTGGGCTTGGATATGGGATGGGCGCTCCAAAATTCCAGACAACACTCGCCATCGGGGCAATGGGGCCAGCGGTACAACTTCCGATGGCCCTCTGTAAGAAAGCGGTCAATACCTACCGCCGCGTCAACCCCCAAGTGCCAGCGCTCTGGAAACTGGCAGAAGGGATTCTCAAGGACATGTGCTTCAGTCGTCGCGGCAGCTACATGTGTCTTGAATGGGACGAAACAGATGTATGGTTCCCAAATGGCATGGGTTTGCATTATCCAGGGCTGCGAGCGAAACACACAGGAGACAAACTCAGCGGTTTCGAATACACCAAGAACGGAGCCAAGAAGCACATCTACGGAGGACTGCTCGTAGAAAACATCGTGCAAGGGCTTGCCCGAATCATCGTCACAGATCAGATGCTGGCTGTGCAAGCGGTCTACAACACCTGGAAGTTGCGAAAAGAGGAAATAGCCCGCATCGCATCCATGTCGCACGATGAAATCATCAGTGTCATCCCTGAGCGTCTGGCACAAAAGGCTTTGGAGTTAAATCTGAAATGCATGCGTGTGCCCCCCGACTGGGCACCTACATTGCCGCTGGATGCTGAAGGCGGTTTTGCCAAGGAGTACAGTAAGTGAACGTTGAATCTCAAATCAAGAAGCTTCTCGCCCAGGCGGCGCAAGGACGTAGTACGGGGGAACTGTGCATGGAGGTGGTAGGCCGACTCCCACCGGGCACCCAGATCCGCATCACGCATGCAGGTGTGCGCGTCACCCACAGCCGCTACATCGACAAGCTCAGCACACCTGCTGCGATTGACACAGCATTGAATCGCATGGCCTGACATCCTTCAACTCTCTAACAGTCTCTTGACTTATCTATCAGAGAGAATACACTTTGTACAAACAACGAGGACACTTCGTATGAAAGACACCGTGAAACCCCTCGGCACACTGATCGACGATCTGAACAAGATCCGTGAGAAGCGCCGGGTTCTGGCCGAGCAGGACAAGAAGCTGGAAGACGATTACAAGGATCTGGAAGCCCAGATCGACGCCCGAATGGTCTCAGAAGGCATGGAAAAAGCTACCGGCAAAACAGCAACAGTGAGCTTCAGCACGGTGGTCGTTGCCAACATTGTCGACTGGGATGCTGTCTGCAAGTACACCAAACGCACGGGCAACTTCCAACTCTTTCAGCGCCGCATCAGCGATCCGGCTTTCCGTGAACTGCTCGAAACAAAGAAGGCAGCGATCCCTGGCCTAGAAGCGTTCGAGAAGCGGAAGTTGAATCTCCGCGCCCTCTGATCGCCTCATTCTCTAACACTCTCTAAAAAGGAGTATTCATGGCTACCGCCAAACCCAAAGCACCACCCAAAACCACCAAGCCCGGCACCGCCGTTGCAGTCAGTCGTGCCAAAGTGAATCTGCCTGCTTTGCCTGAGAATCTGCAGGAGCAGATGGACAGCGAAATCGCTGCATTCCAGAACCGTCTTTCCGCCCCTGGTGGCGACCGCATCAAGGTCTCGCAGGAAAAGCTCTTCGAGCTGCCCAATGGAGATACCTCGGACGAACTGGACTGCATCATCGTGGATTTCGTGTCGTTCAACGCCTACTACGAAGGCGCCTACAACCCGAACAACATCACACCGCCCAAGTGCTTTGCCATCGGCCTGGAGCCGACCGGCATGATCCCCAGTGCCAACAGCCCGGAATGCCAAGCCGAAAGCTGCACAGCCTGCTGGGCCAATGCCTGGAAGTCGGGCACCGGCAACGGCAAGGCTTGCAACAACACCAAGCTGCTGGCCGTACTGCCGCCTGATGGCGACATGGAAACCCCGCTGATGATCCTCAAGGTCTCGGCAACGGGCCTCAAGGCTTATGACTCGTATGTGGCATCCGTCGCCCGCACCTTCCAGCGCCCGCCACGTGGCGTGCTGACCACGATCACTTTCGACCCGAATGTGACCTATGCGTCGCTGCGTTTCGGCAATCCACGTCCTTGCGACAAGAACCAGTTGGCCCTGGCCTTCGCACGCAAGGAAGAAGCGCTGCAACGGCTGCTGACCGAGCCGGATGTGTCGGCCTTCGCTGCTGAAACCCCGGCTCCGAAGCCCAAGGCGCTGCAAAAGCCTGCGGCCCGTAAACCTGTTAAGCGGGCGGCATAAATGGCGGTGCGCGAGTGGTACATGCAGCTCGCGCTTCAGTCATACCGGAAGCTCGTCGGAGTAATCGGCGAGCTGACGGAAGAAGAAGTTCTAGCTGCACTGTCGCTGGAAAAGTCGTCACGGCGTCGCAAATCAATCATCGACGCCCTGACGCGCAAAGCTGCCGAGTTCAATCGGCAAACATACCTCACATCTCTGAAGGAGAAATAGCACTATGGCACGTCAAAAATCCGTCGTTCTGTCCGCCGCCGAAAAGAAGGAAGTCGTGGCAGGTCTCAAGGATCAGATCAAACAGATCACCACAGACCTCAAGCAACTGGACAAGGACCACAAGGCCGTGGTCAAAACTCACGAGGCCACCATCAAGGCTCACGACAAGGCGGTTGCCGCTGCAACCAAGGCGCTGGAAGCCGCACGCGCCAAGCTGGAAGCGATTCAAACTCCTGCGGGCGCAGCAGCATAATCATTCTACGCCTTGGGTTATGCCCATAAAGGCATGGGCATAACCCCCTTTCTTCACGGTTTGGCGTGCAACACAAAGTCACAAACTAGATCCGCTCGATACATCTGGAGACAAAGCGTGAACAATAATGTAGTGATCAGCGCCAAAACACTTGGTACTGGCACAGACGCGGTGATTTACTCGATCAGCGCAATCAGCTTTAATGGGGAACGGTTTCAGCGATTCATCGACATCGATAGCTGTCTCAACCTGGGTTTGACTGTCGATGGCCGCAGCATCAGCACACTCGTTGACGAAGGTGGGCACGATGGCATGACTGTCAGCCTACAACAGGCACTGATGGATCTGCGCGAATTCACCGCGTGGGAAGAAGTCACCGTCTGGCTGGATATGGCACAGCACACCGCGGCACAGCTTGACACAGCCTATCGTCGCGCCGGGTTGTCGCTCCCCTGGCGGTTCTGGAATCTGCGCGACATCAATACCGCTGTTGGTGAAACACTGACCATTCATGGCAACAGCGAAGTCGTCGCGGAAGAGAGTGTTCGCGCACTGATGCCTGTCCTGGGGACACAGCATGCCCTCCGTCAAGCCTGAGAACACCTTCATCCATTCGGTGCACCGACACCTTTCACCCAGCACTTACCACGAAAAGATGAACAACCCCTACCACGGGGGAACACCTGACGTCTGGTATTCCGGGAACGCAGGAGACCTGTGGGTGGAATACAAATTCCTGCCGCGTGTGCCACAGCGCAGCATCGTGGTCGCCAATCTGTCAGAGTTGCAGAAAGACTGGCTTGAGCGGCGTCATGAGGAAGGGCGGACAGTTGCAGTCATCGTTGGCTGCCCGTCTGGTGGCATCATCCTGCGTGATCCTGAAGAATGGACGGCGACTTTTACTGCCGTCGAGTACAATAATCGGTTGTTAGACCGCAAGCAGATAGCGGCCTGGATCGCGCAAACAACCACGAGGTGACTATGCTCCGCGCCCTGGTTACAGCGACTCGCGTCGCTGGCCTTACTTACAGCTTGCTGTCTTCGACAATCTTGATTGGTTTCCTTCTTGTGGGGGTTGCCAAGAGTGTTGCGAAGCGCAATGGCTGAGTGACGACGGAATAGGGGATTACAGAATGAGCCAAATCAGATCCAGCAAAGGGATTTACGACCTGCTTGAGAAGCACTTGCGGTCCGCAGCATATCCAATGACCTGTGTGAACTTGATGGACATTGAGGAAATTCGTCGTGAAGCGCTCAAGGAGTACGGTAAGGACGTGCGCATAACGACGAACAAGCTCTCTGATCTGCTGGGCTTCATGTGGCGTCGCGGTCTGCTGACTCGCTACCCAGCTCCGAAGGACGGCGACTCCCTCGCAAAGTACGCGTATATCTGGGATAAGCAAGAGGACGCTCGTCCGACCCCCTCCCCTATTCCGTCGCCAGCTTCTTCAAGACGCAAAACAAGCGTTCAGATCGAAGAGATTCCTGGCGGGGTTGTTATCGAATTCGACAAGTTCACCATCACAGTAAAAGCAAAATAACTGGCTTAAAGACCATCCCATGCCCAGGCATGGGATGAATAAAGCATTCAACACCCGGCACTACAACGGCACAGTCACACCCACAAATCTAACAGTGTCTAATATTATATATCAGAGACCATAAGTCGCCATGAACACCAACCGAGTCGGTACTTCACATTTCGTTTCACAAGATGCAGCCATCAAGTATTACAGCGAGCAGTTTGTCGACGAAGCGGGTGTCAAACAAAAGCTTGAGGCCGGTGAAATTCACATTGGTGCTCCACACACAGAGCAAGGGCAGATTGCCAAACTCGACATGGATGGCCGTTACTACATTACGCCCACTGCCAAGCCCGAAGCACCAAGCCTCCCAAAAATCTTACGTTGTACGTGGACGCTAGATTTACCCGAAGGCTTTGGAACAGGATATGAATACAGCATCGTCAGACGTGACAGTTCCAGGTCGTTCGACACACGCCCAGAGGACAACCTGCTGCACCACGTGTTGATGGCTCTCCCCGGTGTAGATGGGCTCACCTATTGCCCAGGCGCAGAAGCAGTAGATGTCTCGGGCACTTTGCTTGAAATGGAACGTGCCCGACGACAGATCTCAGAAATTCTGCACAAATACCCGAGCCGCAAACAATACAGCTTGCGACTTGATGGGCTAAAGCTGTCTGCCTGGGATGACAAAGCAGATCGTTGCATAGAGGCAGAACGGAGTGTGGATGTTCTTGAAGACCCCCTCATCGACCAGTTCATCCGTTTGATAGATCAGCTTGATCAGGCACAGTCACACCCAACTCTCTAACGGAGTCTCAATTGTGAACACATATAACGTCAGAGTCCGTCGCCTCTACAGAGAAGAGCGCAGCAAGAACCTGCCTGCATCAATGGCACTGATTCATGCTCGTTACGAAGCAAAGTTTGGCGAGAAGTCAGTCAAGCGTCACATTCTTCCCGATCAGCATGAAGCCAGTGACGGTGAAGAAATCCACTTACTCACCAACGGCTGGAAAATCAGGGTCAGGTTTCAACGTGATGAAGATCACAACGCACCCTGGAGCGACTGCGACGGCATGGGGGTTGTCTGCGATGGACACGGACACCCCGGAGAACACAACGAATATGAAGAATGGGTTCTCAACTCTGAGCACGGCTGGTATCGGTGGTACGACTGGAAGGCCACGCTTCCGGAAGCAATCCGCGACGACTGGGACGCTCCACCCTATCGCACTGGCACCAAGCGCGAACAAGCCATGCGGGCCATGAAATCAAACTATGAGTTGCTGCGTCGCTGGTGCAACGACGACTGGTGGTACATCGGCCTGATCGTCACCCTGCTCGACGAAGACGACACCGAATTGGCCGAGGACTCGTGCTGGGGCTTTGAATCGGACGCGATGAACTACATCACCGAGCAGGTTCGCTCTTGGGCAGCACACATGATCGTCGAGGAACGCACGTCCCGGCGCAAGGCAGCCCATGCAGCACGGGTCGCACGGCGCTTCTCCGACGCGATGGCCGGCGGAATCTGAAGAGGAGAACAATCATGATGTACGCATTCAATGCCGAAACATCGAACGGAGCAGAGAAAGGCCTTGTCTTTGGTTCTGATCCAGAAGATGCCCAGTCCTACGTAGCAGAACAACTCGGCGTATCACCTGAGAGCGTAGTGATCATTCCTGAGTACGAGGATTTCATCGGGCATCAGTACGGCGGAATCGCGTTGCTCACAACAGGAGCATGACATGAAAGACATCAGCATTACCGATGATGTGCTCGATAGCCGTGACGTTGAGGCGAGGATTGATTTCCTCAGAATTGGAAACGACTTTCTGCCTGAAGACGTAACTGCAGATGAGTTGCGCAAGTGGCTTAACAGCGAAATCGCATTTGGCGACGGCGACGAGAGTGCTGGAGATGCTGCGGTCACGCACATCCGAGGTACGAAAGATCTGGATGATCTGGAGACCATGTGCGAGAGCATAGGCTTTTTCAGCGACGCTCTCCACATGGCCGGAGCACCCGACGACGCAGATGCCGCCGAGTGGTTCGAAGGGCTTTCTGAAGCTGAGCAACGTGGTGCCCTGGGCATCATTCAAAAATACATCATCGACGGGCTGAACACAGACCCAGATCGAATCGCTTTCTGTGAGCAGTTCGACGTGGAGTATCAGCGCTGGTTTGATGGAGTCACGGACGATGTTGACGAACTCGAAGAACTTGCTGACTGGCTGGATCTGCGCGAACAGGCAGAGGCTTACAACATGGAATGGGGCCGTGGTGCCGCCCTCATCTCGGCTGACCATTGGGCTACGTACTGTCAAGAGCTTGCGGAAGACATAGGGGCCATTCCGAAAGACGTGACGTGGCCTTGCAATCACATTGACTGGGAGGCTGCGGCCGAAGAACTGAAAAGCGACTACACCGAACTGGAAGTCGCAGGCCAGTCATTCTGGATAAGGAACACATGAACATGAACGCCAACGAACTCGCATGTGCCCTGCGCCAGTTTACGGGCACGGATCACTGGTATCGCCATCCGCTCAACAGAAACATGCTCTACACAGATGGCGTCAAGTATTTCGCTGATAACGCAGGCAACGGGGCGTATTGGTTTCTCGACATCTGTGCGACAGAACTCTACGAACTGCAAGCAGAAGAAGGCTTCATTTCGGTCTGGCTTGATGTGCAGGACGACAAGGCAATGATCGCTGCCGATGATGGCAACGACAAAGATCTCTATAGCAAGACCATCGAATACACCGACTGCCCTCCAGGCGAATGGAAATTCTTCTTTACGGACAAGGTTCTGCTCCTTACTTCGGAATACTGAACATGGAAATCAAAGTCACTCACACTCTAACGCTGTCTGAAGAAACCAAGTTTTTTCTGAAAGAGCTTTTCGGAAAGGTTCCTTCCTCCTCCACATCCTCCTGGCCTTTCCCTGAACGCCCGGAAGAAAGCCCTGCCTCACAGGCACCGAAAGAACGTCTCAATACCACACCGGAAGGTACAGCCACGACTCGCATCGGTGCAGAGACCAAGGCATCCATCCTGAAGGCACTGCCTGCAACGCTTGACGTGGTTGCCAAAAGCGTAAAACGCCAGCCGCTGATTGTTCAGGATCTGCTCAAGCTCCTGTGGGAGCGTGGCGAGGTCAAGTTCGACGGCACCGAATACTATCGGGAAGGAGATTGACATGGCACGCAGACTTGCCACCACGAGAGAAGTCTTTCACGCCTGGGCCAGCCGTCGACATTCCAATGGCTTGTGTGGGAATGTGCGCTTCGATGGCCCTGTGCTGTTCAGTTACGCGGAGCCCATTGCCTATCTGCTTGATGATGAGCGCGTGATGATCCGTTCCGAACGCTTCAGCGTAACCACTTCCAGCCACCAAAGCCTCGCTGCAAGTGCCGTGCACCACACGCAGAGAATTTATGCACCGCACCTGCCCTCTCACCCACTCAGTGAGCCGGAAGACATCCGCATTGTGCATGCTGAAAATGACCGCCGGTGGCTCAAGCAGGCGGACGAGCTGCGGGCACGTTACCTGGAAAACAAGCGAAAGACCTCAGTTCTTCGGGAACTGAACACGGTTCTCACTGAGCGTGACACCTACTCAACGTTCTTCGAGTTGGGGTGGACACGCCCGTCAATGGGCGAGATCGACGCACGTCTTGCCGAACAGGAGATAGAGTTTCACCGCCAAGCCCTGGCAAGGCATGAACTGGCGATGAAACTCGCCCAGGAGAACGCCGAAGAACAACAAGAGGCACTGGCTGACTGGCGTAAGCACATCGTCCGTCGTTACCCGTACTTCGAACAAACAGCTCTAAGACTCTCACAAGATCTGACAGAGATAGAGACATCCAAAGGAGCGAAAGTACCTGTATCCGTGGCAGAAACGCTATGGAAGCTCGCCCAGAAATGCCGGGCAGCATGCACACAGTATGTGCCCGCGAACGTTCATTTCAGTGTAGGTGACTATCGGCTTCTCCGCGTGGAGAACGACGGCTCCCTGGTGATTGGTTGCCACACCATTCCGTTCTCGGAGTTGGAGCCTATTGCCGAGCAACTGGGGCTTTGCAACAAGGAGGCCGCTCATGTCTGAAGTATTTATTGCGGGCTACAACGCTTTGGAGCAAACACGAAATGAATAGCAACTTCAAACCCATCCTCGCCTCGCCCGCAGACCTGAAGAATCTGTCCTGGCCGCTGCTGGCGTCGGCCAAGCTCGATGGAATTCGCGCCATCGTGATTGACGGTGTTGTGCTCTCACGCAAGCTCAAACCGATTCCCAATCTGCATGTGCAAAAACTCTTCGCCAAGTACGAGCACTTTGATGGTGAGCTGATCGTGGGAGACCCCACCAGCAAGAGCTGTTTCCGCGACACCACCAGCGGCGTGATGTCTGTCGATGGCGAACCAGATGTTAAGTTCTACGTGTTTGATCACATCGCAGAATCCAACGCACCCTACTCCAAGCGAATCAAGCGTGTGAAGGCCAGCAGCACGGCCAAGCATATCGTTCGAGTTGCCCAGCATCTTGTCCAGGACCTGGATCAGCTTCTCGCGCTGGAGAGGCAGCACCTGGATGCGGGGTATGAGGGCTTGATTCTGCGTGACCCGGAGGGCTGCTACAAGCACGGGCGCAGCACGGCCAGAGAAGGCATCCTGCTCAAGCTCAAGCGTTTTGAGGACAGCGAAGCCGAAGTCATTGGATTGGTTGAGCAGATGCACAACGGCAACGAAGCCACGACCGACAATCTGGGGCGCACCAAGCGCAGCTCACACAAGGCCAACAAAACAGGCAAAGGCACGCTGGGTGCGTTACAGGTCCGCTGGGGCGAAATCGAGTTCGAAATCGGTACAGGCCTGGACGACGAACTCCGCCAGAAGATTTGGGACAACCAGAACCACTACATGGGCAAGCTGGTGAAGTTCAAATACTTCCCCGTAGGCGTAAAGGAAAAGCCCCGCCACCCTGTGTTCCTTGGGTTCCGCGATGCAAAGGATATGTGACATGCCCGAATACACCGTTGTTTGGGAAATACAAATCTCTGCTGAGAGCCATGAGGAAGCGGCTGCGGAGGCTCTTGAGATCATGCGACGCCCAGACTCGATAGCCACTGTTTTTCATGTTACTGACAAAGATGACGTACAGGTTGTCTGCGACGCAGGAGAAGGTATCGTGCTGCGAGATGAGAGAGAGCACGGTAAAACACAAACATAGTCAACCCAAAGTAGCCATATCAACCATGTCCACACGATATAAAACCATAGCGCAGTTTTCCAGGGAATCCGGTTACACCGAACATGCAATCAGAGGAAAGATCCGCGATGGCGTCTGGATGGAACGACGTGTCTGGCGCCGCGCCCCGGATGGTCACATTCTCATTGATACAGAAGGATATTCAGAATGGGTAGAGAACGAAAACGGACTGGCGTCACAGCCATCTCCAGCTCATCAATCCAAATCACCTTCACGTACAAAGGTGTCCTTTGCCGCGAGCGAATCAAGCTGCAGCCCACCGCCGCTAATCTGACCCGAGCCGAACAGCACCGTGGCGCAATCATGGATGCCATCGCGCGTGGCACTTTTGACTACGCGGCCACCTTCCCTGATTCGCCCAAGCGTTTTCTTTTTTCCGAGAAGAAAGGGGACGGCTATCTCTTGTGCGTATGGCTTGAATCCTGGATTGACCGGCAAAGGCAGTTTTTGAAAGACTCCACGTGGGACGATTACAGGAAGATAGTGTTCAATATACTGATTCCAGCTTTCGGTAAAATCGCACTCTCCGATATCAAGCGCAGCCACATCCGGGAGTGGTGCGAGAAGCAACAAGCTGGCAACAAACGCCTCGCCAACATACAGGGTACGCTGCGCAGGGCGTTACAGGATGCACTGGATGATGACCTAATGGACACCAACCCACTGCATGGGTGGAAATTTGCACGGAGGGAAGCACCTAAATTAGAGGATGACGTTGATCCGTTCTCCGCAGATGAGCAGGAGGCCATCCTCAAGGCATGCGCCAACCCTCAGTATCGCAACCTGATCCAGTTTGCCTTTTGGTCTGGCCTGCGTACATCCGAATTGGTGGCCCTGGAATGGAGGGACATCGACTTCGGACGAGGCTTGATCCGCGTACAACGCGCCAAAACCCAGAAGTCAAAAATGGCGGAGGGAACCAAGACACGTAGAGGCACCCGCGAAGTGAAACTGCTTCCCGCAGCACGACGTGCGCTGGAGGCGCAAAAGCCTTTTACCTTTCAAGCAGGCGAGCATGTGTTTATCAACCCCAGAACCCAGCTCCCTTGGCGAGGCGACCAGCCAATCCGCCGGACAGTCTGGATACCGGCGCTCAAGCTCGCAGGCGTGCGCTACCGGCGTCCCTACCAGACCCGGCACACCTACGCGTCGATGATGCTCACTGCGGGTGAGTCACCTATCTGGATATCCGCGCAAATGGGGCATGCAGACACATCCATGATCTTCAGAAACTACGGACGATGGATAACGGATGCCATACCCAACGCTGGGGGCAAGGCTGCGGAAATGTTTGATAGGGGATTGAGCGGGCAGCAGGACTAAACACAGCACGCTGGTACGCACCAACTGTACAGGAGGGCATGGTTTTAATCAACGCCAGGAATCCTGCCTAATTTTTACTCATGCTAACCATCTATTCGAGCATGGTTATTGCCGCAAAGTGCGGAGGCGGATATGTTGAATATCGCATCGCTGAAAATACGTTCAGCATTTTCTGTTTATACAATATTCTTGGGCCTTAGCCTCTCAGGATGCAACACCGCTCAATACCTGAGAGAGACAAACTCCGTTGACGCTACCGGCGCTTTTCAGATCACAGACCGTGATGTCGTCGAAAATGTTGATTTGAGTTCTTTATTGATGGAGTATGCTCCTCGATCAATCAATGATATATGCAAAGACATAAACAAAACTGAACCCAGCCCACCAGCACCTTCATCTAGTGCGCCTGTATCTACAAACCCTGAAGGCGAAAAACTCAACAAAGCATTGGCATATTTCAACTGCCAGATTGCAGCAACCGCAGATCCTGGCGCAAAAATGCTTGCCCGGAATTCCGTACAAGAGCGATTGCTCGGTGCATCTCAACAGCGCTGCAACGCGTTCAAAGCCAATCTTCAGCGAACATTTTCTCGCAACAACTTTGGCCTCGGGGTACTGGCGACAATCAGCGCAACGCTTGGGGCTTTAACCACCTCCCCAACGGCAGCGACTCACTGGGCAGGCAGTTCCGCGATCTTTAGCGGGACGCGGGCTGAATTTAATCAAGACTACATGGCTAATCTTGCCGCACACATCATCACCGAGGGCATCGACCATCGCAGAGAAGTGGTGTATGACAAGATACAAACATCCGGTCAAAACAAGAGTTATCCAAGCTATCCAGTTGATGCTGCCATCAAGGATGCATTCTATTATCACGGCCAGTGCACTGTGTTGGCAGGCTTCCAGGAAGCCTCTGACGCAATCAAGTACGTAAAAGACCCTGGAATCAATACCTCTATCATGCAATTGGCTCGATTCAAAGCAGCAACCAGCATGCTGGCCGGGAACAGCCAGGAAGCGGTCAATTTCATGAAAACAGGAAGTGCGATTACAGATGCGACTCCGGCAACAGTAGGTTCGAAGTTGGACATAGCATCGCAAGGCAACTACGATGCAAGATTTACCGCAGCTGTTTCACAGCTAGAAAAGGCAAGGAATGATTTGAAAACATACTCTGCTGCCCGTAAAGAAGACGCAAAAAAACAAGCAAAGAAGGACCCCAAACGCGTTTATATAACTGAGAGTGAGTTTGACATTTCGTTTAAGGAAGAAAATGAATTGAAAACAATAGTAACCGACTGCGGGACCATAATCTCAGAGTTTCTTCAACACGCAAGCACCCGTATAGCTGGCACCACCTCTCCAGTTACAGTATTACGAGGAAATATCGAGGAAATGCAAGGCGCATCGATTGCACATGCAGCACAGCTACTCGCAGATGACTACACCGCAAAAGTAATCAGCACCAATAACGGTTGGACAGGATGGATCGAGTCTGGCAAGGAAGATAGCAAACCTGACTCAGCCCCCACGCTTGACGACACGTTAAAGAAAAACTTGGACGCTCTTTGCAAATAGTCCGAAGGACTGCTCACTCCCAGCCTTCGGCCACAGTCTCCGCTTGCTGCAGTACCAGTTGCACGGCTTCTTCCTGTTTGTCGGGCGGGTACTTGTATTTGCGCAAGATGCGCTTGACCATCAGGCGCAGCTTGGCTCGCACGTTTTCGCGTTGCGACCAGTCGACCGACACGTTTGCGCGCAGGCTGGCGGCGAGTTCATGGGCGATCTTTGCCAGTGTGGCATCCCCCAGCTCCAGCACTGACGCTTCGTTGTTGGCAAGTGCGTCATAGAAAGCCAGTTCATCCTCGTTCAGCCCGAGCTTCTCACCACGGTCTGCTGCGGTTTTGAACTTCTTGGCCATCTCGACCAGTTCTTCCATCACCTGTGCTGCTTCGATGCTGCGGTTCTGGTAACGGGTCACTACGTTGCTGAGTAGTTCGGAGAACTTCTTCTGCTGCACGATGTTGCTGGCAAAGCGGCTTTTGATCTCGCCTTCCAGCAGGCGTTCCAGAAGCTCCACCGCCAGATTGCGCTCCGGCAGCGCCTTCACCTGATCCAGAAAATCATCATCCAGCAAGCCGATGTTGGGCTTATCCAGGCCCACCGCTTCGAAAATATCCACGACCCCGTTGGCAACGACGTACTTTGCCACCACCTGCTGCACAGCAAGCTCCCGCTGCTCGTCCGTTAGCTTCTTCGCCACGATGTCGCGCTTGGTTAGCAGCACCTTGATCGCGCTGAAGAAGGCAACCTCTTCCCGCACGGCCTTGGCTGCATCCAGCGTGCAGCACAGCGTAAAGGCCTTGCTCATCGCCAGAGCGTTATCCGCAAAGCGCTTCTTGCCATCCTTGATGCCCAGCACAAAGTCCGCAGCCCTCCCCAGCAGTCGGTGTCCTCCAGTCAGGTAGTCGCTGTAATCAAAGTCATGAAGCATTCCGCGCAGCACATCCAGCTTCTCTTCCAGCACAGCGTAGGCTTCACGGGCATCCACAGTGGGTCGGCCCCGGCCATTGCTGGCGGTATATTCCTTCAGCGCACTTTTCAGCTCACTGGCAATGCCGATGTAATCGACTACCAGCCCGCCTTCTTTGCCCTTGAAAACACGATTGACGCGGGCAATCGCCTGCATCAGATTGTGGCCCTTCATGGGTTTATCCACGTAGAGCGTATGGACGCAAGGCGCATCGAAACCCGTGAGCCACATATCCCGCACGATCACAAGCTTGAGCGGGTCGGCAGGGTCTTTGAAACGCTTTTCCAGGCGCTTCTTTACCTGCTTGCTGTAGATATGGGGGCGGAGCATCGCCTTGTCGGAGGCCGAACCTGTCATCACGATCTTGATGGCGCCCTTCTCCGGGTCGGCATCGTGCCAGTCCGGGCGCAGCTTGATGATTGCTTCGTATAGATGCACACAGATTTCGCGGCTCATCGCCACTACCATCGCCTTACCATTGCGCAGCCCGTCATTGGACTGGTTGCGCGTCTCGAAGTGCTCCACGAGGTCCGCTGCCACCTGTGCAATACGTGGCGCTGCCCCAACCAGCTTTTCCAGCGCGGCCCAGCGGCTCTTCAGGCGGGCCTGTTCGTTCTCTTCCTCATCCTCGGCCAGCTCATCGACTTCATCGTCAATATTGGGCAGATCATCCTGATTCAGGCCCAGCTTTGCCAAGCGTGATTCGTAATAGATCGGCACCGTGGCGCCATCATCCTGCGCCTGCTGCATGTCATACACATGGATGTAGTCGCCAAACACGGCGCGTGTATCGCGGTCGGTGCTCGAAACCGGTGTGCCGGTAAAGGCGACAAAGGTCGCATTCGGCAGCGCATCGCGCAGATGCTGGGCATACCCTACCTGAAAACGCTCTGCCCCCGGCTTACCCTTAAGCTTGGCTTCAAACCCGTATTGGGTACGATGCGCTTCATCCGCAATCACCACAATATTGTGGCGCGCACTCAGCGCCGGGAAAACCGTCTCCCCCTCCAAAAGCATGAACTTCTGGATCGTCGCAAATACAATCCCGCCCGATGGCCGATTCGCCAGCAGGCTGCGCAGCTCATCGCGTGAATCCGCCTGCACGGGCTGCTCACGCAGCAAATCCTGCGACAAGGAGAACACGCCAAAAAGCTGCCCATCCAGATCGTTGCGGTCCGTAATCACCACAATGGTCGGATTCTCCATCGCGGCCTCGCGCATCACGCGAGCCGCAAAGCAAGTCATTGTAATGCTCTTGCCGCTGCCCTGCGTATGCCAGACTACGCCCCCTTTACCTTTGTCACTGCTGGCCCGTTCTGGCCGGGATGCCTGTACCACCTGCTCAATCGCCGCCCGCACCGCGTGAAACTGGTGATAGCCTGCAATTTTCTTGATCAGCCCGCCGTCATCCTCAAACAGCACAAAAAACCGCAGGTAATCCAGCAGATAACGTGGCGCCAGCACCCCATACACCATGGTTTCCAGCTCGCCAAACTGGCCGAAAGGGTCAAGCGCTACCCCATCCACCGTGCGCCACTGCATGAAGCGCTCCGCATTGGCCGAAAGCGAACCCATGCGCGCTTCCGAGCCATCCGAGATCACCAGAATCTCGTTGTACTGGAACACATCCGGGATCTGCTCCTTGTATGTCTGGATCTGCTCATACGCCTTCCAGATATCCGCGTGCGTATCTGCCGGGTTCTTCAGCTCCAGCAAAACCAGCGGCAGACCATTCACAAACAGGATGATGTCGGGTCGACGTGTATGCTTGGCCCCCTTGATGCTGAACTGGTTGATCGCCAGCCACTCATTCGCTTCCACGCGCTCGAAATCGATCAGGCGCACAAAATCGCCACGTGTCTCGCCATCTTTCTGGTATTCCACCCGCACGCCATTGACCAGCAGGCTGTGAAAGGCCCGGTTCGCCGAGAGCAGCACCGGCACATCCAGATTGCGCACCTGCCGCAAGGCATCCTCACGCGCCGCCAGCGGCACCTGTGGGTTGAGCCGCTCAATCGCCTCCCGCAGCGACCCCAACAGAAGCACCTCGCGGAAATTATCACGCCACGGGTCCGCCGCATCCGGTGCAATGTCATACCCACACACGTGGCGGTAGCCGGTCTCCACCAGCCAGCTCAGCACTTCCTGTTCGAGTTGGTCTTCAGTCAT